GTTGGCTTTTTCCTGCGCTAGTCTCTGTGCGTCAGCCTGTGCCGCGGCGGTAAGTTGGTAGTTTCATCAACCTCTTTTATTCTATTTTCGATAGAAATGACTAATATTGTATCACTAACATTAAAAAAAGTAAGACTATGGCATGTGCTAAGAAAAAGAAGATGGCAGAAGGAGGCAAAGTCTCCGAGAAAAAGAAACCTCAAATGAAATGTGGAGGTAAGGTTAAGAAAAAGAAGTAACAACAGGAGGGGTATATCCCCTCCTCAGTATTTAGCATATGAAAAATTCAGAATTTGTATCTAGGATCATGAATGACATGAACTCCATTAACAAGGACGCTCATGTCAGTAGGAGGTGGATATTATCCATAGGCAGACAAAAAGCAAGGTCTTATATAGCCCAGAAATACGCTGACGGTACTTTGTTCGGCGAGGAATCGTTATACACCCATATCAATTGTCTGGAGATGGAGAGAGTCCGGAAGGTTGATTGTTGTTTTGATGAGTTCAAGTTATGCCGGATTCTTATGAGATCTAAGAAAAGGTTGCCCGATATGATATACACCCGTATAGGACCGGCTATTATAAAGGTATCGAACATCATGGATGATATTATATTTACTCCTATATCGTTAAGAAAATACGCTAATAATAAGGAACGTAAATATGGTAATATAGATCAATACTATTATTACGTCAATGATGGATATATCTATATACCTGATATAAATATAGAGGCTATAAACGTGGATCTTATAACCCTTGACAGGAAAGCGGCGTTAGAACTAGGGGGATGTGGAACGGAAAAAGATGATCCATGTATATCTCAATGGGATTATGATTTCATATGCCCTGATAAGTTACTGGAATATGTGGTATCTGAGACGTTAAGGGAGACGATAACCAAACTACAGATACCTACGGATGAGAATCCGGATATGGATATTAATAAGAAAACGCAAAAAATTCAATAAGCATGAACATAATAAGATCTATAATCAATTTCTTTGGTGCTGAGGATGTTGTTGATGGTATCGGGGAAAGAGGAATGAGAGATAGCTCAATCATAAAATATAATGAGATACATGATATGTATGATGAGATTATAAAGGATCTTGGAGAGATGTCAGCATACGTATCAAAGAACTATATCTATGATAAGATAAAAGACAAAACAGGTTTTAGTACAAGGCATATTAGTAGGATACTTAATCATACTAAGAAAAGAGATCTTAGGTTTATCTAAAAAGGAGAGGCTAATCAACCTCTCCTTTTGTTTTTAACATCCTCCACCTTGACTTGGGTTAGAGACATACATACTTGTGGCGTTACTTACGCAATCACTACCTCCGGATACTGTTCCCGATCCTGTCGGTATCGTAACGGTCTTGGTAGTGGAGAAATATTCCACATCTCCTGACGGTTCGGATCTAGTATAATACACATCGAATGAAGCTGTTTTAGATTTTCCACATGGGTTATTGTAGCTTACCGATATACTTAAACATCGACCGTTGAAACTTCCACTGGCGTAAGCGCTCCACGTTTTGGGGCAATCGCATTCCATAGCGTTGGCTTTTTCCTGCGCTAGTCTCTGTGCGTCAGCCTGTGCCGCGGCGGTAAGTGCGGCCTTATCACCGTTACACTTACACCAAAAGTCATCTAAATATTACTCGAATTAGGATAGAATTGTTATATTTGCGGTATGAAAGTTAAGTCGTTTAAAATACTTGATCAATACTTTCTTAGGTTCTACAGGTCTATTATGTCTAAGAATGGAAAGAGGAGGAAGCATACGATCGTGGACAAGAATGATATTCTCGAATGTCAGTCCTTGATATGGAAGGTTATACGTGATAAGTATCTGGAGAATGAGGGTGGGGTTTATATAAACAACATCGGTTATCTGTGCCATAAGATAAATCCTAATCGTAAGATATATCTGAATAAGCTTACCGGTACTATTAACAGACGTGGAACGGGTGGATATTCTTATGTCCATACGTGTATTGATTTTATGCCTCGGAACAAGTATTTCCATCTCTATATTTCTCCGGCGTTGAACAGGGAGTGTAGGTTGGCTATGGAATCAGGTAGGAGATATAAGTTCTTGTACCGGGAGGTTGAATCGGAGAGTAAGGTATTTGGAGTCAAATGGGTTTACAAACTGTAGAAGTTTTTGTGATCCAGTTAGCCCGTGAGGGTAGACTGGATTTTTTTTGTATCACGGGTTCAAATACATATCTTTGTGCAAAAGACTTAAATATGACGATAAAGGGCTTATTGGCCGAGATCAAGGCCGATTTACATAAATACGATGATAGCGGGGCTATAGATACCTCATCTGTTTATAGGTGGGCTGAGATCGCTTTAAAAAGGTTTGGGGGTGTTATAGCCATCATGTCCGAGGCGGTTGTCAAGACCAGTAACAAGCAGGCGGTATTACCTTCCGATTTCTTCGACATGCTTGACGCCTATAGGTGTGAGCCTCTTGTCTGTGAGATTCCGGGGGGCGATAAGGCTAAGGCTGACCTCCAACACGAGATCGGCTGGGTTGAGCGCACGGAGCGCGGCTTCCGTTGGAACTCCTGCACGGAGTGCTGTAAGGAGGAGTTTGAGAAGACGATCACGGAGAAGATTTATATCGGATCCCATGAGGTTCGTTTCCATTACCATCATCCAGTAAGGTTATCTATAGGTCGTGGATTGAGGCGTGATTGCGCTGCTGATAAGTATCGGGATAAATACGCTTGGGATAATTATGATATAACTATATCCGGCAATACTATGTATACCGGCTTTGACGGATTTATTTATATCGTATATCGGGCTACCCCTAAGGATGAGGATGGTCTACCATATATACCTGAGACGGATTTAGGTTATCTTGAGGATTATGTCGAGACGTATATCAAGATGAAGATCTTCGAGAACGCCGCCGTGAATGGCTTGATACAAGGCGCTGGTGACGCTTATAAACTATACGCCCAACAGGAGCCTAGTAAGTTCGCTAGAGCCATGAAGGAGCTTAAGATGTCGATGATTACCTTGAATGATTATCGGGAACTGGCTGAGGATAACAGGAGGAGGATGCTGTCTCATGAGCGTATGTGGCCCAACGCTTTTGATAAGTATATTAAAATAATTTAACAAAATACGATGATATGGCTGATTGGATACATTTAGATAAGACAAGTGGTACTGGTCCCGCTGAGGTTAAGGTTACCGCTGATGTTAACGAGACCGGTGAGATACGGGAAGTTACGTTTAAGGTGATTAAAGAAAGCACCAAGGAAGAAAAAACGTTCGTGTGCAGACAGGAGTCGGTTCCGGTGGTGATCATCCCTGAGTTCGATTTCCTTGTGCTTAGGTATATCTGGGCTGACGAGGACGGCATTGACTTCGACACGGCAACCGGCTTCGACAACACCGGCCTCCCGGACGTGGACGGCAAGCTGGTTGGTTGGAGTAAACAGTACCAGACCACGCAGGAGCGGGTAGGTGATTATCTTATCCACGGTGGTGATAACATGGAATCAGGTAATGAGGCAGCTTTGATCCAGATGGGGCCGTTATTGGATGGCGATAATTACGATAAATTACCTCTTGAGATCAGATGTGGTATATACGGTAACTGGTATGGTGGTCGTGAGAAAGGCAATGTCACTATCAGGTTCACGGCATATAAGGGCGGAACGATGGAAAAGCGTGGATATGATTTTGTCAATATAGGAGGCGAGGAGGTTTATACCGGTGATACCCCTACTAACGTATCCGCTCACGGCGAGGATAATTGGCAAAATATAAAGACCTTGTATTCTAAGGTAGGTACGATGATTTATAACAAGGAGTCTCGTGACTGTATTGTAAGAATAGGTGAGTGATTATTCTTTTTCATAATACAAATATCTATCAGCTCTCTCGTCCGTGAGGATGGGGGAGTTTTTATTTTTTTTAGTCCTTCGCTTATGACATATTTGATCTTTTATTGCACAGAAATAATCTAGCTTTGCCAAAAACTAGTATTATGATTACATTGAATGATGTCAATAACGAACTCCATGTCCGGTTATATATACTGGAGGTGCTTAAGGATTATATAAGAGATGATGATTTCGATGGTCTTGTAGATAAGGCGTTGGATTTTGTCATGGAAGGCGTTTCTATACCTAAGGCTCCGGCCAAGGATACCACCATGAGTGACATATCAAAGAGCGTTTTGGCCTTGGTAGCGGGTGCTGGATTAGATGAGAGGCTAAGCAAAAGCTCTTTAGAGTTAGCTTACGATAGGTGTAAGATGAGGTACGTATTCGATCCTCGAAATCGGGATATGCACGGTGTAGTCGTAGGTTATTCCAATGACTTTAATAGTCTGGTCGCTGTGTGTGATGAGGGATCGAAGAAAGGGGTGGACAAAGGATCTACTGATTTTGTGGACGTCAATGAGAGATACGTGACTAACGGGTTCTTCTACATATCCGTAGAGGACGCCGACAAGCAATCAAGCTACATGGGGAAAAATCCATAATTATTATGTTTTTGTATTTTCATTAGGGGTAAACGTTGCAAAGTGTTTAGATTTTCCTTCTGGCTTGTAAGAGTCAGAAGGATTTTCTATTTTTGTGCGATTTGAATGTTTTGCATAATACGTACAGTTTATTAGAATCCGCCACATAAGTGATTATCTGGCGGATTTGCTATATTTGCGAAAAACATAACATCGTGCAAAATAATTCTAATATAGCGGTTCCCGATTCCGGGATGAACAGGGATAAGCATCCACAGGACCTATCCCCGTCTGAGTACAGTTTCGCCTTGAACGCTACCATAGAGGGTGACGATGGGAGTCAGCTTAAGATCCAGAACGAGCCTAGTACCCTTTTATGTAAGCGATTTGATGGCTATAAGGTTATTGGGTATAAGAATGATATAGCTGGTGATAACACTTATTTCTTTCTGGTGAATCCTGATAACAACACCTCTAAGATCACGTTCATGAGGTCATTGGATTATGTCAAGACCGTAGAGGATCAATTAGCGGGATCAGGGAAAGATATTCATCGTATCCTTGGCGAGAGGCTTGAGGAGTCGGATGGTCGTTTCGATGAGATATGTGATTTGATGGAGGTGTTGATAGAGGATGGGACCGATGACCCTTGTCTTAACTTTTCCATTCATCACCCGATCTTTGATATAGAGATCAAGGATGAGAAGTGTGGTAAGGTGATATACTGGACTGATGGATATAACCCCCAGCGATATGTTATGGTTGACAAGGCACTTAATCCGGATGATGATGGTGACTTCTGGTATCATTATCATGGATATAAGACATGTGGGGATGATAAGCCAATAGAGAGGTGTAGGCTGGCTTGCGAGAAGCTACTGGTATTCCCGCTGCTGACGGCCCCGTGCGTGGAGCCTGAGGTCGTGGAGTTCGGGGGAAGCCTGCGTGCCGGGACCTACCAGTTCTGCGTGGCGTTGTGCGATGAGTTCGGGATAGAGAAGACCGGATATTGCTCATTGACCAACCCTATCATGATATTCGATCGTCAGGATATAGTCATTCGTGATGGCTTATGGGGCAAATCAACCAACATGGGTATCCGGCTTACTGTATCCAATATAGATAAGCAGGTATCTCATTATAAGGTAGGTGTTATACAGAACACCGTTGGATATAATGGCGAGCAAAGCCCGGTTCTTGAGTATTTCATAGAAGGTATACATCCGATAACGGAAAGGACCATCTATTACCTTACGGATCAGTATAGCGAGCGTACGACCATGGAGAAGTTATCCAAGGAAATACCGGTATATAAGACAGCCAGAGGCATGACGTCTGTCGGGAATCGTCTTCTTCAATACGGCTTGACCGTGGAGAATGAATGGAATCTTCAACCGGTCGTTAACTTCTTGGGTCATTTCGTTAAATGGCAGACATCTATAGCCACGGAGAATTTGTATAAAGACGGTGTGGCTTGCTCTAAATACGCCTCTTTCATGCGTGACGAGGTATATCCGTTGGGTATAAGATTCTTTACCAATACGGGATACAGGACAGCTAGATTCCCGCTTATCCCTCGTCCGGCCACAAGGGAGGAGATGGAGGTTATCGTTGATGAGGGCGGTAACTCTGACGACCTGTCGGCTGCGTCGGTGCTGGAGAACAACCCGCAGTGCGCCGGGAACAGCCGCCGTCATCTTTGGCAGTTTAAGAATACGGCAAAGATCATAAACGACCCGTCTTGGGGATTTGATGGTTTTGGAGGAGAATGCAAGAATCAGCTAGATGTCAAGCAACTCAGATATGTAGAGCAGGAATATGCCACGGTAGGAGAGACCCAATTCGTTATCAACACGATGGGGGAAGATGTTACGGTAGATGATGCTATTGATTATATCGCTGATAATATAGAGAACCTGTGTGATATCATAGAATCTAATGTAGGTATTACTGACGAGTTATGCGCTGCTATATCATTGCCAGAGGATCAAGACGGTATAAAGGCTCCCGATTTCCCTAGTGGATGTGATGATATCGAGAGGATAGAGACCAGGACTATATTGGATAAAAACTCTTTGGTGGATTCTAGGATTGATTTTACATATAAGTTGGCTAGTGATTATACGGAGACAGAGCCTACCACCTTAATACAAAGTAACGCCGAGTCACAAAGGAAATTTTCTGTATTGTGTGATTTCGATAATTACTCCAGTGGAGGTAAGAATATCATAGATCTGGTTCAAGAATGGCTGGATGGTCAGGATGAGGACAAATTCCCGTCTGATATAGATTCTTCCGCCTTGGTCTTGTGTCAGGATATGTCTAATGTCCGGCAGTTATATGATGAGGGTATATGTACTAATGGGTGTTCGGTAGGTGATCCTTACGTGAATCCTACTATTAATGATGTTCAACTACCCACGTTCCAAGGAGGTAGGTCATTGGGTAAATGTACGTTCTTATTCCAAGGCGATGGGTGGGAAGGCAAGAAGCATACCGAGACTATGCTTGATATATTGATGGATTCAATGAAAAAGTACTTCCCTCAATATGAGAGTCAGTTTGGTATTGAGAACGCCATGTGTCTTTTTGGTGATGGTGATAACTCTAAGTTCAATACCGGCATATCTACTGATTGGGAAGATCGTGTGTCTGTGCAGAATGATATTGACGCCAAGACCAATTGGTTCGGTAGAAGCAACTTGACTTATTTCAAGTTCTATCCACATGTATCCTCATACGCCAGATGGGTGGAGTTGGATTACGAAAAATACGTAAGCGGTTTATCCGATCCTGATAACGGTATTATGTATATAGAGATGATGGGTAACTATAATTATCCGATCGGTGACTCATCATCATACAACAAGGTTCGTATAACATTTTTCTCGGATAAGGAAGGTACCGTGGCCCCTAATCCTTTGGCTAATGATGCCAAGAAAGGTGTTATAGTGAATTACGTGGATCATAAGATATTTATGATGCCAAAGTACTTGTTCTGGAATGATGACAAGACTACTTTCCATAAGATATATGTTTGTATTGAGCCAGCGGTATGTGTGTTCTTCACCGGTTTCGCCATGAGGCAGGACATGAAGGAACTTGCAGGATTCTATACGGCCGGCACCGCCATTTTCCCTGCCCCGTTCTGTTTTGGCATTCGGCCACTGGAGGAGAAATACGTATTCTTCTTTACGAAAGAACTGAAATTAAGGAGATTTGTCACATATGAGGCGAAATGCATCTCATGTGGAGATAAACCCGCTGATTGTGCTCCTAGACCTTATCAGTATGGTGATTTTGGTTATTGGGAATCTATCAATAAGTATCCGGCTAATTTTGAGTTGTATGATTCAAGTAAGATCGGGATATCGTCGGGAGGATCGAAGAGGAAGGATATAATAGATTCTTTGACGAAATACTATGGGTCTCCTAAATCCGTTGAGGGTAAGTCTTACTTCACTGGTAATGGGGATAACGCTGAGTACCCCAATACGTCAACCACATTTTGTCAGAAACCTATACGTCATTACAAGTTCCCGGATAACTCTGTCGCTCCTTTTATGGGTAATCCGTCTCAACTGACCGGTCAATATGGAGTTGACTCCTATATTTATCCTATGGGGGTGATGCTTGATGACGATATCGTTAATGAGTTTCTGGATATAGCGGTAGAGAATGGCCTTATAGATAAGGATAGAAGGGATTCCATAATAGGATATGAGTTGTATAGGGGCGATAGGACATTGGATAAGAGCGTTATCGGTACCGGTCTGGCTTATGATATGTTTAAGTACGATGATCCCGACGGATCGGCTAACCTTTATCCTAATTATCCTTACAATGATTTGTCTGATGATATGTATATCTATAAGGATATTAATCGTGAGAATTTTATAACGCATCCGTTTAACAGGAAGGGTAATATCTGGTATTCATTCTTAAGCCCTGATATTGCCTTCAACAAGCCTGATGCTCCCACTGAGTGCCTTGTTGATGGTTATCAATTAGGTAAATCCTCCGGTATATTCAGGGAGGTGGAGGATCACCCTAAATGGACGATATTAGGAAGTAAGGCTTATAGTATGGCAACGTCATTGGCTACGGTGGAGGCTATGGCTAATTTAATATCCGCTATAGCTGAATATACATATCAATCGGCGTCCCAACAATATGTCGGTGGAGGCGTGTTTTTTTTAGCCAACCCTGTCGGCATAGCGCTGACGGCTATCCGTCTGGCTACAGGTATCGCCAAGGCTACCTCCCAGTCTGTCGTGGATATAGGAAAGTACAGGTATCAGTGGTTAACGGCCTTGATAGATAGGGGACCTAGATGGAATTACGCTTATTATTATACTTCTGTCGCTCATTATAATCTATTTTACCAAAAAACAGGGGCATCAGAGTTGCGTGGATTATCTACGGCTAAGTATATTAAAAGCGGATTGTATCCGGTAACGGATATCTCATCACAAGGGAAAGTAGTAGGCGGTAAGCCTATAGTTGTAAATAATCTCGATCGTGAGCATTCGTTGTTCATGTCATTTGGTATGGATAAGTATATGCTTGAATATCCGGAGTTGGTTTCAAGTTATGATACCAGCCGTATTCAGGATGAGTGTAATATTCGTAACGATGAGGTGGCTGGTATGACGCCTCATTTTATGACACGTGAATCTTTCGTATCCTGCCCCTATATGAGGATAAAGAAATATTCTCCAGCTCAATACGGACAGATAGAGGATATCAGGTGGGTGTCGTTAGGTGGTTGCGGGTTGATGGATGAGGGTAAGCGTAAACCTGTTTTTGGAGGTGATGTGTTTATATCCAGATTCTCGCTTAAAAGAAAAATGCCTATGTTTTACTTGACCCAGTTTGGTCAGGGAGATATGATACCATTCCCTTACTACGACTATAGGAATATCGGGTATCCACGTTATTTTGTTAATTATGATACCGGGGAGGATTATCTTAATAAGACTGACACGGATACTGGATCGCTATATTCGTTCCCTAGCCGTAAGAGTGCTTATGAGATGGCTTGCAAGACCGGGGATATGTATCTTAGTGGTCGTTTCTTTCTGTATTTTTACGGCATACCTCAGTTTCTAGTGGAGTCTGAGATTAATTGTAATTTCCGTATAGCTGGGTCTGAGCCTTATGAGGGTTTCTATCCAGAAGTAGGGGATTATATATCATGGACCCAAGAGCGTAATGTCCCTATATCAAGGGATAATGTGTTTAAGATGAGTCCTGTGTACAAGAATCGTTTTACGCTAGGCGGAAGGTCATTACCAGAGACGTATGATAGCAATTTTTGGGACTGCGCCTACCAAAGACCCAACGGCGTCATATGGAGCACCGCCGACGTTTCAGAGAACGGCATGACCGATCCTTGGCTGTCGTACAAGCCTATGGATTACCATGAGTTCAAGACCTCATTTGGGAAACTCATAAGCATGAAGGGGATAGAGTCGGATCAGATATTAGCCCGCTTCGAGAATCAGGTAGGGTTGTACAACGCCATAGACGTGTTGGCGGAGAGAATATCCCCGGAGAATAGCGAACTAGGGACAGGTGGTCTTTTCGCCTCTCGTGGTATCGAGTATAATAATACGACGTTAGGATATTCCGGGACCCAGAGCCGGGATATGATCAGTTGTGAATTTGGGCATTTTTGGGTCGATTTAAGGCGTGGTCAGGTATTCAAGGTAGATTCTAATGGCAGGAATCTTACGGAGGTCACACCGGGGCTTAGAAACTGGTTTAAGGAGCATCTTCAGATGAAGATCATCCGTAGCCGGATATATAACGCTGATACGGACGCTGAGTTGTCTTATTATGATATCGATAACAAGTTCTTTGGTATAGGTCTGTCCATGGGTTGGGATAATCGTTTCAAGAGGGTTCTGATAACCAAGAAAGATTATATACCGGTAGGGAATCCGAGCGAGTACCAATTCCGTGGCGGCCGGTTCTACAGGAACGGGCAGGCGGTGGAGCTACAGGACGCCAGCCATTTCACGGACGTCTCGTTCACCGTTGGATATAACTGCCTGAAGGGTGAGTGGAAATCATATTTATCCTACACCCCTGATTATTATATCGAGCACCAGCATTATTTCCAGTCCGGAAAGAACTACTCAAGTGAAAGTCAGGAGATAGGTTTATGGTCTCATGGTTTGACCAACCAATCGTATCAAGTATTTTATGGTAAGCTATATCCGTTTGTTATAGAGGTTCCGGTACGTGAGCAGTACGTGAATAAGATCCTCACCAACTACCAATATCGGATGGATGCCAGAAGATATCAGGATGAGGTTAATTACCAAATTCTTAGGACTACTGGATTTAATAAGGCATGGTTTTATAATGATACCAACAACAGCGGTGAGCTTCGGATGGTTATCGCCGACAAGAACGATATGAGCCAGCGGTTAAGGTATCCTGTAACCAATGACGATAGCCGTGAGATACTGGTGACGGAGGTTGATCAGAAGATAAATATAAATGACTATTTTAACGAGGTCAAAGACGATACTAATAACCTCCCGGTATGGATCAAGGATGTGAATGACATTGACCGGAAGATCGATCCTAGGGCTGTCGATTATCATCGGAGGTGGCGGGATCGTCTTCGTGGCGATTGGTTCTTGGCTAGGTTCGTGAATGACATTGAGAGTCGGTTCAAGATGATAGTACGTTGGTTTAGTAACGATGAGAAAGTTTATTGAGGTGATTATATACCTTTAAATATTTGATGTTATGGCAGCAGGGAAAACTAGCAGTAAAAAGAAGGGCAAATGCCCGAAATCAGGATGTATCAAGAAAGTAGGGAGTGATTGGCGAGTGGTCAGTAACAAGACCGGTAAATTATGGCCGGCTAAGTACAAGTCTAAGGAGAAAGCTAAAGGAGCCTTGGCTGCTTATCACATGCATTAGCGTATAAACGGGTACATGATTTATTATGTACCCGTTTCGTGTTTTTAGGCTTATGATATTATGGTTATCTTTGTGAAAAACGTAATATATGTCTAAGAAGAATAAACCGGAGGAAATCCCATCGTGGATAAAGGATTTATATAAGGAGGATCTTAACCGGGTTGTCAATGGCGAGCGTCCTATGTATTTCAGAGGTATGGATGATAGTCCTTTGAGAAACGTGCCCCCGGAGTTTGATATCCTTAGTGGAGGAGCTGCTGTTAAGGGTATGAATGGGATAAGAGGTGCGTTGTCTCCGTTGAATAATGGCATGGGTAATTATAATTTCAGCATTAGGGGTATAAATAAGAAGATAGGCGAGCTGGTTGATGAGGCGGGATTGTATTTGCCTGAGAAATTAAGACCTATATATCAGACTGTGGTGGACGCTATGTCGAGATCCAAAGATAAGGGATTGGGTTATATCACGCAGCCGTTGGCCAACGCCCTGTACCCTGCGGACGAGCGACGGGACCGGCGTCTGGACGGGGAGCATCCCGTTGGTTATGTGGATGCCATAGATGGCATATGGCCTAGGGAGAAATATGGGCTATGGGGAGAAAAAATTGAGAGGAAGCAAGATGGAGGAGAAACAAGAGAGTCTGTTCTTGATAGACCTAGATTCGGGAGCAGGGTATTGGATAATTACGTAGCTTCTGCTCACCCGGTTTTGTCAATAATATATGATATCGCTAATTCAAGGTATACTGATGGCCCTACTCGCATAAATAAAGCTGCGTATTCATCAATAGATCCTATGGGGAAGAATCCGGAATGGTATGAGTATCCTGTTCATTTTATGAAGATGTTCGGGAAATATATATCTGGTGATTTTAATAATAAGTTATATGGCGATAGTGATAATGATGATTTGGGCACAAGAACTAGTGATGAGGCTTGGGCTAAATACAATAAACTCCCTTACGATGAGTCTGTATTGATAGATAACGGTGATGGTACGTATAGTATACGAAAGGAATTATCTAATAGGATGATACCTGATTCGTCTATCGTAAGGAATAGGATTGATGTGAATAGGAGTCTGTTTGATAAGGAAACTAAGGAATACAATGAAGGACTTATAAAAGCTTTAAGCGATGCCGATCCAGAGGAGTATGAGAGGATCCAGAGGGAATATAAGGATCTGAAAAGGGTAAGAGAGGGTGCCATATCAGCGGACGAAATGAATATAAAAGGGTTGAGATCTCTTTATGATAAGGGGTATGGCGTCGTGAATGAATTTAATTATAAGGATCGTAGGCTTGATAAGAATGAGGCTGGTCCCCATAGTGTACTTGGAGATTATACGATATATCGTGACAAGAACAAGGGAGGGTACAGGTATAAGGATATTTATGACTTTAATCCCGCCGTCCAGTTTCTTTTGAATGGGGATGTATTTAAGATAGATGGTAGTATTGATAAAAAGGATAGAGGAGGTTCGGTAAATACAGGGAGGGCTTATGGTTCTGGCAAGTATGTAATTGATCCTCGTAGATCAGAGGATAGTAAGATGGTTGTGTATGATGAGATATGGGATTATCTGACCGACAAGAAGGGAATACCACAAACGCAAGCTATCGGTATTCTATCGAACATCGCCGCCGAGTCCGGAGGGGACACCGAAGCCCTAGGAGCCGCCGGTGACTTTGGTATCCAGCAATGGCTTGGTCCGAGGAAGAAAGAGCTACAGCGTAGGTATGGTAAGAAACCGACTTTGACACAGCAGTTGGATTATCTTGTGGATGAGTATCAAGGTCGTGTACCGGGGCTAGGCTGGGACTACATGAACCAAGGCAAGTTCTTTGATAAGGACGCTCAGGGCAATGTTTATAATTACTATATGTATTCGAAGGCTGATTTTGATAACGCTACGAATTATAAGGACGCTACCGTGGCATGGAATCAAGGATACGGAAGACCCCTTGGATCGACATTAAGAAACGAGAAGCGGTTTGAGTTCGCCGATATGTTCTCCAACAGATACGGTGTCCCGGAGAACGAGCCAATGAGATACGAGTTCGGGCAGCGGGATTCGGGCACGGGGGACGGAGGTCAGCAGCCCGTACCTGAGACGGTAGCCCCCGCCGGCCCTTCTTTGGCTTCCCATCCTGCCGTGGATAGCTGGTGGGAGAAGGAAGGTCAAGACCTGTTATATAAGATGCTAGCTCAATCAGGCGCCAACAGGAAAACTATAGAGGATATCGCTAATAACATCAAGAATGATCCCCAATCAGAGGCGCAGATAGCGGAAGCCGAGCGTATGCGTAGGGAGCAAGCGAAAAGGCAGTTGGTACTTAATATGATACCGGGGTTAAGTCTTAACATAAAAGGTATGAGTAGAACTCGAAATTAATACTACATTTGTGAAATTATTAAATGTTTTAGATATGAAAAGATTGTTATTTTTATTTGCTATGTTATTGACGCCGTTCGCTTTGATGGCGCAAGAGGTAATCCCATCAGAAGGGCCTATTACTATTGATCTGACTACCTTTACAGGCATCATGGCTTTCGTCACGATGTCAGCTACCCAGCTAGCTAAGGTAGTGCCGTATATTGACACCCATAAGTGGGCTAAAGTCCTATCCGCCGTAGTCATAGGTATGCTGGTTTGTATATTAGCGTGGTTTCTAAAGGTGTCTCCATTGCTTATAGGGAGTGAATGGTGGGAGGCTCTATTATATGGAGTGGCTGTAGGTCTCAGTTCTGCTGGTTTCTATGATTTGGTTAAGGCTATAGGATTATTATTCATAAAAAGAATTTAATTCTGTACATAATAATAGCATTTGCTGAGAGACTCATCGTTGTGAAATGATGAGTCTCTATTTTTTTTAAACTATCTTTGTGTCAGAACGAAATTAATTTGATATGAGCAAGTATGTAATCAAGAGGAAGATACCTAAATATCAAGAGGCCGGGGAAGTCACCCCTATTATGCCCGGTAATGTTGTTGGTCTTCAGGGTATTGGAGTGGAGCCTTTGGTTTCGTCTACCCAGATAGGATTTGATATTCAGCAGCCTGATATTAATACCATTGATACAAGTGATTTGAGCGCTTTGGTTGACAGTAATAAGAAGGTTGATAAGTCTGGTAGTACGGATGTTTTTGATTTTACCACCATCCCTTACTATGGCGCTGATGATATAGGGTCTAGATTCACTCAGATGGGTCGTGGTATAGGGCGTATGAGAAGTGAGGGATATGGAGATTTATCCACTAGGGCTAAAACGGCTAATACGATAACCACCATAGCCTCAGGAATTAGTGGTATCATGGGATTGGCTCGTAACGTGGTTTCTGGGATAGCGTCTGAGAAAGGTACTCGTACCAATATCAGGTTGGCTCAGGAGCGTGAGGCCAGACAAAGAAGGCAATCCCAGATGCAGTACAAGGATGGTGGGGGTGTTTATCTAGGACCTAATAATAGGTTCGATAGCGGAAGCCTTACCGGTGAGTACCTGTATCCGTTACCTAAGTCGATGGAAGATCAAGCCAACGTAGAGGTCGAGAAGGGTGAGTACGTGACGCAGCCCGGAGAGGCGCCGATGGAGGCTATGGGGCAGAAGCACGCCGATGGTGGAACCCCCGTTTCCTTGGAGCAGGGAACGAAGGTTATTACCGATGACACAACCATAGAGCCGGATTTCGCTAAATACATCAGAGATACGTATGGGATCAAAGCCACGCCTAAGGATACGTATGCTACGTTAATGGACAGGTATAAGGCTAAGATCGGTCTTAAATCGGCTTACGATGACCAGAAGAAGGCGCTGGAGAAGCTGAAGAAAAACGATAAGATAGATGACGAGAATACAAGGCGTTTAAACGCCTCCGTATTATCTAAGGCTATAAATGATAGCAACGATACCGTTAATGGCTTAGAGGGAAGATTTACGGATTTCGCTAATGTTATATACAAGGAACAGGAAGACCGGAAGATGAAGAAGGATGAGGATACGTATTTCGCTAAGGGTGGTGAGATAGATAACATCATATCCAGATCTATGAAAGAATACGGTCTTACGGAGGAGGATATAGCTGAGGCTAAGAAAGAGCTGCTTAAGAAAGTGGCTGGTATTCGTCAGAAGATGGAGATAGGAGGCACGTCTTTGTTCGGTCGTAAATTAACTTTCCGCCCGATCGAGAATAGGTTCAACAATGATCCTAACTATTTCGGTTATCAACGCCAAGGAACTGATGGCTCTTATGGAGGTATTAATACGGATGAGAGGTTGAATTATTATAAGACATTCAATCCGGTCGCTTACGATGCTTATATGGGAGCTTCAGAGGGCGCTAGGGCTAGGGCATTGCAAGACGCTATCTACGGTCAGACAAGTAGCTGGATGGGCTTGGCTACGGCGGAGAACCCGATCATCGCCAACGCCGAGGCGCTTCGGGATTACACGACGCTCGTTTCCTTTGGCGGTGAGGATAGCCAAGGTAATTATCCAGAAGACAAGAAATCCGCATATCATGATAGGATGAGAGACAATAAATTAGGTTTGTTTACCACATCTCGCCCTATGATCGGTTTGGATGTTGTTACAGAGGAACAGCATAAGGCTCTTAACGATGCTGGTATCACCCATTTTAGTCAACTGTTTTCTGACAAGAACAAAGATATTGTTAATAAGATCCTTGGGGAGGATATGCTTAAGATGCAGGCGTTAAGATCCATGAAAGGCATGGAAGGTCTTGATTTTATACTTGACCCGCATAAGGTGGCTCCCGGTCCTATGGATATAGGTGATGTGGAGGATCCTGATGTTAAGCTGGATATGCCTGAGCTGATTGATCCTAATACACTTCCTAAAACCAACACAAATGCCGGTAAGTCGAACGGCGGCAATGGAGGCAGGAATATAGTAGGTGGTGGTCTTGACTTTCCTGAGGTGTTCAGGATGACTCCGGGAGCCGTGACAACGGAAGGTCTAGAAAGACATTACGCTCCTACCGTGGACCCGGTGTTGAGATCGGCTGATCAGTATATGATTGAGGCTAATCGTGCTTTCCAATCACAATTGGATCAGATGGGTAATGTCCCGGATTCCCAGAGAGGGGCTTTATCATCCAACTTACAGGCTATCATGAGTTCCAATATAGGTAGATACATTAATGAGGTAGAACAAGGGAACGTGGCTCAAAGGGCTTGGGCTGATAATGTAAACGCCCGTACTTGGGCTGATACGTATGATAAGAATATAGCCCAACGTCAAGCTTACCAGCAACGTATATTGCAGGGATTGGCTATAAATGACGAGAACTGGGCTAGGTATTTCGATAGCGTAAATGACGAGATCCAGCAGAAGTGGAATACGGCTACGACCATGAATACATTAAGGTCTATATTTGGGGATGTAAAGATTGGTCCCAATGGACAATTAATCGCTGATCCTCAAGGAGATATATTGAGTTATAGGAGATTATATCCTGCTCAGGAAGTAACTAAAGGCAAGAAAGGATAAAGGATGGCTTCACAATATAGTATATTAAGGAATTACGGCAAGTATGTATCGCCCTACAACATGGATGTCATGATGCAGGGGATGGGGTACATGCAGAAGAAGATAGATACCAATCGGCAGGCTATAAACGAGTATGCTGATTATATTATCAATTCTGACATTATAAAACCTCAGGATAGGGAATATCTTCAGAATAGGTTAAATGGGCTGATACAGGACGTGAATAACGTGTATCGTAAATCTAATTTGGCTTCCGACGGTATAGCCAGAAGCATACAGGCTCGTCTTGGAGAAGCTCTGGATACCCGTGTGTTGAATGCTATTGCCGGTACTAGGGAGATCCGGGCTTTTAGCGAGAAGATGGAGGATATGAAGCTGAACAATCCCAAGATGTATAGTCCTATAAACGAGGCTGAGGCTTTTGCGGATGCCGTGGCTTGGATGAATGACGGTCAGGTAGGGACACGTCTTAATCCTATACATTATACCCCTTATACGGATTACCACGCTGAGATTGATGAGAAGATGAAGAATTTCATCTCCCTTAACAAGGGGAAGAAAGTCAATGTACCGGTGACTGATGCCAATGGCAACAGGACGGGCGAGATGCGTGAGATGTATATAGATGAGATGAGTTACGCTCAGGTCAGGGGTATAGCCATGGCTTCTATATCTGAGAACGGTAAGGCTCAGATGCAATTAGAGGGAAGATATATGGCTAGAACGAATCCTGACTTATTTAATGTTCAAAGCACCTCAGATTTCCTTAAAGGGTATATTGATGATTTCAGTGTCAAGGAAGAATCCATACGAGCCAAGCTAAAGGGCGTTGGCAATGACAAGGCCAAGAGGGCTAAGTTGGAGTCGGGGCTGGCGGATATTATCAAGCAGAGAAATGATTTCGTGGAGGAGGCCGAGGGCGTTATCGGTAGCAACTACAGCCCGGAGCGAGCCGGCATGTTCATGGTACGACAGCAGTTCCTTCGTGGCGTCGGGCTGAGATGGTCTTATAATAACTCATACGAGACGTTGGGTGTTGATGATTATTATTTCAAGGCTAATCAGCAGATGATGGATAGAGCTAAGTTTAATGAGACAAAAAGGCGTAATCTAGCCATGGAGGAAGCAGCGTTGATAAGAGCCAGCAAATCGGGTAAGTCGGAGAATGGAGGTGGCGGAGGTGATGACACGACCGGGCCTACCGTGGTTACCAAGAGCGCAAACCTTGACGATGTGAGCATAAGCGATGAGTTCATGAACAGGTTCATAGCCAACGAGAAGGCGGTGACTACCGGCATGGGTAATTTCGTTAAGTCATTATCAGATGACGCTAGAAGGAAGATCGACGCATGGGCATCTGATCCTGAGAATAGTAACGTGGTCAAGGATATGGATAACGATCAGGTTATCATGGCTTATTTCAAGGCCAATGGAGGGTCAAGGAACGAGTTGCTTGATTACAATGGTCAGGATAGTTATTTGAAGCTTCTTGAATTAAATGCCCAAAGAGGGAAGTATAATAAGATCAATGATGGATTCAATAAGGCGAGCAATGCTGTTTTGGATGGTATTGATACTATAATTCAGAGAGAAGCTAGATCGGGCAGTGGGTCAGGTATAGATATTAGTTATGGATTCGGCACATTCAATCTTGGAGATATTAATAACAATGGCGATAAGGTTTTTGATATAAATGGTATAAACGATATAACATTAAATGATTGGAGTAAGTTGTCCGCTTACAGCTCTTTGTTAAATGATAATATAAATACTATTAATTACGGTGTTGAAGGAGAAATGCCTCATGTATCAATGGATTCGGGTCAATCAGGTGTCTTATTGGATCGTGTGAATGATTTAATGGGAACGTCTTTTTCGCTTGATGATATTGAATCTATAATGTCTCTTGCCGTATCTGGGGCTAGTAAGAATAAGCACATTGAGGAAATAAGAGATAGGTTTGCCGGGGATAACAGGGCGATCGCTGTCGCTACCGCTATATATGATGAGGCTCATAAAGAGAGGAATGATTTATTAAGACATAAATGGAGTCGTGGGGATTTAGGTAGGATCGCTGATGACGCTAAACGTGCTGGCGAGGATTACCTGAGACAATATCGTCATGAGTATGCCGAGCGTGAGTATATCTTCTCCGGTGATTATCCGTCTAAAAGTCAAGGAGAGAAAGATTATATAAAGGTTAGTGACCTATTTACCCGTGGTGGCGGTTTTATTCCTAAGGATAGGGGTAATGCCAATACGAAGATAACGTTTACCATATCCCCTATAGGTGATGGTAATTATCAGATCATTGGCAATAATGGAGGTGATGGTCGATCTGCTGTTGAGGTAAGCGAGGCTGATCTGGCTGCGAATGGACTTACTTTCTACAAAGAGGGTGTAAGCATCCTGTCCGAGACCTATGATTCCGGTGTCGTACCCATATCTTTCGCCAGCTCAAGCAACAACGCTTATGGGAAGATGGCTAAGTCATTGTCGGTAGCTCCATTCGCTTACGCTAGCGGGGCCAAGGACACGGTAATGCCTTATATAGATATGTTTACGAATATAAATGACGGTAATATCAGGAAGAATCAGATGATGATCGCTACTGACGTGTTGTTCGATAACGCTTCTATGTACGAGTTAAGGGCTTCCGGATATAAGTATAATAATGGTTCTTCTGGGATAAATGTTGATATATATAGCAAAGGAGGGGCTAGAGAGGGTAATACCCCGTTGTATTCAATTGATCTGGATGGCGTTAACTATGCTGATGAGGTAGCAAGGAAGATCGACTTCTGCCCGCAGTATTATTTGGTCATGGCATGGCAACAGATACTTAGCAAGGAGAATGAGGTGTATTGGAGGAGCGAGGGAAGATCTACTATTGATGATTTCGAGAGCTTCATCTCGCCCATAGCTGATATGATTGATCAGGAGATAAGAAACAGGAATAACGGAAATAGTGGAAATAATGGAAACAATGGAAATCTATAATAATACCTCTAACGGAAAGGATCTTGCCGAGAAGTACAGATATCCTACCATAAACGTAGATAATATAAAGGCTATTGGTACGGATCCCTATGATATACCGGATCGTGACCTGCCTCCGGTATTGGATCCGTATTCCGCTTCCGAGAGATCAAAGTCCCAGATACCGTCATTGTCGGAGAGGATCAAGAATACTGTTAAGACAAATTATTATGATGATATGAAACATATGTCCCCATTAGGATATATGGCTTCTGATCAAAGCTATAAGGGCAGGTTTAACCTTACAGGTCCGGAGATATCGTTGGAGGATTCAAGGTATCGACTTAGTAGCGGTACTTGGATACCTAAATACGAGTCTTATATTCCAGGCGTAGATAACGACACGCGTCTATCTAGGAGCCAAGGTAGGACCGAGAAATGGATGAGAGGATTGGGTAAGCTGGTGGGTAAGGCTGCTTTATACGGATTAGGCGGCGTTATCCAGCCTTTTTATGGTATTTACGCCGGTGTATCCAGAGGTAATTTTAACGCTGTTTTTGATAACGATTTCACGAGATGGTTGGATGATCAGGACAAGAAGATGGATTACGGTCTTGCTCATTATTACAATCGTGAGGAGCGGGATATGAATTTCCTTCAAAGCATGACTACGGCTAATTTCTGGTCTAACGATTTTTTATCCGGTCTTGCTTTTACCGCTGGAGCCATGTTATCGTCAGCCGTATATTCCGGCGCTGGATTGATGAACTTAGCTCGTACGGGAGCTAGGGTGGGCGTAGCTTTGGCTAGGATAGGCAAAGCGGCTTCGGATACCAAGAAAGCGTTCGGCGTCTACCTTAGGGCCGCCCGTACGGGACGGAGGATAGGCAAGGGACTGGACACCCTCGCTTTCCTTGACACATCTACCTCGTGGGAGGCGTCTGTCGAGGCCAGAAGCATGCTGATGGAGGCTGAGGAGAATTTCAGGCAGTCTTACCGTAACGCTTATGGAAGGGAAGTCCCATATGAGGAGCTTATGAAGTTCAGGGCTGACAATGCCAATGCCGCTAATGCTGTATTCGCCGCCAACGTCGGCATATTGTCATTATCCAATATAGCTATGTTCGGTGGTATGTTCGGCATGGATCTTGGCGTGGATAAGTTCATAAAACGCAATATATTTGGCGTAGGAGCCGAGAGAATGGATAACGGTGCACTAAGGGCTATAACACCAAAGAAATGGCAGAAAATAGCTGGTAATACGTTTAATATCATCAAGCGACCGGTATCTGAGGGTTTGTTCGAGGAAGGTCTTCAAGGTGTGTCCAGCAAGTCCGCGGAGGATTGGGTGGAATCAAGATACAATCCCATGGCTATTCGCCAGAATATAGGTTATATGGAGGCTATAAAGAACGGGTTCAAGGAGACTTACGGATCTAATCAGGGCTGGAAGGAGATCGGCATCGGTATGATTATCGGATCGGTTATGGGTGTAAGAAGCCTTGGAGGTATAAAGGAATGGAGTCAAGACATGTCCCGCAACAAGGGAATGGTGGAGGCCTACAACACCAATGCCGGCGCCTTGACTACCGCCGCTATCCGTGCTATTCGTGGCAGTATGGCTCTTAACGCTCAATTATCAGGCTTAAGTACGGATAATAACGCTGACGATATACCTAATTCTAGAATCGTAGATAAGACTTTTAGTGATGCCGTATTCAACCGTCTTCGTTATGATCAGGAAATGGGGATGTTAGATGATACTAAGGAGAATTTCAAGACAGTCATCGAGTCTATACCTAATAGCGATATAGCCTCCGATATGAATATGACAGATGAGCGGGTAAATGAGTATAAGTCCAACCTTATCAGTGAGTTCGATAAGAAGGTTGATAATTTTACTATGGCCAGCAGATTTGCCGACTTCCTTACCGATGGTATATCCAATAGATCATTTAACACCTATATCTCCAACATGGCTTATAACGGTCTTGAGGCTAAGGATAACTTGGATGATATCGCTAATCAGTTAGGAAGGATATACAATACGGATATAGGACCTGCTTTAGATATATATTCTCGTCTTAATCCTGATTCGAGCAGGGATCTTGAAGAACTCAGGAAGCTTACGGATGATATACAGAGGATGGAGAAGAATATCTTGAGGCTTCAACAAAGTGTCGCGTCGAAGGACGCTCTTGAATCTGATAAGGCTAAGTTGGTCAAGGAGAATGATAGGCTTCTTAAATTAACAGAGGATAGGATCGCATTGGAGAGGAAATTAACTACGTTAATTAACTCAGAGGCTGATATATCTAAGTTGTTCTTAAATAGAAATGATTCAAGGATCAGTGCCGCTGATCTTATGGCGGCTTATGATACTATAGCTGATTTTGAGAACGTCGTATCTATCCGTGGGGTTGATAATTATAAGGAGGCTATGGCATTGCTTAGTGAGTATCGTCATAATCTTGTGGCTTATAAGAATATAAACGAGTCTCTTCGTCGTATGCGTGACAGAAGATTCATCCGGGCGCAGGAGCGCGGGTTCATGAAGATATTATCGAACGTATGGGGTAAGACTTATGAGGAGGATGATAGCAAGTATGATTTCAGGAATACTGATAATCCTGATGCCAATGATCTTTACGCCAACGACCAAGCTATAGACAAGGCTTACCAAGATGGTCTTATAGGGGAGGATGAGGCATTTATGTTCAAGACATATAATCATATGATAGCCAGATCTATGGAGAACGAGATTAAGACCGATGAAGGTAATATAGTCGAGAGGGTTCCTGATGATGAGGATATCATAAATCCTTCTGACGATAGAATCAATAATATAGCTATAAAGATATGGAACGGTAATGAGGATGTCTTATCTCCTAGGGAGAGACAGATATATGATAATAACAAGCCTCGTGTCGATAGTCTAGTTAACGGGTTTGCGGATAATCCTATTTCAAGGATCAATAAGGCTAGATCGATAATAGATAGATTGAAGATCCATGATAATATTTATGATAATATCAAGGACGCTGTTGATGATATTGTAGATATGAATATCAATGGTCTTGATCAGGATCAGATCAAAGAAGCTATAAAGACTTATAATGATCTTATGAATGAGGCTGACAATGGCAATGAGATTGATCAGGATAAGCTTAATGAGGCTATTGATATTATCAATAACTATTCTGATGATCCTCTTCTTCAATTCGTGGAATGGATGAGGTTGTATGATAATGGAAGTATAGCTGTCAAGGATTACGATAAATCCATACCTATGGGTGATGTCCTCACAGAGAGCGAACCCGGGACATCCACCGGCAGGACGGAAGTTAACGCTGCCCAGAACCCGGTGGTGTTGATGGCCCAGAAGAGAGAGATCGGTGGGGTCATGTATTATGAGGTTGGCGGAATGAGACTTGACAGGTTTATGGACGGTCTTGGGCTTAAAAGATCTGATGCCACTGATACTGATAATGGAAGGGTGATGGATTTCACCAACGGAACCGACATATTTACTGTTATAGAGTCAGATAACCACTCAAGATGGATGATTAGCGAGGATGACGCTCAGGCTTTCGAGAACGCTACTGGTGTCATATTGGGGCGGCAGACCGCCTTATCGACCTCCAACTGGTTCATGGTGTATCGCAAGGGGCAGGATGGATCTATTGTCCCTTATTATACGGGTGATACATTTGGATCTAACAACGAGTCGGTGAATCAGGAAGCAGCGGCTAGCCTCCGCAAGGGTGATATGGTAAGGTTTAAGATGGATATGTCAGATCCATATACCAAGGAATTGTATGATAAATACAATAGTCTTAACGCCGTTGACCCTAATTCTGATGAGACTAAGTCGGCTTACCGAGAGCTGGTTGATAATATGGTTATTAAGATCGTGGATAGCGACGGCAATTTCGTCTCGGTACTGAAAGCCAATGACCCGGATTCAAAAGGAAGTAACGCTGATTTAAGGAGTAGGGCCTTTGAGTTATATAGGGATAATATAGGATCTGTTATTGGCGAGATTGATATACCGTTCGTAGGTACAGTTACCAGTGTTTTGCCGGGAAGACCTAATTTTAGCGTAAGTGATGATAATGGTACGTTGATGGTATCCGAGAATGATTTTACCAACGAGACGGTTGGTAAAGTCGAGAGCGTAGGATATATAGAGAATGGGGAGGTTACGATGAGGGATGATATTAAGTATAATATATTCCCGTTCTGTACGGCTATCGTCAGGGACAAGTATGGTGACTATAAAGATTCACGTATCCCGGTCGTAGCTATAAAGACAGGAAATGGAAGAAATTACCTGTACCCCGTAAGATTGAAAAATCAGGATATATCGTCATTCTCATCCATGATCGGATCGATGGCTGATAGGATTACGGAGGGTCTAGGCGGAGGCGTAAGTATTGATGATATAATGGATCTTAATAACGCTATAGCCAGATCAGGGTTGGATAATAAGACATATATGATTCCGCTGGCGGGAGACGTGGATGTTATCAAGAACCGGCTTAAAGCTGTCAAGGAAGCGGCTAGCAGGATGCCTATGACCGCTGACGTAAGAGGATGGATAGGTGATTCCAGAACTAAGGAGGATATTTTGATGAATGACGTTACGATCAACATCGATCTTAACAACGATCCTTTCATAGCTCCTAAGTTTAGGATGAGTATCAAGGAGAACAAGGTATCCAAGGAGGAGACGGAAGTCTCGTTCCCTAACCTGCCGGATCTGCCATCGGAGTTCGCCTCGCCTACGAAGGCGGCCGAGGACAAGTCTTTGGTTTCCGACGGCAACGTAGTATCTGGAGAAAATGAGGCGGAAAATCCTTGCTAAATTAAATATCTTGACTTATCTTCGCAGCGTCAGTCCATCACCTGACGAGTAAGATATTTAAAAGTTGGTCCCTGTCGGGTGTGTGATGGCCCCGGTGGGGACTCTTTGTACCATGCAATTAGATTCTTTTTTACACCGTAAAGTTATGCAAGACCTACGCATCCAGCGAGTGAAGGTCTTGATGATGTTATACACCAGTCATTATTTTGTCAATAACAGACAAAGGCAGTTGCTTGACCATACATACGCTTTAAGCAGAAGTCAGGCTTTCGATTATATGACGGAGTTCAATAAAAGACTTAGTGATAAAATAGGTATAGAATGTACGATGGATATTCTTCTGCCTACCGATGATGATAATGCTAATATCATAATCGAGTACAATGGCATCATTAAGAAGTTGATGAGGGAAGCCGAGAAGCTGGAACTTGACACTGACGCTATTAAGGATATGATGCGCGATCTACTTAATGAGTTGAAAGATGATGTTGATCTTAATATCTTGATATTTGACGTAACCCAGTTACTTATAAAATACAATTTATTTAGGTTGGATGCCATAACCGAGCAGGAGTTCAAGGACTCTTTCGTCAGGATGGATAGTAGGAATATGGAGATAAAGAAATTAACTTTATCTGATATCAAGAAAGTGGTGAGTATGATAGAAGATAGATATAGTTATATTTCGTCTATATGATAGACAAATATAATTGATTACGTTTTTTGTAAAAATATCTCCTATTTGTTTGTTGTTTTAAAATAAGTGTCTATATTTGCGGTGTCTATCCGTTGCTAGACCAGAAGAAGATATTAATATCGCTTAGGCGTAGGCGATAAATGAGAGCTATCAGTGGAGTAACGGACGCTGGTGGCTCTCGTTGTTTTATATTATGGATGATAATTTAAAATTGTTTGAGAATCCTGATTTTGGGGATGTAAGAGTATTATTAGACGAGAAAAGCAATCCATGGTTTGTTGGTAATGACATAGCCAGATGTCTTGGTTATGAAAACTTAGGGAACGCTGTAAAAAGGTTTGTTGATGATGAGGATTCTATCATTCTTACAAGTGATTGTAAATCAATGGGGTTTAAAATAAACCCCCTTATAAATCAGGCTGTTAGGGAGATCAAATTAATCAATGAATCAGGGATGTATTCTTTGATTATGTCATCTAAGATGGAATCTGCCAAGAAATTCAAAAAATGGGTAACATCGGAGGTTCTTCCTTCTATTAGAAAAACAGGCTCCTATTCTATGCCATCAAAGAATGAACTTCCATCTGATTATATAGAGGCATTAGAGGCTTTACTTAAATCGGAAAAGGAGAAGCGTGCGTTAGCTGAGGCGAAAAAAGCGGCAGAGGAAGCCAAAAGGATATCTGATAATATCATCAAAGAACAGGTTCCTATGGTTGAGTTTGCTAAGACAGCCGAAATAGCCCAAGAGACAGATATGTTGATCAGAGAGGTTCGGGAAAAGCTGGAGGCTCATGGGTATGATATAGCGGAGAAGAATCTTCGTATATTGCTTGAGGATAATAAGTTCTTCGCCAAAACCGGTAAGAGATGGTTGCTTTCCCAAAGGATGATAGATCGTGGTTACGCTCGTTACAGGTATCGTGATGACGATGAGTTCTATGGGACTAACACCGTCTATGTGACTCCTAAGGGATTCCAGTGGATCGTGTCTAAGATATCTAGGGAATGGATGCCTAGGTTCTTGGAGTTGAAAGGTAGGGTTCTCAGTAGATCGGATAAAAATATTTTTGCTAAACAATAAGTTTCGTTTTTATAGTTTTAGGATTGAGTTTTTTGTTTGTCCGTGAGGATCGGCAAAATGATTTGTACTTTTCAATAGAAACATAAGGTTTGTTATTATTGTTATTTGGCTCCCGTCCGCTCGTGAGAGTAGGCGGGATTTTCATATCTTTGTAACAAAACGATTTAGCAATGGGAAGATCTTGTTATGTTATAAAAAATAAGGAGGGTGGGGTAGATAATGTCCTTGCCCCGAACGACCAACCATCCGGATTATACCAAAGGGCGATGGAGGTGCTTGGCGATCAGAAGCAGGCCTTATCGGTCTGGGGTACGGCCTACTCCCCCGACTTCGTGTCTTTCTTTGGTGATTGGATGTCCATCCCGTCAGAGTATGATCTGGATAGTAATGGGGAACCTAGGTATGATGATGTCATGTCCTTTATCAAGCGGAAGAACTATTTCGCCGGTAATTTTATGGCCGATGAGGTTAAGGATATCAACAACACCCTTACTTCCTTGGGAGTCGATAATATCAACGATCTTAATGATATGATCATATCCAATTTCCTCTCCGGTGGTGATATATTTCTCAATAGGTACAATCTTGAGCGATCTGGGATGTATGACACCGATGAGATTGATAATATCATGACCAACAGATCAGTGTATGAGCGGGTAAGGGATATGATGAGGAGGATTGTCGATTTTATGTCTGACGGGGATCTTAATGAGAAGGATATGTATTTCCTGTCCTCCGAGTCGGGCCTTGGTGATGATTATATGATATATGAGGATACATATGACTCGTTAGGAAAGAGAAGGGGCTTGAATCCAATAGAGGTAAGGGATACGATCATGAGGGCGGTAGGCGGTATCAGCGACCGCCGGGAGTTCGATCAGGCTTTCGCCTCCATCCCCTACCCTTCTTTGGCGCTCCGGTATCAGGAGGATAAGGATTACGCCGATCGGATGTATGACACGTATCGTAATATGACCCGTATGGAGGTTAGGGATCAGGAAGGGAATACGATTACCGACTCATACTCCAATAGCACCATACCGTATATCAGTACGCCTAAGGATATGAAAGCCCTAAGGGGTAAGGTTGGGGAGATAATCGATATGGATGATTTTAAGGACATCAAGGACGTTGCCGGACGTCTGCATGACATAGCCATGGATCTTGCCGACATGGGTGTGGATATAAGCGAGGCGATCAGCGATGAGATGGTTATATCCAGACCTGAGGATATCCGTGATCTTATGGCGTCGCTGGACGTCATGTTGTCTTCCATACAGGCCGGCAATTCGGTATACGATAGCTTTATCTCCGATCTTGATAGGATAACAGGAAAAGGGAATCCGATATACGAGGTTCAGGATACTTATTCTACTGGGGATAGGATGGTGTATGTAAGGTCCGGGAAAACATCTCCTTCCGATATGTATGACAGGAACATGTTGTATGTAGGTAGAAATATATACCATAACACGACCCCGATAACCGACACCGATCAGGCCTATGAGGTGCTGGCTGATATCGGGATAGCCCAGCCCTCGTACTTACCTACAGGCGTGGTTCCCCATGGGGCTTCTCGATCTGATATTGGCGTGGTCAAGGATAATATCAAGAAGTTGGTTATGGATAACATCTCATCCTCCAATACGGAGAGTATGATCCTTGCCAGATTGATATATCAACATCCCGTTACCTCTAAGGTGGATGATGTCGATATTGATCGGGAGTTCAGGAGATACGAGGCTAGACAGGGAAAGGATCGGGATTTTATCAAATCCTGTATCTCGTTGAGGAAAATCCAGATCAAGGAAAGGTTAAAAAAATCGGATTTATATAATAATGTCTTGCGTTTCCTTGATTTTAATGGATTTTATAACGTATCTTTGAACCACCATGACAGAGGTACGTTAAAAAACATAGAGATGTCGTTGCCGAATGGTCAGGTAAGAGATCTCTTGTTTGACGTGGCTATCGAGTCTAGTGACAGCAGCATGAGGGATCTTTTCTATCTGGATAGACAGGATAGGATGATGGATGTCGGTTTTTATCGATATCTATACCAAAGGAATCCGGACCTGCTCCGGGAGGTCAACGGCGGTGTCGAGGCGAGACCGGACGGCTTGTTCTTGGCTCGTGGAAGGTATGATGATTTCGTGTCTTTCCAATCTGGTCTATATGAGAAGGTGGGTGAGACGGTTAATGGCGGGATATATAGCTTCGTGGATAATTTTATATATTCGGACCCATCATCATATCAGGATAGTATGGTACGAAAGATAGGTGACGTTACGGTAAGAAGTGACGATAACCGTCTATCAAGGGTAGAGGATAATCCCTCATCCAGTAAGATAATTAATGAATACACTGCTAATACAAATAAGTTGATGCGAGATTTTTCGTGTAATTAATCTCTCTTTGACGTCGTGAGACGTTTTCTTTCGAGCATTGAAACATTGAATTTATAGATTTGCATGAATCCGGGCCGTAGTGATACGTTCCGGATTTTTTTGTCTTGTGCCGGTTCTTATTAATACCAATTGCATGACATGACGTGCCTTGATGGTGACATATATCACGATCCCAGGATTATTAATTTTTGAACTTTGTAACGCCCGCCATCAGGTGGGTTTATTATTAATTCAAAAATAAATAGACATGGGTACAAGTGGAGACAAAATCGTGCTGTTAGACGGCATGGGTTCCGGGAGCGGTAGCGCCGCTAACGGTTTATTATCTATGATTCCGGGTATGTTTACCAGCCTTTTGGGTGGAAATAAGATGGATCCGAATCTAGTCGCGGCGTTGATGAACGGCCGTAACAACCAAGACCAGTTCGGAGGAGCCAACGGCTGGTGGTTATGGATCATCGTCCTGTTCTGGTTGTGGAGCGGACGTGGCTTCGGAAATGGCTTTGGCAATGGCAATGAATGTTGCGCTAACGGTCTTCCGGCTCAATTGAACAACGACTATGGTCGTGAGTTACTGATGCAGGCTATCCAAGGTAACAGAAGCGCTATCGACCAGATCTCTAACGCCCTTAACTGTTCTACCTCTCAATTACAAAACGCTATCTGTAACGTACAAGGCGCTATTGATAAGGTGGCCGGTCAGGTAGGTATGACTTCTCAGGCCGTTATCAACGCCGTACAGCAACAAGGATGTGAGATCGGTAACCAGATTAGCGCATGTTGCTGCAACTTACAAAGCGCTATGGCTAGTGGATTTAACAACATCCAACATTCGTTAGACACCGTAGGATGTAATATCCAGAACGCTATCACCCGTCAGGGATATGAGAATCAATTGGCTATTACCGGACAGACCAACGTATTACAGAACAACTTGACGAACGGGTTCAATAACGTCATCCAGTCAGCTAATTCCAATACCAACGTATTGGCGGCTAAGATCGACGCTCAGACCCAGATCATCAATGACAAGTTCTGTCAACTTGAGATGCGTGAGATGCAGAATACTATCCAACAGCTTCGTGAGGAGAAACAGGCTTTGGCTACTTCCGCCATCACCCAACAACAGACACAGAACATCGTTAGCCAGTTAGCTCCAAAGGCTCCTATCCCAGCTTACGTGGTACAGAACCCGGGCTGCTGCTATACTCCTACCGTAAGGGTAGCTAACGAATGTGGATGCGCTTGCGGCACTACTAACGCCGTATTATAAGAAAGGGGGACAATATGGCTGATTTCAGAGGATATATGATCGGTTCATTCGCCTCTTCCCGTCTTGACAGGGGAGGTATCCCGGTAGTAGCCACTACTGGAAAGGTATCTGACGCTTCTGCGGCCGAACCTACGGTTGATTTTGGCATCAACCCGTGTCAGTGGAACTCACTACCTCCGGAAGGAATATTGTTATGGAAGGTTCGTCATCCGGTGACGGAGACTGAGGCTAGTTATCCCGCCACGATCGTTCTTCCGTCTGGCTTATCCACCACCACTCCTGTTACGGTATCCAACGCTGGAGTTATCGTCAACAAGACACCTATAGTGGATAAGGTTGGGGCACATATGACAGGGCAGGATATTACGACTCCCGTGGCTTCTGGTGATCCTATAGTGGGAGCCTACACCGAGCATCTTGTGTATTACAACAAATGCACCGGGGTATTTAGGATGTTAGGTCATACGGCTACGGCCCCTAGCGCGTGAATTTACTAAGAAAGAATAGGGAGGGTAACCTCCCTCCCATTAAAAAAGATCGTTATTATGTTTAAGGATTTAAAGAAAGGATATCAGGTTTATACGTTGGACACCTCAGGGGTTCCTAAATTCTTTATGGGTACGGTGGTTAACGTCTCGGAACCTAGGTTCGCCCAATCCCAGCTAGGTCAGTACCAGCAGCTGCAAGATCGGGTTATGGATCTTACTATAGAGGTGGACGGGAAGTCTATGACATACGTAGTTCCAGAGAATCAGAACGTGGCTATGGGCAACGGCATTACGCTAGCCTGCTCCGTGGATCCGATAATGAACCACCTGAACGCCATGAAACGAACCAGTACGGATATCGTGAATAGCGTGGATAAGAATAAGGAGATCATAGAGGCATGCGACAGTATCTTGGAAGATATCAATCCCACTTTTAAGCAGACTAAGGATCAAGACCGAAAGATTAAGAATCTTGAGGAGAAGGTCGATAGGATGGGGTCTTCTTTCGATGAGTTAAAAGAGTTGTTAATTAAAAAATTAGGTTAATATGAGAGTTATAGATTTAGGCAATGGCCAAGAGGAATATGATGATGAGATCTATGATCGAAGAGGCGGTAGAGGACGCTCCCGTCGTTCTGACGGCACGTACATGGGTTATGATGGCGGGGTATATGACCATTATGGCAAGGATCGTGACGGGATGATGGAGGAGCTGGAGCGTCGTGAGCGTAATCTTGAGAGACGTGAGAGGGAGCTGGAACGTAACGAGCGGGAGCTTGAGAAACGCCAGAGACATCATGAGCGGGAGGATGAGATGTATCGCAAGGGCTGGTTCGGCGAGCGTGAGATCCGTGACGAGTATGATAGCATGGATCCTTACATACGTAGAGATCGGAGAAGTCGTTACTACTGAGGAGCAGACGCCGATGACCCGGATTATAAGCGGTATATAGACACCCATGGATATCACTTTTCCAAGGAGTTGGCTAGGGAGGCCGCTGATAAGATGCTTAACGCCGATGGGTCCAAGAGAAGATGGACGATGGAGGATGCTAAGCAGATGTTCGATAAATGCGGGGCCAAGAAACCTGATAACGCCACTTGGGGAGATGTCCAATATCTGTTCGCTATGTTTTATAGCGACTACTTTCCTAAGGTACTGGATTGCGACCAGAAAATAGTCAAGGCTGTATTGGCTTATCTGGAAGACCCTGACGCTCCGGAAGGGACGGCGTTCGTAAGGTATCTGGCGGTGCGGTGCTTCGTCGGTGACACAATCAAATGGAGTGAGATGATATGATTTGATACAACGTTGGAAGAACCCCGTCGGCGATAGAATACCGATGGGGTTTCTTTTTGCCCGTAACTTTATTATGATTACATTTGTTCGAGGTAGATCTTTTGTTCATAGGTAGGGCGGGCGGGAATGAAAAAAGGATATCCTCACGGACACCCTTTCCCCTTGGTTGAAAATTACCTAAAAACCTTATGAGTTACTACTTTTTCGCAAATATAATTATTAAATCGCAAACAGCAATGGGTAAGGGGTATTACTGGATAGAACCTGTGGATCAAACGTTAAACGATTTCCAGTTTTATAAAGCACATATCGTGGGTGATCCTGAATATGACGATAAGCATCATCGTGTTATATTAAGGACGGATAAGTATTTCCCGGTAGGAAGTATCTTCCATGTCCTTAATGATCCGGAGATGTTCGTTATAGAGAGGAAATTTAAGACATGGGGGAATAAGTATGTCATTAAGCCTTGTGAAGGTGAATGGGAATGGGAGTCTGTCCAGAAACTTAAAGACAAGGCTATTATATTCCGTAGCGGATTCCTGCACGGGGATGGTGGTTTCTAACACTACCCGTATCCCTCCCCCCTATATTTCTTGGTGTGTATGTATATAGCTATATTTGAGCAAAAATAATTATGATATGGAAGATTTTCAAGGTAAATATAATGGCAAGCAGATAGAGCAGCTTTTGGATAAGGCTAATGATATTGATCTTTCCAAATACGCTCTTAAGACGGATAACGCTCCTACCGCCACAAAATTACAGGCAGCTAGGACTATAGTGCTGTCCGGGGCTGTTAGCGGTAGTGTCTCATCGGACTTTGGAAGTAATGTTACTATCTCCACGACATTGTCGAACTTCGACGCCTCTAAGATCACGTCCGGTACCATTGATATAGACAGGTTGCCTAAAGCAGCCTTAGAGAGAATGGTCGTGGTTGCTGATGATACGGCAAGGTTTAAACTTACTACAGCCACGGCTCAGGTCGGGGACACGGTTAAGGTAACGGCCACGAATAAGATGTATCTGGTCAAGGATGATAGTAAGTTGAATACCGAGGATGGTTACGAGCCTTATACGGCAAGTTCGGCGTCATCTGTGCCATGGTCTGGAGTGACCGGCAAACCTAGCACCTTCGCTCCACCTACGGCGGCGGCCTCCACCTTAGGTGGCGTAAAGGTAGGATACACGACTTCTGGCAAGAACTATAAGTTACAGGTTGACGCTTCTGGTAACGCTTTTGTTAATGTTCCATGGACAGATAATAATACGACCTATAATCAGGCCACGGCTGACACTTTAGGATTGGTTAAGATCGGTTATACCTCTAGTGGGAAGAACTATGCCGTATCCTTGGATGCTAATGGTAAGATGTATGTGAATGTCCCTTGGACTGACAATAACACGACTTACACCCAAGCCACGAGCGATAATCTGGGTCTTGTTAAGATCGGATACTCTGCCAATGGCAAGAACTATCCCGTTGTTCTTGACGGTAGCGGCAAGATGTACGTGAACGTTCCGTGGACGGACACCAACACCACATATTCCAATATGGGGGCGGCGACCTCCTCGGCTGCGGGAAAGGCCGGTTTGGTTCCCGCTCCTGCCGCTGGAGCGCAAGGTAAGTATCTTCGTGGCGATGGAACGTGGCAGACACCTCCAAACGCCACATATAATAACATGGGTGGAGCTACGTCATCGGCGGCAGGAACATCCGGATTAGTTCCCGCTCCAGCTGCGGGTAAACAAGCCTCTTTTTTACGTGGTGATGGCACGTGGGTTGTCCCTACTAATACCACATACGCCAAGGCCAATACATCGACCCTTGGGCTGGTAATGATCGGATATGCGGAGAATGGCAAGAATTATCCGGTAGAGCTGGATAGTAGCGGAAAGATGTATGTTAATGTGCCTTGGACAGACACTAATACGACGTATGGTGTTGTAGGAGCTAACGGGTCTACAGGTCTGGTAAAGAACGGGAGTACGGTAACCAGCGCTTCTGGCTATACCGCCTGTCCTATTGTCAGTGGTGTCCCTTATTATAAAGACACTAATACCACTTACGCCAATATGAAGGCAGCTACGGCTTCAGCGGCTGGTGCTGCGGGATTGGTCCCGGCTCCCGAAGCGGGGAAACAGACGTCTTTTCTTCGTGGCGATGGAACATGGGTCGTGCCTACCAATACCACGTACGGGTTGGCCTCCACTTCCGCCAACGGCTTATTGAGACAGCTTAATGGTAGCACCTCTAATTTTATGCGTGGAGATGGTACATGGGCTACCCCTCCTAACACGACATATGCCGTGGCCAACGAATCCACTAATGGATTGATGGCGGCCGCCGATAAGAAGACCGTGAACAGGCTTATAGGAGTTAATACGGTCACGACATTAGCCAACCTGCCTATCACCAAGAGAAGTATCACGGCCACGCTATCAGCGGCTACCACCCTATCCGTGGCGTCAGGTATGCAGATAGGAGAGGAGCTGATGATCAGGTGTGTCCCGTCTGCGGCCTTTACTCAAGCCATACCAAATTCAGGAGCTTATGTAAGCATGAGTGGTACTTCTATAACCACTACAGCTAACAAGCCTTTCGAGATAAATATCTGGTGTTACGCTTCAGGCAAGTATAGCATCGCCGTTAAAGAACAAGATTAAAGAATAGATTATGGCATATACATATATAAACAGGGAAATATATCCCAATATGTTGGTTTTAGACGAACCTCTTGATGATAATTACGCTAAGGGTAATAGCTATGATGATTATATTAATGGCAATCCGATTCCATGGATAGAGCTGGGAGAGGAGCAATTGGCGTTCAAGGAAGCTAATCCTAAAGCCACGGTTAAGGAGATCATTGAAGCTAGGCTAGATGAGTCGAGGATTCTTAACGAGGAGAAATCGGCTAAATATGAGGAGCTGAGATCTTATGAGACTGAAAATCTCCATGAGTTTTTCTTGGATGATCAAGATATTTATATTCCTGAATATGACAGACGTAGCGCTTTGGCTGATGGGGCTATAGTCGGTAAGATAACGATTATGGGTCTGGAGTTCGATATGACGGAAGGCAAGATCTTGATCGGGATGATGGATAAGTACGATAACGATCTGACAACGGCGTTAGGGGACAAGCAAAAGCAGATCAGTATAGCCACTACCGTAGAACAGGTGAGAGCTGTCGATGTTCAGTCCGGCTATCCTGATAAGGTAAGTGTTACCACGGCGTACATCCAGCAACAGGCGAAGGAGAAGGATGCTCTCGATCCTCAAAAAGTAGCTGTCGAGTTTTCTAGGATGTTGGTTAATGACAAATCTTTATCCTTATCATCCAACGAGAAATTGGATGTTAAGGTCCTATTTCCTATATGGGGACAAGAAGGAGCGGAGTTCGGGCTATCCGTGGATACCGGATTTTGTCTTAGGGTAGTTAAGGAGGATACGGATATCCTTTACGAGGTTATCCAGCCTCATACGTTATCGTCAGAATGGGAGCCTGGACTCAGTACGGCCTCCTTATATAAGGTTGTTGACAAGGAGCATGCCGGGACTATAGGTGATCCTATCCCTTATTTCCCTCCTATGGAGATATTTAAGGATAAATATTACATTCAGAACGCTGACGTGTATAAATGCACAAGGGATAGTGGAACTCCTCTTAGTCATAATTTAAAGGACTTAGTAGGGTTGTATGTTGAGGTTGTACAGGGCTAGTCGTATCTGCCCCCCTATATTTGGCTTGTGATATGATACAAGTTATTTTTGGCATAATAAAATGACATTTGTAAATATATTTAAGTATGGCATCACAAAAATTCGGTTTCGTAACCGTCGACCCGGTATCAGGATCAGGAGATCAGGCGGTTAATTTCTCCGGTGAGAAACACACCGGTCGCCTTCAACGCACTATCAACCTTACAGTCACCACGAACGGCGGGGCTAAGAAGGCGTTGGTAGTTAATCAGGCAGCGGCTGCTGAGGCGGTAAGATCAGACAGCCCTAACGCTTCCGTACAAAAGACAGGTGGTAATGTTACCATCACCGGTAAGTCTAACAGTACTAAGCTTACGTTCGCGGTCACGTCGGCTGAGGAGAACGGGCTTACGTTACAGCTCCCGGCTAACTACACGGCGGCTGGAAAGACTACGGCTAACGGAGCGATTATCGCCGACGATCCCGGAGCCGCTGGCGAGTTCGTTTGGAGCATCACGATCTCGGACGTACCGGCCAACGTCACGATCGATGAACTGACGGCTACATTGAAAGTAACCGCCGCTGGTGGCCAGACAGCCAACGTGACGGTAACGCAAGCCGCTGGAGACTCTACTATCGAGCTTGACAAGGAGACTATTAACTTGGATGTAAATGGTACTCAACAGACGGTTAACGTAACATCTAACGACAGCTGGACTTGGGAGCAAGCAGCCGCCAGAACCGTATTGAGAATGATGGAACGATAATCAGTTTCTTTTCGTTTACTCAGACCCCGATCGACTTAAGCCGGTTGGGGTTTATTTATTTTACTATCTTTGCAATAGAACGAAAAAACGATATATATATGGCTAATGATTTGAATATTAATTGGAAAGACGGGGTAGGTGAGGTAACGGACCAGCCTCTGACCATCAGCCCGGGGTCCGGGACCGGCAACGCCGCTGTTTCTTTTGACTCGGTGATGAACAAAGGTCTTGACCGTACCCTTGAGTTGGAGATAACAACCCCCAAAGGCGTTAAGAAGACGCTTACGGTGAATCAGGAGGGATGTAGGCAGGCTTATATCACAAGCGACGGTAAACGGTGGCTGACTAGCGACAATCGGGTGTATGGGGTGTTGAAGAGTGACGCTCCGTGTCAGTGCAACGGTACTTGCCTTATTTCTTATGTTCGCCCTGATGGAAGTATAACGTACACACCTTCCGATGATTGTATAGGCGTTGTCCTTAACGCTCAAGGTAAGAGATTTATGATTGAGAAATATGAGGATCTTAATGAAAGCTATGTAACAGCCGGAGCCGGGAAGGACAGCACTTCCATTTTTTATTGGGGTGGATATGGTACGGATCAGACCGGCATTACAAATTATGACAAAGTAGATGGAAGTGATATTAGAGGTTACCTAAAACCGGAGCAGGGTTCATACAATGGTACCCCTAACCTTTCGGCAAATATTACTGCATGGACAAACGGGGCTTTATCTGATTGGAATGGGAAAGCCAATTCCAATGTATTAAAAGGGGTGACTACCGGTGATGGGTCTTATACTTCCTATGCGACAATTGGCCATGTGCTTAATACGTTTTTAGCTAGTGCTGACGCTAAAGGATATGATGATTGGTATATCCCATCATGCGCTCAACTGGCGTTGATATTCATGAACTTGACGAGTGTCAATAACGCATTATCGGCTATTGGTGGACAACAACTCAGTCCATCCAAAGCCTATTGGGTTAGCTCAGAGTTTGACTCCAACAGCGGGCATCGCGTGTACTTCAAAGATGGCAGCGTGAACGGCAGCAGTAAGGGCAGCCGTTATAGTGTGCGGTTCATCAGAGACATTTAACCATGGAACTGCTTTGTTTTTACAAAATTTGTAATTACATTTGTGGCGCATGTCCATCACCATGCTTTTCATCGCTAATTTATTATAAAGGGATACAGGTCTGTGATGGGATCGGTATCCCTCTATTTTTTAATATGGAGAAGATAAATGTTTTCGATGTTCAGATCCCTGATGGAAGACAAATCCGTTGTATGTCGTATAATAAGGTTACTTATTTTGATCTTGACGATATATGTAAGTTATGTTTCAGTTTATACGATTTACATGATGTGGCTGATACCAAGGTTATGAGTGAGTTCCTGCACCGTGATGGTGATCGTTATTGGGTTACGGTAGATGGCGTAAGGCAGTTGTATCGTAGAGTTGAGTGTAAGATGTGTTTTGAGGTTATAGAAAAATTAAGGGGATTATGAGAGAAAAGAAATTTGATTTCGTGATATATCCGTTGGATTTGATTATCACGGTTGGATTAGATTATAAGACGTTGTGTGATCGTTTCGAGAATATGGAACCTGAGCATAATGGGGAATGGGGAAATAAGGAGGATATGGACAAGGAAGCGTCTTTTGTGAATTTGGTAAAGGATAGGGATGATGATGGTCGATTCGCTATACTTTGGAACTTTTCGAGCGATGATGATATAACGATAAAAAATACCTGCCATGAGTCATTTCATGTAGCCATGAGTGTATGTCAGTTTTGTAATATGTCGCTTGGATTTAAGGTTGGAGAGGATGAGCACGCAGCGTATATAGCTGGTTTCGCTGGTGGTTGTGCTTATGATTTTCTCTATAGTAATAGTACAGAATAGATATAGATTCATTTGTGAAATATAAGAATATCAGCCTCCGCTTATTTGTGGGGGCTTTTTGTTTATCTTTGTCAAAAACATGAAGTTATGTCAAGTTGCGTAATTAAAAGAAATAGTAAGGGTAAGATAACCCGTGTCTTGACCCCTTCCGGAGAGGTATCTACCTTATTCGATAAGATAGCGGGCATAGCCGCCGTAAGTGACCTTAATAAGGCCGCTGAAGCTTATATGACTATTTATAACGATAAGTTCAGGTCTAAGTTCGGAGACTGGACGAGATCCGTGCCAAGGAATAAGGAGGCGGCCAGATCCATAAGCGCCAGACTTAGCGCCAGCGAGTGGGGGCAACTTATGTCAGCCAAGGTCTTGTCCGCCATAAGCGATATGGATGCCCCGGCGTTGGCCAGAAGCCTTGGGAATAGCGACAATGTCGTGGCTTATCTTACCTCCGGAGAGGTAGGTGATGTCAATGATATGGCTGTGGTAGATACGTCCACGGTACAGGAGGTGGATCTGGATCCCATAAACGAGGATAATATTGGCGATACGATACTGAAAGAGGCGTCATGGGATGATATAAGGGCTATCAGGGAGAATATAGATATTAAGGAGACAGCCCGTATGTTATGGAAGGCCGTGGAAAGCGCTTTTACCGGGCAACGACCTAATATCAGGGTGAAGGGTGGAAATATAGATGGTGAGATCATATTTTCTGGTAATGTCTTGCCGTTAAATAATATTGAGAATTATACTCCTCCATCTTCAAGACTGGTATATGATTCCGGTGAGCCTCGCCTGTTCTTTAGATCGGATGACGGCAAGATACACGACTCTTACGCCAACGCCATAAAAGGCTCGTCCGGCGGGCGGATCGAGGCCGGGTTCTTGGCCGGCAGTGTCGAGGAGAGCGACGTCCCGTCCGGTACGGCTGACATCTCCTTTGGCTCGTCCTCCATAACCCTTAACAACAGTGATTCGTTCATCCCGGTCCTTGGTATTAGCTCAAACTCAGATATAAGTACTCGTGGAGGGTTTATTAATTACCTTATCAAGAAAGGTATGTTGAGTGGGGAACGTATAAGACTAGGGGATAGATATTATCTTACTGGAGCCGGCAATTCTGATGGTCTTAAGATCTATAACGCTATGGATGCCTTATCCAGCATCAGGAATAGATTTGGAAGTCAGTCCTCCGAAATGAACGTATTGGGTTCTATAGGTTTTGATACGGAGGTAAGTAATGATCTTGATCTTATCACGACATCGGGGGAGAAGGTTACGGTAAGCAGATCGGAGATCAAGGGCATGTTAAGGCAAGGTAAGTTCGAGGAGCTTAATAACAAGTATGATGGATTCATGGAGCTAGCCTTGTCGTTGATGATGGAGGATAACGCCTTATACGGAAGCAATGTCCGTGGCGTTATTGAGAACGAGAAGGCGGAGGATCTTCAGAACAGGACTGATATCACCAACATCTTATCCACGTTAGGTATCCGTGTGATGGGTATGTCTGAGTATATGGATAAGTATAAGATGCGTAATGGCGTGGATCCTTCGGCTAGGGCCTTGTCTGACATGGCTAATGGGGTTATTGCCTTGGCTGAGGGGGCTACGGTAGAGGATCTCAATGAGGAGGTGGCTCATTTCTTGATCGATACTTATCGTAACCAGCAGGAGATTGATGAGGTGCTGGATTCTGTTGTTGGTACGTCGTTATGGAATCAGTTCGCTGGTCGTTACTATGAGGTGTATGGGAAGGAATACCAAGGAGAGGAGTTGGATCGGATGGTGAAGCGGGAGATCCTAGGCAAGACGTTGGCCCAGCGGTTCGTGCCGGGCATGGAACAGGCGGTAGAGGATCTGGCCTCGTCTGAGGACGCCCAGCTCTCCTTGTTTGGCAGGATGGTACGAGCTATACGTAATTTCTTCTCTAGCCAAAGATCGGATTTAAATAAGGTACTTGATAGGATAAAGGAGTCGGCGTTAGCTGATGATCCAAGCGCCTTTGACGTGCTTCTGCTAAAGGATAGCAATCATCTCATGTATTCGTTATCGGACGTTGACGTGGCTAATAAGTTGATCAAGAACGGTAGGTCATTGGAAAGGCTATACACTAGATTGCAGAGGATGAGGTCAAGCCAAAGCCAGAGGATCGGTGAGAGTATCTCCCTTCTTCGTGATATAGGCGAGAAGGTGAGACAAGTCGGGGGTGAGCTTAGTAAGAACAACAACCTGTTATCCACCAAGAGTGTCATAGCGACCGCCAAGGCCGAGGTGGAGTATTTGGTCACTGTTGCCAGTAGCTTGCGTAAGAGCGACAAGGGACTTGATTATGAGACGATACAGGTTATCGATAACGTGTACGGGGAGATAGTGCCTTTGATCAGGAATCTTCGTGGATTCGTCAATAATCAGGCGGCGGATTATTATGGCGTCAATAAGGTTGGTATGGTAGAGGATATGGATGATATATTACGTATGGCTGAGACATCCATGTCCGATATAAACGCCCTTCGAAGTGATCGTAATGAGGACTGGCTGGATGGACAGCTTCGGATGTTTAATATCCCGGAAAGATATTGGAATGGGATAAAGAAGTTGATAAATAACATCCATAAGGATATCAATGCCATGTCCCGATTCTTTGGCACACTGGAGCATAGTAGTAACGCTATCTTAGGCATGTTAGGGCAACGTCTTGCCAAGGCTTATAACGACGCTCATGTTGAGGGTGTGGCTAATATCAATAAGATGACTAAGATGATGAAAGAGCGTGGATGGGGGATAAAGGATAATGAGGATCTTATACAGAAGATAAACGGTAAGAACTCTGATTACCTTGACTCGTCCCGTGATTTCGCCAAATACGATTTACTGTATCGGACAGAGCAGGCGAAAGCTATTATTGATATATATGATCTTAAAAAGGTTACGGGTAAGACCGAGAAGCAACTTATCGACATGCTTTTATCTGATAAGGGGCTTAAGGTCAAGACTCGTGATGATATCGTAGGATATGATGGGGATAAGCCTATTACGAAGGCCGTGTATCATGTATTCAAACCTACCATCCAGAATTTTGATATCTCGGACATGACGTTCGAGGATCAGCAACGGTATCTGGATACGATAAATAGGTGGTTGGATGAGAACCAAGAGAAACCTATGGTGCAGGCTTATTACGATAAGATCGAGAAAGTTAATAAGAAGGTCGAGGAAAGACTGGGTCGTAGGGTATCGCAAGCCACGTCCGATTTCATGACCCGTATCCGTAGAAGCCGGTATGTGGCTATGGATAAGTTTATTAAGAACAAGAAGGTCGATTGGGACGCTTTCCAATCTGACCCTATAGCTTGGAGATCTTATCTGGATATCCTTCGTGATAGGGCTATAGCCAAGAGCGAGTGGTATTCCGATGGGACACCAAAGGAAGCGGGATCCGAGGCTCTGATGATGTCCGAGGAGATCAAGGCATGGGACGAGGCGTGGGCCGAGGAGTTCGGGAATACCAACGAGGGTCGTAAGGCTTCCGCCGAGTTCAAGGAGATACTGCGTGGGATAGAGCGGTCCGAGGGCGGCAAGGCTGCGTTTGAGTTCCTGCTAGCTGGCGGTCATCTTGGCTTCTCCAAGGATATGTGGGGATCCGAGGAGGGTGATTATTACGAGAATCTGGTTGATAAGATCACGGAGCAATCTGTATCATCATCAAGGATAGAGAAGGTAGAGGAGGCGATGGCGACAATAAACGAGATCAATGACCAGCTAAGGCCCTTGCTTATCCAGTACCGGGATAGCACGAGATACGGGGAATATGATTTCGATAGGTTACGTGGATCCGCCTCATTAAGAAAGATAAACGAGTTATATGATCGTCTGGCTGAGGCTAAGAGCGTTATTAACGCCGCCGCTTCCGCTGAGGCTATTGAGATGGATATGCCTGATACGGTGGAGAGTGGAGTCACGGATTCTTACCGTAACGCTTTAAGGGATGTCATGGCATACGACAAGGGTATGGATGAGATTAAATTCGCCAAGGAACATATGTCTGCCCGCTCCCGGAGTCAGGTGGATAGGATGGCCGCTAAGCTATCTAGGAAGAATCCGTCATGGACGACCGTGGAGGTATCGTTTTTGAGAAGGAAATACGGTCCTGACTTCAATAATAAGCTAGCTAACGACATAGCGATGGGTAAGGCTGATAAGATCCTTGTCGAGTACGCCAGAACCCGGCTATATCCTTATATGAGAAAATACTCTCCCAAAGGGTATTCTGATTTTGTCAGGAAGATAAATAACGGTACGTATAAGGTATCCGAGTTCTTTGATGCCATAGAAAATGGTATATCTAAGGAAGAGAGCGTATCCCGTTTCGGGTTTGATATTAATATGATCGATCTGACGATCAATAACCAGTGGCTTGATGAGGCTGACGCCGAGAGTTCTTTCCGTAATCCTAATTATAATCCCGATCTAGGTTATGGATATCATACGCCTAGGTTCGATAAGTACAAGAACGAGGCTTTCTTCAAGAAATACGGTATTACCAACGAGGGGGAGGAAGCTACGATCAATAAGGATAAGTGGGAGATGAGGAAGGAGCTGCTTAACATAAGCCGTAAGGCTATGGAGGATTATGATGAGCGATTCCGGAACATCTACCAAATACCACAGATATCCAAGGGCGGCGTGGAGAGGATGGTGCAGGCCGGGGTTGACCCGAAGGCGGCTATCGGCAACGCCGTACGTGATATCGTTGGCGAGAGGGTGGATGACCCTATACATGGTCAGGGGCAAGACCTAGGAGGGCTTGACGAGAACGATAGCAAATATCGTATGATCCCAAAATACTATCTTAGTAAGCTGGAGAACGCCAACGACGTGTCCCATGACTTCGCCTACTCCTATTCCATGTTATCCTTACAGGCTACCGCTTACAAGTATAAGAGGGCGGCCTTGGATGATGTCATGGGATACAGGAACATGATGCTGGAGACGCAATACGACGGCGGTAAGAACCCAGAGGCCACTCACGCCTATAGAATGTTTCAGGACTGGGTTAACGCCAGTATCTATGACGTTAGGATAAATAATAAGCGGGCAGAATGGGATATAGGTAATTATAAGGTCGATCTTAATAAGCTGGCTCTTATGTTTACCAAATTCGTATCCAAATTCAACTTAGGCTTCTCCCCGTTCGTCGCGGCTACCGGCGCCCTTACCGGGCAGGTCAACTTCCTTTTGGAGGGTATGGTAGGGCAGTATATAAGCAAGGACTCCATGAAATACGCCTATGGGGAAGCCCAGAAGCAGTTAAGTACGTACGTGTCGGAGATCGGGGATATAAACCGCACCAACAAGCTATATGTCGTTGGAGAGGCTCTAGGCGTATTCAATGTCCGCAACCGTGTACGATCGGCGGCGTATAACAAGATCTGGAGAACCTTATTCCGGGATCTGCCGTTTAAGATGATGGAGGTTCTTAACTCCCCGTTGGATCCGCAGGTCATTATATCGGTCATGGATGATACCCGCCTATACGAGGGTCAGTTTTGGTCATACTCCAATTTCAAGGAGATGATGATGAAGGATAGGAATATGTCCGCTAACGAGGCTAAACGTGATTGGGAGCGTTTAAGGGATTATTCTATGTGGAACATGGTAGATGTTAAGGATGGGAAGATCGTGGCTAAGAACGAGGCTAACAAGGATATTATAGACCGATATATACCCACCTTGTCCAGTAGGGTCAGGAGCATGGTGCAGATCTGTGACGGCGCCTTGAACGAGCAGAACCGGGTGGGGGCTAGCCGGAACGCTATCCTTAACATGGTTCTGCCTCATCGTGGATGGTTTATATTGGCCGTACAGCGGGCATATAAGAAAGCCAGTTTCAATTTCCAGACCAATCAGTTCGAGGAAGGATATATGAGAACGTTATGGAGACTGGTCGGTAATGTCTATGGCTCGATGTCCGAGGGTAGGATGGGGGAGGCATATGACGTGCTTAAGGAAGAGTATGATAAGCTTACCCCCTACGAGCAGATCAATATCAAGAGATCGATTATCAATATGGCGGTATTCGCCACGATGATGGCTATAGGACGGGCTTTGATGGGATATAGGGAGGATAATGAGGATAGCTGGTTCGGGCAGTTCATTACCTATATAGGGTTTAGGACGATCAATGAGATCGCTTCCCAGACATCCCCGTTCATGGAGCTTAACGCTATAGACATGTTACAAGACCCGCTGGTTACGGCCCGTAAGTTGGGTGATCTTACCGATCCCCGGAACTGGGATCCGTTCGCTACTGTCCAGACCGGCGTATATAAGGGCGAGAGCAAACTATGGAGGCAGCTCATGAAGTTCTCGTTTGGTAAGCAATGGTATAATATCAAGACGGCTAGGGATATTAAGCAGACATCCGACTACTGGTTGATGACCAACGGCATGACGATGGGATTCTTCTTAGGAGGCAGGGATAAGGACGAGTCCGGAGAGGACGCTAATTGGTATTTTGACAGGGGAAGATAACTGATATGGTATGACAAAAAAAAATAGCCGGTCAATTGTTTAAGACAATTTGATTGGCTATTTTTGTATTCCCATCTATCCATCCCGGACGGATGGGAATAGGTAATTATTTTATGAATACAAATGTAGATCTTTTTCATGATTCCACGAACAATAGTAATGGAATTTTGACGTCCGAATCCAACGAAATGGATTTAAATACATTAATACCGGTAGTAGATAATAATAATCATAAGGTTGTAGACGCCAGGCTTCTTCATGCGTTTCTTCAAATAAGAAGAGATTTTACATCATGGATAAAAGATCGTATATCAAAATACGGTTTTATTGAAAATCAGGACTTTGTATTGATAAAATATGATTATTTAGGTAACTTACTGAATGACAGACTCCCCCATTTTGGTGAGTCTGATACTCAGGTAGTTGCAAAGACTGATTACCTGCTATTGATGGATATGGCCAAAGAGCTATGTATGGTAGAGAATAATGATAAAGGGAAGAAAGCTAGAAGGTATTTTATCGAGAAAGAAAAAGAATTAAAGAAGTTGGAAAAGTCGAATAATGATCAAGTAAGTCATTTGCGTATTCCCGACTTTTCCAATCCAGCGGAAGCCGCAAGGGCATGGGCTGATGAGTATGAGGCCAAGGTTAAGGCCGAGAAGGAAGCTATGTTGGCACTAGAAGCCAAGAACAAGGTCGAGGAGGAAAAGAAGATTGTCCAAGCCGAATTAAATACGGCTATAGATACGATAAAGGAGAATGAACCGGTAATTGATATGTTTAAAAGGTCTATTCCAAGAGAAGGTGTCCTTATCCGTGAATCATCAAAATATTTTGAGCAATTTGGCTATTATATCGGGATTAAGAACATGTATCCGTTATTACAGGAATTAAAATATGTTTTTAGGAATGAGAGAGGTAGGATAGAGGCATATCAGTCCGCTCGTAATTCTGGATTAGTTACATATGGATCTGATCCTGGTGATGAATATTGGGAGGCTAAGGCCGTGACTGTTATGATAACATTAAAGGGATTTGTTAAACTGGAAGAATTGTCAAGAAAAAAAAGGAGCGTTTTTGAGAAATATGGTCGGTTCACGATATGATGCCCCTCACTGCGATTATTCTGATAAAGGCAAGGCTATTAGAGCGCTTACTGGCGATAATAGGTTCACTAAAGATATTGATTATAAAGTTTTTACCCAAAATGGTAAAAACCCTACTGAGGGAAGATCAACAATTGTATATACGATAACTGCATTTTGCGTGGAACGTTTGATAACAAGGAAAGAAAGATGAGTATAAATAAATAGTTATACCATTGATAATTAATGTAATCCAAAAATGGATTTACATAATAAGAGAAGGATAGGCGATTATCATCCTATCCTTCTTATTTTCGTTATCGGTTATTATATTTATACACAAAATCATCCACATCCATATACTCACACCCGAAGTTTTCCGCCGTCTTCTTATCGGAGTCGGAGAACTGCCCTTCTTTTCCGGAAGCGTCCCCGATCATCATGATAGTATCGTATATGATCTTATTTTCCTCATCTACATTATCATTTATGAATTTGATATAATCCATATACTGGTCTATCATCCCCGTATTTGGTTTCCTATTGATGTTATCTTTATCATTGTTGTCGCAATAAAAGTTGTATACGGATATATTGGTATAATCCTCCAATGCGCTTGATATATAATCGAATTTATATTCAAACATCTCTTTGTCTACGAAGCCTTTTCTATACCTCCCTGATTTGATATGATTAGTATATCATCAGGAGCGTAATTTTTGATAGCCTCAAATACGTAGAGTTTGATTTTCATATCCCATATACCTTTAGGGAATGTATCTCCTGACAATGTTTCAATCAGTGTCCCATCTAAATCTGTTATTAACAATTTACACTTTTTCATGATTCAAAATTTAAATGATATATAATTACCTTACTTTATTCATATACTACTCGTCCCATTGCTCCTAATAGTTCTTTATCATCCTGCTCCTTTACCTCTACATAATAATATCCCTTGAAACAAAATTTCTTTTGATCGGGATCTGACAAGAACTTTTTATATTCCTCGAATCCTTCATCTGAAAGATGATAAGCCTTTCTTTTTTGTTGAAGTAATTCATTTGATTCTAATATCTGTTTCTTAGTAGCCATAATAACATCATTTTTTATTTTACGGTTCTTAGACGATGAGGTATTCTGCCTAATGATATTTCATCCCCATATTATTGATTTGTTTAATTTACGAGCCTCTGATAAGGCTCGTGTTAGTATATCCTTTTTTCTTATAATCTCCTTATATCTTTTGATATTCATTTTTATTGTCTTCATAATAAGTTCTTTTGCCTTAATAGCACCAACATCTTATCCCAATCAACATATCCTTTATCCGTGAGCGGGGTGCCGATATCCCTGTCATCTATATAATAATCACAATACAATTTTGGTGATGATGATACTGGTTCAGGATTATAATTTACTGAGTATAGATTAATATGGTTATATTTGAACCAATCCACCGCATCCTGTAGATATCTACCGTCTCTCACTGTATACAATATCAGTAGATTCCTATCAGCTAATTTCCTCAATACGCTAGCAGCCCCGATATTGTCTCCTACATAAGGGTATGAGTCTACTACACATGTCCCATCGAAATCTATTCCTATTATTTTTCTCATATCACCTCTTATAATAAATACTCCTCTATTTTCTTGGCCATGTCAATAAGCATCTCACATCTAAGGTCGTTAAGATCCTTACAAAACCTCATCTCCTCCTCATGCTTTTCCTCCGGCGATCTGTTATCACTTATACTGTAGCATGGTGATGAGCATATCGGTATGGGCTTCATGGCATCTATGGCTAATTTGATAGCCTTTTCTTTGATATCGCTTATATTAATTTCTTTTTGCATCCAGATCATACCGCTATTATGGCAATCAGGGAAATCGATATGATCAAAGTCACGCATTGAACAACATCCCTCGTTATAAAAACAGCATCCTGTACAATGATCTTCTTTTATCTCCGGAATAGCCACGTATGTCTTTCCTTCGTATATTCTAACTTCTCCTTTTCTTACCTTATTTATCTTATTCATCTTATCAGATTTTTATATCCTACACGTTTTAATTCCTCTTCAGTAGCTTTCTTCTTCGGGAACTTCCCGTGCCATTTACCGGGCACCACGACATCACGTCCGTCTGGGCTGGTAGCCAGCCTCCCGCATTCGCTGCACAGCCCCATGCCCTTGTACGGCTGTAGTTCCTTGGCATAGTCGAATTTGTCCACCATATACTCGTTTGTCAACATCCAGTAACTAGACGTAGCGGTATTATCAACGCAACCGCATTTAGCGCATACAAATAAGCTCATAGTAAATTATTTAATATCATTATCCTTCTTATCATCGTCAATCCTCTCCACCTTAATCGTCCCCATATCACCTGAAGGTAACGTGATATCACTATACACATTATTCCAGTCCTCGTCAATGGCCAACTGATGTAATATCGACCTATATATTTGGTAGGTGTTGCCGATAAGTCTCTTCCTATTTATCTTATCCTTACTGCCTCCATCGTACCCTATATGCTCAAAATCCTCAAGATCTGGGAACAACCTTCTTCTTATCGCTCGTGAGTTATTGACTATAAAGCTTCTTATCCCCAGCGATTCCGTCCTATCCATATCATCTATCAACGTATCTGTTGTATGCTGTAGATCCATGTCACCCGCCGCAAATCTACTGATGTCTTCCACGCATTGTGAGATCAACATCAGTTGCTCCCTTGTCAATGTTATTTTATAAAGTTGCTTGTTGTTTATAACCATCTATTTGTTCTTTATATTAATTACCTCCATTTTATACTTCTCTAGATACTCTAGGCATGTGCATACTATTAAAATAGAATCATTCAACATGGTTACTTTATTACCCCTATCATCTACATAAACAGTTTTAGGATAATAATCAACATCTTCTTCTTTTTTATCTTTACATCCTATCATGATAAGAGATAGGATAATAATACTTGCTTTAATCTTTGTCATAGCAGTTCCATACCATTCTTGTATATCACGTCTCCTCGTTTCATATTATCTATTTTATCAATTTTATTATCAATACAGTAAAGTTAAATATTGTACATACTATGGACATCCATAATGTTATACTTACCATAAATCCTAGGCTTTTAGGTATAGGATCTATTCTTCTGAATGCCAAGATCATGCATATAAATGTTCTTATGTTCATAGTTTACGATATTTTTCTATATAGTTAACTATCAAGTCTTTAACTCCTTTTGGGACATCTCCCAGTTTGAGATTACCTTGGAATATGTCCTTGCCGTACTCATCCATAATCTCTCCGAATGAAGGATTCATGACTCTTGTTGACATAGATATCGGTTGATCAGTGTCAAATTTGATAACGATCTTCTTTCCGCCGTTTATCGCCTTTTTAAAAGCCACGTAAAGCTTTCGACCTTTTATTATATCACAATTCCCTTTCAGGATATTAGACATATGTATGACATGCTCTTCCTTCGCATCCCCGGGGTTGTCCATAAGCTTAAGATCTCCTCCGGTATCTCTCCATTTCCTGAAGCACGGGAAACATAGACCGTAATTTGCCTTGGCGTGTCTAGGTATCATCCTGCTGCTGCCGGCTGGGATCGTATCGCCACAGCAGATACACGTCCTATCCTTGTTGGTGCGCATCGGCACATAGCTCTTTATCGGGTATTCTTTTCTTTTATACATCTTCTTCTGTTTTCAAAATTATCATCACCATACTCATAATTAGGACAAGCTTTGTTGCTTGGTCGTCTAACATAAGTCTTTTGCTCCCTGTTATATTTACTGTTAGGGTTTATATAATGGTCACACACTTGCCAAATAGAGCAACATACTTTCCCGTATCTTTTCGCCCATTCATTATCATGCAGATGTACGCATGTAGAGCAAGTCGGATTCTTAAGCTTATCCTTGTTATCATCTATGATCTTATTGACCCGATCAAGAATAACATACATATTCTCAATATCCATATCATTAAATTCATTTGGTACTGGGAGATACATTATCGAGCTTATATCTATATCTATTCCCTTTGACTTGTCGTAAGCTGATTTGTATTTCCTTATCATCAAATCTTTTAACTGATTTACCTTCTTCTCATATGTTCCCATATCCTATTCAGTTTTCCATCCCTGTTCCCTTAATAAATTCACCATCATCTCCTTTATCTTAGGGCTAATGGCTTCGGTAAGTATATCAGCGGCCAAATTGATAGAGAAGCTGGTCATCCTAGACTCCCCTATATATTTCTCGCTGGTAACTTCTTTCACATAGTCGTGAATATCCTTAATCATCTCATTTTGAGATCTTAGGAGATCCAGTATCTCATCGAGTTTATCATCCATCTTTTTTCTCAAATACACCTGACAATAACCAGACAATCACTATCAAAAAGAAAAATAGCCCAAGCGCCTCATCCGGATAATCATGCATCGCCTCTAAAATGTCCCTCATAGCTTAATGTCCATTTTCCCAATTATACGATAGAAAATATCCCTAGTCAGCTCAATATCATAAGTAGCGTCATGGAGTTTATTCTCATCAATCTCAATACCCATAGTCTTAGCCACGGTCATCAACTTAAAGTTCTCCATATCGTTTCTTGCACCCATCAGGAACGGTGTCACCATAACATATACATCCATACAGTTAGGATAGAACCATGATCCGAAATACTTATCCCCACATTGCTGGAATAAAGCCCGTAGAAACTGGTTATCGAACCCGGCGTTGTTATATCCCACCAAATACATTTTATCCCTCTTGTCGAACTTATTCACGTACTTGGATAATATACCAACTAACTGCCTGTACCCTTCTTCCATAGGCTGATACGACTGCACTTGCTCCAAGGTAACGCCGGCCACGTCCAGCGCCTCCTGCTCTATCGTGGCGGCAGGGTTCGGGGCTAGACGGATGTCGAACCTCTCAGCCTCCTGCCCGTCGATATCCACGATCCCTCCTATTTGGTGTATCCCGTTTCTCCAGAACTTAACCCCGGTTGTCTCTAAATCGAAAAATAGTAATTTCATATCTATTGATTTTTAAAATGTTCCTTAACCTTCTCCAATGCCTAAACAATTAAACGCTAACCATCCACTTACAACTCCCATCGCAAAAATAAACAAAACCATAAGTGAGAACAGCGTCCAATCTTTTGTATTTAGTTTATTGCTCTCCTTCTTTGCTTTTATTTTTTCAAGAATATTCTTGTCAACATTGAAATCGAAATCAAATGTCGTATTATTAGCTATCTTCCCATCAATGTCTTTGTTATTAATAAATATCTGTCTCTTAACACTCATATCCCTAATATTTCTGCTACATAAACAAATCCATAACATATATAATTATCATCGTCATGCTCACCATAATCTTCATGCCAGATAACAGCGCATGGGAAATAGAGTGGCATATCCTCAGCCATAGGCTCCTCTCTAAAGTCATCAATGTTTATCTTCTCCCTCCACCTCCACAGGTCTTGGATATTGTTTAAAATCAACTTGTTCATAACAATCTGGTTTTTAATACTGATACAAAGATAGGATTTAAACAAAAATAAAAGCATGAATAATATTAAAATAATATTAATCATGCTTAAATATAAATATATCCCTTCTAATTCTCACGGATATACGTATTCGTACTCATCTGGAGGAGATGTCTTGTATTCAACATCGCACTCCATAGTTGTAAATTTCATAGAAAATCATAGAAATAATTAAGATATTCTACTCCATTTTAGACGCTTCAACACAACTGGCAACCCGGCTGCTCTGCGTCCGTATAGCCGCATCAACTCCTACGGCTTGTATGTTAATCGCTGCGTTGAGATCCCTGTCGATCTCCATGCCGCAATCTTTGCAGACAAATGTTCGATCCGATAATTTCAGATCTTTATTCTTCCAGCCACATCTTGAACAGGTTTTCGAGGATGGGTAAAAACGATCTATAACAATCAGTTCTTTACCATACCACCTACACTTGTATTCAAGTTGGTTACGGAACATCGAGAAAGAAGCATCATATACAGAACCGGCAAGTTTGTGATTCTGTAGCATACCGGAAGCATTTAGATTCTCAATACAGATAACATCGTAATTATTTACCAGCATCGTGGTCAAATTATGCATGTACCATGAACGCTTGTTGGCTATATCACGATGAAGTCTTGATACTTTTAGCCTGCATTTGTTTCTTCGATTACTTCCTAATTTCTTTCTTGATAAATGCCGTTGCATCCTTTTTAACTTCGCTTGGTTCTCACAAAGAAAATGGGGATTCTCAACAGCAATCCCATCAGATAATGTAGCTAATGTCTTAATCCCTAAATCAACTCCGACTGTTTTGCTAGTTTTCTGTTTGTAACACTGTTCTGTTTCTACAAGAACTGATACGAAATATTGACCAGCACGGTTCTTTGAAACGGTACAGGAGATAAAACGAGCGTTGTCTGGAACTCCACGATCGATAACAATCTTAACCCATCCGATCTTTTCGATCCGGATCTTATTGTTAGTGATTTTAAACTTCGGGAACGGCAATCTAAACGACTGGTTGTCGTGTTTATTTTTGTAATTCGGTTTACCGAGTTTTTCTTTCCTGTTCTTGTTGAAGTATTGTCTGGAGAACTCAATAAAATCACGTTGCTTCTGCTGCAAGGTGGCTGCCGATACTTCATTTAACCAAGGTTTTTCAATAACAAGATCCGACTTTGTCGGGAATTTCGGATTAGGGTTTGTTTCTTTATCGTATGAGTTAAATGAGTCAACACAAGCATTCCATACAACACGTACGCATCCGAATGTTTTTGCAAGAAGTTCTTCTTGTGTTTTGTTCGGATACATACGATATTTATATGAACGCTTTATTAGACTCATCATCAATTCATTTTAATATATTAAATATACAAATAATTCTATGATTTTACAATGGATTACTATCGATTTTGTAATTATTTAATCATACTTGTCTCCTCTTCTGTATACTAACGCTACCCAACAGTCGTATTTTTGCTGTATCCTATAAGAGGAACATCTTCCATAGGCGGATTATCCTCCGTTTTGTACCTTATTCTTGCTGTTTGTTTTATACTCATATAATCCATTTTTTAATAATGTTATCATCAGTGAAAATAACGTATCTATAAGATGTTTCTCCTTTCCCCAATATATAGGAATATCATCTATATCCCTATATAATGCAAACCATGCGTTTTCTAGCTTATAACATTCGAATGTAGAACCCTCTATCTCATATGGGAGTAAATTCAGTAACGTCCCTACATCCCAAACAGGATTGGATATATCCGGGGTAACAGCCTCGATCAACCCTATACGACCAGCGTCATCCTCCATAGAATGCAATGAGTCAAGGTACTTGTCTCTGAAGCCGATGGCGGTGGAGATAGGGAGGCCGGCCTCGACCAGCATCCTCCCCTGTTCTTTTGTGGTAAAAATCCGTTCCTTCATAATTTCATTTTCCTTTCTACTGTAACTATCGTATCATTATGCCATCCCCCATGAGCCACAAGAAGAATCTCCTGCTGCTCGAAGCCAAGCCCGGCCCCTATACCGCCGGAGTTCCACGCGCAGGTAATGACCACCCCCCCTTTCTTGGTGATCCTAGCTATCTCCTTCTTCTGTCTAGCCCAATAACTAGATTGCGTTGTTTGCATATTAACAGCACCTCCAAGCTTTTTATATGACTCGGATACCTGTCTCGTGGAATATGGTGGATCATATAGTACCATATCAGCTATATTATCCTTAAGACCACGCAGGAAGTCCGTGGCGTCCTTATGATACATAGCCCTAGTATCAGGATCAAGATCGTTGGTGATCGTCCCTATATCGCTGTTTCTGGCGAATGGATCCACTATAACCATCCCCTCTTCTCGATATTTATCTATAAGTTCCCTTATCGGTTTTATGCTGAATGTCTCGCTGTTCGGCATCGACCATGTCTTGTTTATAATCATATCGTTGTAATAGTGTTTTAAATTCTACCTACACTCTATGCCTTTTAGCAAATGGGCTATCACATCCACCGTCCATCCGTTACCTGTTAAAGACATGGCCGTATTCGGGGCTATCCCATCAAGGTAATCATCCGGCAATGTCTGTAGCCTACACATCTCCACAGGAGTTAGGTATCTGAACTTATCTTTCAGGTCAAAGGCATTAGGATATCTTCCGGGAGGCAACGATGAGATCACGTTATCTTTCATGACTGTTGTCAGGCAATTACTTTTCTTAATAGGAGTGGTATTCTTATCTTTTCTTATCTCCAGACATTGCGTTATTTTTATGTCCTTGCCACAATCCTTTCGATACCCGTCCTCTCCTATCCTTCTACCGACAATGGTCCCTATATATCTCCCTCTTATGGCTCCCGGATTCCAACCCTTGTCATGCTCTAAAATATCATCCAATGATATATGCCTGTCTTTCGGCATTTCTACCGACCAATTGCACCAATAAAGACGATGCCGGGTCTGTGCCGAGACCAAGGCGCTATCGATCTCCACCGGCTCCACGCCAAGCTCCTCGGTAATCACCCAGCGGTGCTCATCCCGCATCCGGACGTTCTCGCCCAAGAACAGGATCTTACCTTTGGTCTCCTTCTTTAAATGCCTTACGATGTCCGAAAAGCAGAAGAAAAGCCTTCCCCTTGCGTCCATAAACCCCTTACCCTTACCTGAGCTAGAGAAACTCTGGCAACAAAATCCTCCCATGACCAGATCTATGTCTTTCCAAGGGATATCCCATGTTCTCCAGTTATTAACATCCCCTAATTGAATAATATTAGGAAAATGTTTTTGACTTACCTTTATACATGTCTTGTCTATCTCCGAGGCGTAATAAGCATCTATAGGTATGCCGACCCTCCGTAACGCTAGATATCCACATGATGTTCCATCAAATAATGATAATATATTCATGACCTGAAAATTTCCCTTTCGGCTATCTGCATGATAGATTTATGTATACCCGGCAAGACATCAACCAATTTAATGCCAAAATTTTCTCCCCTCTTAACGAATGTCCATTTACCATATATGATTCCATGTATCATATTCTGTATTACTTCCTTACTGTCTGTCAAGAATACTTGGTAATAGACACTTTTGGTATAATCAAAATCCTCCCCATGATCATTTGCCGGTCTTAATATCATTACAGCCGAAGAGCATCCACGAGCGAATCCGTGTATCTTAAGGCATTCCTCGAACTCATAATTATCACGGTCCTCGTCATGATCATCTTTAACCCACTTACATGGTTCCCCATCTTTAAATGGGATTCTTAACTGTTTCTTTGTCATAATTGTTTTTTTATATTAATTGTGATATTACTCTAATAGCATAGAAGGAAACGCCCTTTTTCTCATCATTTGGATAAAACTCATTCCCGTTATAAGTCACCAACCATGCTTTCTCATAATTATATTGAGTGCTAGTCCAATAACTTGTAGCGCCTTTGTCTATATCTAATCCATCGATAAGAGACATGCATCTGTTAATCTCATCTAAATTATTTATGATCTCCATCCATTCTCCCACTGATGCCAGATATCCCATTTGCCCGTTCTTGAATTGAGTAACAGTACATTCATAAGCGGCACTAGCATGCGTATATTCCGCGATACTTTGTGTGTTTTGAAATCCATTAAAATCTTTTTTTGCTTCATTACTTGATGTTATTGTAGTCACTCCTTGGATCAATCCAGTCGTATTAGACCAGCTTCGATTCTTAAGCTCAATACCTGAAATAACGAAGCTGCTGTTGTCGCTTATCAACGCCACTCCTACGGCGTCGTTTCTCCACGAATAATTCCATTTATCACGAGTATATAACTTGCCATTGGTGTGTAAGATATATATACCGTTTGAAACGGTTTGACCGCCTATCATCCTTCTTCTCATATTCTTCTACCTTGCTAATGTATGTTTATAATTCTAAGTTTATCATATTCTTCAGTAAGAATCCCATGATCAAACAATTTGCTAGCGTCTATTTTAAGACTCCTATATTTGTCAGTTATATTGATATCAGCCCACATGTTCAATATCCCCTTATCATCCAATTGCATATGGATACAGTCTTTTGTCACCTTCTTTCCGGCTTTAAGAGCCTCTACGTCTTTATCGGTAATCTTTTTCATGCTTTCGATATTTTATCATTATAGTTAAATTCATCTTTCATTCTGATCTTTATACCTCCATATGATAATTCCTTATGAGCTGTAACAAAATAATCAACCGCATCTTCATCTAATAAACTATGCGGACACCTTTCCCATACAGGGTTTTGATCTAGATGACCCCATGTGGCTACAAGTAACCTATTCTTGTCATTATCAATAGCTATTTTGTATGTCCCTGTAGTAGCCTTACGTTTAATGATCGCTCCATTTAACATCTGCTTCTTAGCCCAGCTCCATGAACCTCTCAACCCAAATGTTCTTATAACCCAGTCATTTATCTTCTTCATTTCAAGTTATTTGTTAAAAGCATAATATAAATATAAATACATAAATTGGATAGGGCTATTCACCATACCCTTATCAGTAGGCTCGTCATACTTGTCAAGCCAAAGACGAAGCGCTTCCCAATCGATATCCCGCCGGTCACAGACCATGCAGGCTAGGTTAGCCCCGAACAGTTCCCCGTCGCCGCCCAGCGACTTGTTAAACCTCTTGGCTAGTCTTTCCTTGAATCCCTTATCATACCATATCCCGGAAGTAGCGGCATAACAATAATAAGCGTTGTATTTCATTTTCACGCCCATCTTCTCAAACAATGGTGTATGCCATATCCGATCTAAAAAGAATACTATTCCACGATATATGAAGGTTCGGAGATTTTTCCTGTATTCTTTCCCCAAGAAATTATCAACACAAGATATAGTCCCGCCTGAATAATACCAATTATTGGCGCCTCTCTTAACCTTATCCGTCATCTTGAATTTATTCTTTCTGTCTTCCACCCTATCCCAAGGTTTCAGCTTATCCTCATTAAATGTCGGGCAATAATGATAGTAATGATTGATCCATGAAAGGTATGGGTTGTATATCGTATATCCATTATCACTTACATATGAGTTTATCTCATACCCAAGCTTCTTAGCTAATGGCGATCCCTCATCAGCTAATACCTTCAATATCGGGTTCAAGTTCCATATCTGGTCTTGGCTGACGAACATCGAATAACAAGGATCCTCATCCTCGCCATACCATCCTCCCATGCCGCTTACGATCTTATCCAGATCAAGAGCATAATCTTTACCCCTAGAGAAATCATCCCTTATGAAGAAACCTTTGTAAGTAGGCATATCCTGCACTCCTGGTTGATCCTTAAATATCTCTTTAGCTCCTTCTACTAGTCTTTCCAGTGCCTGTAAGACAAAGAATGTCTCTAGAGGATTATAGTCATGCCCATACACCTTATTGTGTATCCGAAGATATTGAAGAAGCTCGGCTATATTAATAGTCCCGTCCTCCACATATCCCGTATTGTTATCGAAGTTTATTTTGGCCAGAGGGATGTTACTCCCCGGCGGTTGATCTATGTCGTTATAACAATGAACAAACCGGTCGAAGAACAGATCCTTCCAGCCAAGATATTTATCCTCAATCGTCATGAGCTTATTTTTTATCGTACATAGACATGACGTTGATAAGATCAGCCTTTCTGGTCATCCCTTCAAGCTTCTCGAAACCATCCATATTATCACCGCTGACGATGATAGTAGGGTATACCTCAATACCGTACTTGGATATCTCCTCCCCCGTGGCTTTGTTCTCCGGGATCTGGTTTAACGTGACCTCACCCTCATACTCCTGTAATGTGTTGGCGATAATATATCGCATGTAATCGCTGTACTCAGCGTCTTTCTTCGTGAAAAAATCGATTCTTACCATTTTAAACAGTTTTTAATCTATTAATAATTAAATCCGCTGTAAATATAGCGTTATCTATCTCATCCATACCTATTTTCCTTCCATCAAAATCGTTAGATAATAAATCTTTCACGATTTGATATCTGCGCTGCTCCCAATTTATGTCTACATTAAAATTCAGATACCTTACATAATCATAATTCAATTCATCATAACTATAATTGAGATACTTAACTATCGGGAATGGAGTATCATCATAAATAGTGCGCTTGATTAAATCAACGTATTTACCGGTTTTTTTTATTGATAGCTCTTAATCTCTCATCTACTACTCTTTCTCCTGACTCTTTCATTCTATAAGCCCTTTGTTATGTTTATCGTAATATAATAACGCTATGGCATTCCAGCACACTGCCGCCAGATGCATGAATCCCTCCTTGTCATATCTCTCTCCCTTTACATAAGCGACCAGATGCCTGTGGAGCGCCCCAAAGTAACGATTAAAACCATTAGGTATATCTTGCCATGAATTATCGGCGTACTTCTTGGCGCCTTTCGTATATACCTCTACGATGTTTTCTATCTCAGCCAAAGGAAGGAGGTCCCACCTAAGCTTACCGTCGGCCCGGTCGTCCTTGCCGCTGCCGTCTTTCCCTACGAGCGGCCCGCTTTCCACCACTGCGTCTCCTATTTTTGGCTTCCCGAAATTCATCGCCTCATCTGCCGTCTCATCATCAATAAGCCTTAACTTGATAGCCCTTTTTAACGAGACAACCATCTCCTCATCAACCCAAATGGATTTATATGTCTCATCAAATAACGGTTCTATTTTCATCATCCCCGTATTGTCTGCGGTCTCAAGTACCTCAAATACCTCACCATTATAAACGACCTTGTCGTATTTGTTAAATTCTTCTTTCATCTTAAATTCCTTTTTGCTTTATTATTATTACTGGGTCATCATTAAATGGAGACAATATCCCAATATGTAACAATATATTGCGTTCATCTCCCTCATTCTTATCGGCTTCAATAACATTGATATTTAATTTATCACTAGATATAATGTTGCTATTTATATTAGGCTCATTTTTGATTGTAACCCATCCTTTTTCAACTGGCTCATGTTCCCTTAGTTTGTCGACATTATCTTTTGTTAACCAATATTCCTCAAAAACAGTATCCGGATATTTGGCTTTTATTTCCTCGTAAGTATTATACCATGTCATATTTTCGTGTTTTAGATTAATAAAACTCACTAAGATCCCTGCATTCTGGCGTCTCGCCTGTCATAGAGTAAAGCTCACCAGATGATAGATATACGCAATGCGAGGTCTTCCCGTCCCTCCACTCGCTTTGCTTCGTAATTCCGCAAATAGCGCAGCGTTGGATCCCCGGTCCCGCCTTTACCCACGAGTGCCGTACGTTTTTCTTTCTTGTCCTGTTGGTGTCGTCAAGTTTTCTCATGATCAATCCTCCAAAGCCGTTACAATTTTATCTTTCCCGATAATAGCCTCATTCCCGCTCCTTACATCAAAGCATCTCCCTTCATCTGCCTCCTTGAAATAAAGAACGCCATTGTACTCGAATAAACCGAATCCGTAATCGTCTAGCTTCATTTCATTAAGTTTCTTGAATTTATACACGTTTTTCATATTCTCCATATTATATTGCATTATTGGAAATATCATTATGATACTTATGCCTATTACAAGCAACCCTGTGTAAAACTTTTGTGAATCATATTTCTCCCATCCCTCCATCATCATGGCAAAGGAGATTACTATTATTATAATAATAGATATCAACCCTACCATATCACATCCTCCTTTCTTTCAAAAATCCCATCATATCCTCCACGCTAAGCTGGAAGCCGGCAGCCGCCTTATGGCCTCCTCCACCGGGGTTGGCCTTGCGTGCCAGCGCCGAGACATCCACCTCCTTCTTGGTGGTATAGAACGAGCATCTGAAGAATCTGCCGTTCCAGCAAAATGGCATCATCAAATCATGTTTTCTAGGATCGTACATAGACTCGAATGTGGTGGAGTTAAACTCCGTAGTATTCATACATATCGCCTTGTATCCAAATATATCTGCCTCGAATGAGAACATCTTCATTTCTCCTCTGTTTTTCTCGATGATATATTCTATTATGGCCTCGCCATTTCTTATCATATCAGAAACAAACTCGCCATTCGCCTTGTTTAGCACCTCCCTGACCATGTCAACGTCAAGCCCGCAATACCCTCTCATCCCATATTGGAATGAAAGAACGTCACTCCATTCGAAGCGATCATGATCCCATACATCATAAGCGCTCAATAATTTTACCACGTCAGGGGTTTCGATATCATCGAAAAGATATTCCCACGTAAGCTCACAAGCCGCCGTTCCGATACGTCTTTTGCCTTTGACATTATAGTCCTTCACAGCTTCTATCGCCGTCTTATGGTGGTCTATCCATGTGACATCTATCCCCTTGTCTTCCCATTCGTCGAATAAGAATCTCGTTCTATCGCCAAATGACACGTCAACTACAAACACCTTATCATATTTATTCACGTCAGGTATTTCCTTGCCGTAATTGTAAGGAAGAAGATCAATGTCCCCTTTGAAATACTTTTTTACTATAGCCGCTGACATTACTCCGTCAAGATCAGCCTCATGATATATACATCCTGTCATAATCTATTGTTTTTAATTAAAAAATCTATGTATTCTTTTATATCCTTGTTTCTGTCATTATCCCAGTCAAATGTCTCGTTTATGAATTTGAAGTACGATACTGGGATCGAATGCAACATCCATCCACAATATTTCCCGAATGTCATTACCGTAGAGCCAAGGGGATGATCCGGCCTCCCGGGTACAGGGGAGGCGGTAATGCCCTGCGCCAGCCCCCTCCTTCGGTCTTTTTTGGCGGCTTTGATATCCAGATCCGTTTTCGTTACCTTATCCCCCATCGGGATATTAGTGATTAGTTTATCGTCGATAAACATCCCCCATCCATATCCTTTGTAGTTCTCTATGCTAAGACCCCGTATATCGCCGAATCTCGAAGAGTTATCGCAGCAGTCAACCACCATCGCACTATCCTTTCCATTCTTGATTCTCACGGCTCTACCAATGGCTTGGTACCATGTAGAGAACGAGAACGTAGGTCTGCCGAATACCACACAGTCCAGTCCGGGATGATCGAATCCGGTTCCGAGGGCGGAATAGTTGAACACCACCTGCGTCCCACCTGACTTGAACCTCTCGACTATAGCCTCCCGCTGCTTCTTTGGTGTACCGCCATGAACTACCTCCGCCATGCCAGATCGGATCTTGGCGTTTATCCATTCGGCGGCCGTATTACAGCTCTCAACAGAATCCATAAATACCAATATAGACTTACAGCTATTCTTTAATATCATCAATCGGCGTAAAATAAGGTTGTTTAAGCCATTTTTTCTCACCGCCTCACTAATTGACTCAGCCGTATATTCGGAGCCGTTAGAATTGAGTTTAAGGGCATCTCCATTGAAATCCCATGTCTCATATTTAAGAGGTGTCCAAAACCCTTGCCTTATCATCTCCTCTACCTGTATCACGTGAATCAGATTCTTGAAATATACCGGTCTCATACGAGTGATGAAATTAAGCTGGGAATATGACACCTGCCCTATCGACATCGTTTTAAGCCTGCATGGTGTAGCGGTAAACCCTATCACCTTTTTCGGTTTCAGTTCATTCATGAATGTCATGAACTCACTGCCATCCTCCGGGCTATACCCGGCATGAGCCTCATCTATCAACACGTTCCTGATCCCCATCTCCTTAAGCTGACCAACAACCTTCTTGATAGACCCTAACGTGGCGTATATCATGTTAGACAGCTCTTTCTTGCCACAGGAAGCGGAGTAGATGGTAGCCGGTATGCCATACGACGTTATCTTGTCGTGGTTCTGTTGCAGCAATTCTTTTGATGGTTGTAAAATCAGCGTCTTATCTCCCATCAATCTAGCCGCCTCTGCTATCAGCAGTGACTTACCGCAACCTACAGGACCTACGATCAATGCCGGATCATGTCTATCAGAATTTATGTAATCGGAGGTACTTTTAACACACTCCTCTTGATATGGTCTTAATTTGTAAATCATTTGGATTTGTAGTTATCAAAAACGTCTTTTACGTACTCTAGTCTTATAGGGCATTCCCGACCATCACCCATCTTCACCATCAAAGTCTCTTTGGTCTTGCTTATGGCTATCACCTCTCCTACTCCTATCTGGGTATGGACTATATCGCCTAGCTTTATATTACATTTGATCATGGTCAAGCTTTTTATTAAATTCCTCTATCTTGCTCCTGTCTGTCTCCTTGGTCATCTTAGCCTCTTCCTTAAACATACCATACCCTTCCCGGATATTGTCGCCAACCATATTCTCTATCATCTCCCTTAGCTCATCGCTTCTTACGGCAAAAGATATCTGGAATGATTTACTTGTGCCTTTCATCAGGTAATCAATCTCCTTCTTACATTCTGTCATTAACCGATCCAGATTATCGAACTTAACGAACTTAGAGTTGCCATTGGCTTTCCTTACCCCATCCTTAAAATCCTCCAATATCCCGTTAAATACATCCACCATGCACATCATGGAATGTAGCCATACCAACATATTGAATTTATATTCGTTGTCAGCATTATTCATCAAACTCACCAAAGACTCGCTTTTTGTCAACATGATCTTCGATTCCCGGTCTACGATATCCTTTATCTCCTGCCGGTATCTCATGGCGCCAACGAAATCCATCTTAGAATAACATTCATTTGATTTCTCTACCAATTTCCTGATATCTTTTCTAGACATCAGAAGATCTAATATCTGTTTTTCTTTTTCACTTTTGGCCATAATCAGTTCTTTTAGTGATGTAAATATAATTAAAGCCTAGATATCTACCTAGGCTTTTTAATAAAGTTAATCTTTTTTTATTCTTTCTTTTTGACTCATCCCAATCCGATGAGTACCTGCATGTTCCTTGTTTGTGGATCGAGAAATCGCACCAAAAACACAAGGGCTTGGGGCGGGGTTCAAGGCAGGCCGGCTGGCGTCCCATGAGGTAGCGCTTCTCGTACTTATACCCCTGTTTGGCGTCGTCCCAAACGTGAGCTTGATAGCTATCTATTTTATTTGTCTCGAAATCATACATGTCAAGGAGAATATCGTTAAGCTCCTTGACCGATCTCTCTACTTTCTCCTTATCTACCTTCACGTTCTGATTGTCCAGCATGCGGGTAAAGAAATAGCTGCACATATCCGGCAATACCTTGTACTTTCTCAGTATGTAGAAGGCGTATATCGGATGCTGGAGATTGTGAAGCAGCTTATCCTCATCGAATAACTTTCTCCCGGACTTCCAGTCTATCGTATACATGGCTATCCTGTCTTTTGTCTTATACTCTCCACGCCAGTCCACCGATCCTATGATATGTACCTTATCGTACGTCACGCCATCCAAAGTAAGGGGCTTGGGCAGCTTATAAGGCAGGACGAAGCCCTCCTCCACGCCGGCCGGTCTCGACCCCCGGATTACCTTCTCCATTGGCGTAAGATCGGACCATGCCTTCTTATAATTGCCAGCAGCATCCTTCTCAAACAACCCCACAATCCATCTTATTAGTCTAGCCGCATGTTGCATGGACTCGATTTGGGATTTTACGCTATCGAAAGGAATCTGCTCTATATCGGCGTAGTAGTTGAATGCCTTGCTCATATCCTCATAAGAAGGCCTGCATCCGTTCTTGAAGAAATACTCCATCGTCTGATGGATAACCGTGCCATATGACGTAGCCTCGTGCTTCTCCGTGGATCTGTGACCCTCCACGTAAGTCTTATACCATTTATATGGGCACTGGACGAACGTGTCTATCTGCGAGTAAGAGGCGGCGAGAACCTTTTCTCCGTTTATAACCTTACATAACAAATTATTCTCCGGTATTACCATAAAGCTTATCTATTTTTATGTCATGTCCGTATAAATCCATTAACAGGTTTTGTAGATGGTGAAGATCCTTAATCTGAATAGGATCGCTTAGGTCGTCTCCCAGATCCCTAAGGCTAAGATGATACCCATCATCAAAAATCTCTATAGATATTCCGTAGCCTCGATATACATCCCGCCCCTTATCACGCTTGAAATAGATAGTATCAAGTATATTATCATCTATCTCAATAGGCATGACATCATCTTCCCCGGAATACCATTTCATTATCCCATCATCAACCTCACGTTCAAGGATCAATGACTTACTTTCATTACGCATACCAGTAACGCACCCTACTCTCCATATATTGCCAGCCTTGTCCTTTACAAGATTACCTGGTCTTAATTCCTTAACCGAAATCATATTCTTCCTCCTCATGATCGTCATCGCAATCATCGACAAGAGGGGTCTCTAACCCCTCTTCCCAATCATCATATCCGAAGTCCATTACTTACTCTCAAGCCAATCGTACAACATATCCACAAAAATCCCTACAGTTAGTTCATCAACAGATTTATCGCCAAAGGCATCATCCGATATCCTTATACCCATCTTCTCCTCAATCCCTATCAATACCTCTAATAAATCAAATGGATCCATAGCTAGATCAGATGACAAATTACTGTCTTCTCTTACATCGTCAATTACCTCTATATCATTATTGAACTCATGCATTTTTTCAAATATCTCTTCTCTTACTATCTCCAATATTTCATCTCTTTTCATAATCCTCTAAATAATCACCCAACATATTTATAAGCTCTCCTACCGTCAATTTGTGATAAGGCTTGACGCCAAGTGCCTCATCGGGGATACAATTACCCGTTTTCTTTTCTACTTCCATTATGACTTCTGCAAAATCAAAGGAATCCATAGCCATGTCCATATCCAGCTCATCCTCGTTCATTATCTGAGCGGCATGATCAAGGCCATTAAATTCACCCATCTTCTCGAATATTGTTTCCTTGACTACTTTTTCAACTTCTTTTCTTTCCATACTAAATCGACATTTTCAATCTTCTACCTAATTCTTTTTTTATATCTGATATCCTTTCGATATCCATCTTAACATCGCCCGTAATGGAGTATTCCTTATCCATCCTCTTGGGGGGATCCGGAAGCCGGCTTATGGCGAACAACCATGCCAGTTCCTTGTTCTTGTTCTCCCTAAGATATAGATCGGATGTCATGCCATACATTTTTATGATCGTATCGAATAACGTTGATTCCGATAAGCTCATATGTACGCTATAGACATTTGATGGCTTCCATATCAAGTTATCCAACCTCATCGTATATTCACGTTTAAGGTCTATATGGGATATTACGGCCCTTACTATAGGTTCTTCCTTGAAGTTGGTGTTAGCCACAAACCAGATAAGCCTTTTTTCCACCTCCTTGATAGCTCCTGTATCCTTACCCATATCGTTATATACCCCAACGATACGGTCCCGGATCCCCTCGACCTCCGGTGTCAGACCGGGTGTCTCTATCAGCATCAGCAGCGATCCTCCCCTTGGTGTTATCTTCCACTTCCCGTTCTTTTGAGGCTCGATATAACCAGACGCCTTATAGCTGTCTATTTTCTCTTTTGGAATGACGTCAGCCATCTCCTCCTTTTGCCTGATCATCAAAAGATACCCGACATCGGACATTGTTAATCCTGATGCCATCATCTGTTCAAAATTAATATACATAAGTTAATGAGTTAAAATATTGACCTAATCTTTCTAGCTATTTTCTCTACTATACCAGGATGATCGGTATCGTTGTATATGTTAATCAACGTGCGTAATATATATAGCCTTGTATACTTATCGGAAAGATTGAACCAAGCTTCCTCTATACGACTATTTATCGGCTTAAACATCCTCAACTCAGGTATAAGTTCATATGCTAAAACTTTTTTTCTATCCACTAATCCAAGCATATTAGCCGTTTCGGTTATAGCTGCACACATAGTTAACTCACGTCTACATTCTATAGCATTGTAAGCTCCTATCAATACCCTAAGGCCGTCTGCTTTCGATAATCTCTTTCCCTTTCTCATATTGTTTTACCGTATAAGATTCATTAGCCATACCAACCCTGCCAACTGATATGGATTGATTTATTGATTGATTAAGATGTCCTATAACCGACATCTTAGCCCTAACCGTATTGGCGCATCTTAGAAGGATTCGATAATCCTCTAACGCTCTCTCGTATCTTACGTCCACCCTAGCCCTTTTATCAGCATCAGTCATGCTCTTACATGTTCCGTCCTCCCTCAGGCTTATAGCGATCTTGTCCCGTATGATTCTGATATCATCCTCGGCTATCACCAGCTCAGCATCAAGAACACCTTTGTAGGAGCTAAGAAGATCCTCTACCGCTACAACCTCCCGCTTCAGATTCTCCAACTCCAACACCATAGAGTTGTCGTTCATCCTCTTATACTCCTGAACTTTTTTGGATACCTCCTCGCAGATGTTAATGATCTCCTTTTCCCGTTCCCGATTGATGATATACCTAATGCTGTATTCAGACATCTCCTTTAAATAGGATATAATTTCCCGTATGCCCATCTTATTCTCGGTGGAGAAGTTGGCTTTTAACAACATCTCCATGCCTTTCATAATAACAAGCAAATAATTCTTTCTAAGTCTCATGATTAATATGGTGTTTCGTCATGTACTACATTAAAATCATCGCTAGGCGGTATGTATTGCTGCTCCAATGGAATACTGGGAGGCGGGGGCGGCAGTGTCACCACGGTCGTGTCCGGCTTGCCGCTGCCCACGGGGGCATCCGAGCCTCCTGGTCTTTCTTGGCGCACCACCCCTCCATCAGGATAATATCGCTCATATCCTTTCATAATATCTACATGTATCGCATCAATCTCCTCTAATGATCTTTGACGGACTTTTACTATATGATGGAATATAAGTCCATCTACACGGAAAGAGCGCCTTGATTCACTCTTAAAACGTTCCAGATTAGGATACCAGCCTTGCGGGAATTGCATGTATGATGAATATCCGTATCTTTTTGGGATATTCAACGCTACCATAGCCGTACACAATTGCCCCAATGTATCTGATTGATAGAAATCAGATTGTTTTGGCATATGATCCTTAGGATCCCGTCTTCCCTCAATATCACGGTTAAGTTGTGATATTATAAGAAAGAATATATTGGGAAAAGTTCTTTTAGCTATATTACACATGGTTATCAGACTATCTATATTCCTCTTAGCGTCACCCGTGCCTTGTATAAGAGCTGTATGATCTATGGATACAAATACCATTTTCTTATCCTTGTTCGCTGGCATATAACTATTCCATAAGAAGTTCTGAAGCTCGTCTACTGTCGATGGTTTAGGGATGTATGTTATTCTGCTGGAGTTTTCCTCCTTAAGACATTTCTGCATTTCCTTTATCTCTTCATCAGACATCTCGTTAAGGAGAATATCTTGTATATCCTTTCCCATTTTTTTTGATAGTGAACGTAACATCAAATCCTCTGGATTCATTTCAAATTCACATCTGAGCCATACATAATCATCAGCTTGGGGATTGATATTAACATTCATTACATTACTCATAATCTTCTGAGCCAAATAAGACTTGCCCACTCCGGGCCTAGCGCCGATAGCCACCGCATGTTGTGGGTAGAACCCGCCCAGCAACGCCTTGTCAAGATAAGCGTATCCAGTACGAGCCGGGAGAAGCTCTCCCGACTGATACTTTCTTATCCTCTCATAGGCATCCATGATAATCTCCTTGGATGACCTCCATATCCTATCCTCACTCATCCTCTTGCGTTTCTATCGCCAGCCGTATCGGATTTAGACCCTCTGTTAGCTGATCTTGATTTATATCTAAGTCCTTTAGCCGTATGGCATAAATCCTTTCCCTTCCGATAGGCTTTACCTTTCAACTTATCGGTCTTGTAGTTCTTGCGACCCAACTCCCGTCTCTTGGCTTTCTGCTCAGGGCGGGCGTTGATCTTCTTATCCGTCTCGGCTTTCTTTCTTCTGGCCTCCGGATGTGTCCTATAGTATTCAGTCGATCTCCCCATCCTCGTCCTCCTCGTCATAATTATAATCCTCTACGATAATATCCTCTCCATCTAAATATGAGGCTTTATCTCCGAGTCTGCTTCTCATGCTCTCGTAAGGATCATCTCCGTCCTTTATCTCCCACACACATACGTATGGACCTATTATATCACTAAGCATCTCTGCCCGGTTCTCGCTGATGCCTTTTTCTATCATCTTATCCTTGCAATAAGATTTGTTGTACACCGATCCTCCAACATAAAATTCTGTTGGCTTATGAATAAAAATTACTTTCATTTTTTATTCTATTGATATTATTGCCCAAATTTATTTGTTTTCACCTACATAATCTCCATAACTCATGTCTGTATCACAGACTACCGTATTGGTTGTATTGTCTACCACATGAAACAGAAACTCCGGGCATCCGTGGCAGGCGTTACTCCCGATCGCCACCGCTCCGTGCCTAGAGCAAGCCTTACCTATCGTGGTACCCTCATGTATCTGTATATGGTTCTTCCCATATACCTTGATATGTCTCATAACATTAAGCAATGATAATAAGGACATCTTATACGGAGACACATGCTCTTCTGGTATTCCTAGCTCACTGGATAACTCTTTGTAAAAGTTTTTCCTTTCATAACTCGACTCTTTCAAGAACCTATCGATCTCAATAGCTGTTATATCCATGGCCCTAAGAAGCTCTGGTTTCGCCAATCTCCCTACTGGTTTACCCATCGAATCAGACCTCATCCAAGCCCCACACTTCTCGCACCCTACTTGCTTCCCCTCTACCGTATTTATCATAGTGGACGGGTTCTTGCAGTATGGGCATATGGACCCGTTTAACATAGCTTTCTGAGCTAAAGACAACTCTCTCATACCGTTTCTTCTATCTTAACATTAAATAGATTGCAGAATCTATTAAAATTCTTGTTTTCTATTTTCATGTCCTCCTCATACCTGTCAATTGACTTGATGAAATCATTGTAACAGTCCTTGCACATCCATTGATTGATCACCGCCACGTAATAACCTACGGATGTAGGTCTGTTACACATATCGCAAATACCTAAGCACCCATATCTGGTAAGCTTATCCATCATCTCCTGTCTTGTTATTTCAAGCACCTTGAATCCCTTGTAATTATCAACTACCTTTGCCATTATTGTAAATTTGTTTAATTATAAAATAATCCGCTATATCCATCCCCTCATCTATATTGGGTTTTGATTCTAGAAAATCACTTATCTCTATATTCATCCCCCTCATATCCTTGTCTACCTTCTTTCTCCATTCGTTGAAAGCGTCGCCCTTATCCGGGTACAGGACTATCCGCCTCCTACCCAATGTCTCTACCATCTCCCTCTTCAACATATGGATACCGCCACAGGCCATGAACAACCTACTAGGGTACACGATGTTGCAGATAACAGCCGTCTTCTCTGACTCTACTATATACACCGGAGCGTCATTGGGATAGAAGTTGATAAGGAACTCCCCGAACAGGCATTGCCTAAGCAGGTAATCCTGACCGTCCAGTATATGCACCCAACATACATGATCCATGGGAACCTTTACCCTCTTCCCGTCAGGCCCGTAGTCCATTATCTTCCCGGTTCGCACCACCCAATTCTTATCCAGTTGCCAGAACACACAGCACTTACCCCAGTCCCCGAATCTCATCATCCCCACCTTATACAAGCTAAATGCCCTATTGGTATGATACGATCCGAAGATATTGGATAGATAATCCTGAAGATCGGATGTCTCGAAAGGATTAAGCGTCTCAAACATCTTGCTTACCGGAATGCAGTTGGCTATATCCGGATCTACGGGAGGTCTGTACCTCCTTAATACTTTGTTAGAATCGGTAAAAAGATCATTGCTCCCAAGCTCATTGCCTGTTGGGTATTTAAAATAACCACATTTATTTTTATGATCACATACCCCAAACTGCTCCCCTACTATCTGTCCGGTGGTTACATCTACGTACGGCGTAAAGCATCTATCCCTGCCGCATTGCGGGCACGTCAGCTTTCTTCTTGGCTTACTATGATCCAATTCATATCTGTGAACGCTCTTGTCAAATTCCCTAAACTCCATTATCCTATCCTCTCACTCATGATTCGATAAATATAATCTCTCAGTGATTCTTTTCTTATCAAGTTATTCAATTCAAAATCACTTTCTATATCCAAAGATCCTATTCTTGATGTAATCGTATAATTGGTTTTCTCGAACTTATACTTACCTTGGAGATATACGACTGTAGCCATGTTAAGTATAGGATTATCAGTTTGTCTCTTCAGTTTATATTGGCTTGTCTTGGCGGTAGGATCACCCGGAGCGAAGTTATATATCTCCTCTATCTCCAATATCTTTCCGTAGTTCTCCATTATCATTCTTCTATATAACTCAAGCTGGAAAGCATACTCATCATAAAAATTGCCTTTCCTGTTTGATTTGAAGTCCAATATAGCAAATATCCTCCTGCATCTCTTTATCTTCTTTTTCTCTGTCTTAGGTTGGCCTTTCTTGGTTCCAGTCTTGTAGAGCTCTCCTGTCTCGACCTCTATCTCCACCATCTCCGGCTCGCTATCCATCTCCACCACAGCATCCACAGAGGAAGCCACTTTCAATCTCCTTGACCTCAACATCTTCTCAATCAACACAGGTTTTACATGTCTTTCTTTACAGAATATAGCGAATGATATTAGGTCTTCTATCAACTCATCCATATTATCCACTAATATCCGCTCCATCCTATACTTGTCTATTCTCAACTTAGCTTCCTTGACAGCTTTTCTTATCCATGTTGGAATCAGTTTTATCTTAACTCCAGTCAGATACAATCCAAATAAGTAATGCATGATCGTACCCAAGTCAGCCCGGTAGTTGGCGTACTCGTCTGGATCCTTACCCTTGAGCCTCATCTCATTCTTCCACTTCTCCAAAGCGCCGGACGTATCACAATACCCATTGGCGATATTGTTAGTGGCTCCATCGTATATGATAGGATACCCATCAACATCCATCTCATAATACACACGTTTGCCAGCGACAGTCATTCTATATAACACTGGTGTCGGGATATCCTTTATCCATTCAGCAGCATAATACTGTTGCTCTGTCTCCAGATCATACTCAACCTCCATCTCCTCCTTAGGCTCGTTTTTAGGCTCTTCAACAGGCTTTTTCTCCTCGACCATATCTTTCTTTGGGATCGTTGACAAAACGTCTAATATGCCAAAGAAAGCGGTAAATTTAGGATCTGTATGATATGATCTTAATATTGGTAACGATGATCGCCAATAATATGATGACGCATTCTCGTCCATTGTCTTATTATGAACAAACTCTATTACAATACCATCATCCGTGATAACCACATGATGTTTTTTGGATAAACGGACTCTCATATCATCAAACGATTCTTGATCGCTTATGACTTCCATAATCGTTCCGTTATTATATATCGTGTCACTTATAGCCTCGTATCCGAGAGCTAGAAGTAATCTTTGTTTTCTTCTATCCATAATAATAATCTGGTTTTTAATTTACCATCCTCCTCGACTCTAGGTGCGAGATCCCTCATCCTTCTGGCTGCCAACAGCCATACGTTGCCAAACTCGTCCAAGAGCCGGCTGAAATCCATCGTATCTAATAGATAATCGAATCTTGTATGCTCATCAGCCGTCAAGTAGATAATGTTATCATTATCCTCAGCAACTGATTTATATTTCCGTTTAGGGTATAAGTGGCATATGTTGCTTACCCCCGGGCATGGTATGTATGCGCCGGTAGCAGATCTCCTTGTCATACTCAATCTAGCCACATGGGCGCCAAAGAAAACGGCTAGGCTCTTCCCCTTTGGCTTGGCCTTCACCCGTATCGCCGCCCTTTCCTTTGGTGGTAGCTCCTTGGCTCTGCATGCGGGACACAACCCCTTACTCCTTATGGTTACCATCCTTCCGCATCTCTCACACGGTAACATCCTACCCTTCATAAAACAGGTTCAAGGAAACCCGCAAGTCTTTATCTCGTGGGAGGGATTGAACCACTATCCCTTCTTTGATTAATAAATTTATTTCAAATATTTGACAATTAGATATTTTTAGTATATTTGCTGTATGAAATTGACATTGCAAATAAAGCTGCTTCCAACATGCAAGCAAGTCGAAATGTTGAAAGATACATTTAGTGTTTTCAATAAGGCTTGCAACGCTATTTCTCAAATAGCGTGGGAGCGACGTGTATTTAAGCAATTTGGTCTGCATAAGGAGGTTTACTATCCAATAAAGGAAACGTATCGCCTTTCCTCTCAGCTTGTCGTACGCGCTATCAGCAAGGTCGCAGATGCGTATAAGCTTGATAGAAAGAAACAAAGATGTTTCCGTGAATTTGGGGCTATTACATACGATAGTCGTGTTCTCTCCTACAATATTCCAAAATCCATATGCTCCATCTCGCTTATTGGAGGGCGTGAGAAAATAGCATATACCTGCTATCGTCCTCATCTTATGCAATTCGCAAAAGGAGAAGCCGACCTCGTCCTTATCAAGGGTAAATTCTATCTCTATCAAACGATAGAGATCCCAGATGAGGAAGAAGAGGATGCAGAGGATTTTATTGGTGTTGATATGGGAATCACAGATATTGTTTCTATCTCTGATGGAACCAGTATTTCTTCCAATGAGGTCAAAAATATACGAGACAAATATAATAAGGTAAGAGCTTCTATTCAGTCCAAAGGCACCCGCAACTGCCATAAGTTGCTGAAACGGTTGAGAGGACGTGAGAAAAGATTCGCTACCATCGTGAATCACAGTATTAGCAAATGGCTTGTTGCGAAGGCCAAGAAAGAAAACAAGGGTATCGCTATCGAGGATCTTAAAAATATCCGATTCGGCATGAACTCCAAAAGACGAAACAAAACATTTCGAAGAAGAAGTAACTCGTGGAGTTTTTATCAGCTTCGTTCCTTTCTTGAATATAAATGCAAGATGAATGGAGTTAAGATCATTGCCGTCCCTCCGGCTTATACCTCGCAAACATGCCATGAATGCAAACATATAGGTATTCGCAATGGGAAGCGATTCCATTGTAAATATTGTGGCAATATTGCAGATGCGGACATTAACGCTGCTAGAAATATTGCTACATGGGGGTATGTAAACACCCATGAAAGATGGGAATTGTTGTCGTGTTCTATACATGATGATATTTCTACGTCTAAAGCCCATAAATCTTTAGTTTACGGGTAGTTTACGCCTTTTTCTTTTTATAACTTTTGTTGAACTCCATAAGGCTCATGGCTCTATATCTCTTAAGCCTATCTATTTTGCCCTTCGTCCAATCCTGATCCTTGAAATTGATGATCGTGTCGAATATCTGAGCTAGTTCCCGGATATTAAAACTCCTGTTTTGTATCTTCTTATAGAACCCCGATCTGCTATATCCTAATTTAGAAGCTAGATAAGTTTTGTTAGACAATGTGAGGATACGATAAATCGTACCCTCCATCTTGCTTATCTCCATCAACTTCTCGGCGACGGATGATGTGGTCTCATAGCTAGCTTTATTGCTTATTATTCTCATGTTTCTCCGGATTCCTGATCTTACCATCAAACTCGTAGAAGTCCATCAGTTTCTTCTCTTCCTTGATACAAGTGACAACGAAATCTGATATGGTTCCTTTCATGCCTTCCTCGAAATTCTTTTTGGCATGATCAAGGTCATTGGCCCGAACGATGTAGTTAAACGCCTTGCGTTTCTCATTGCCCGATTTCTCGTCTATCGTAATATAATCAGCCGTGACCTTATAGAACCGGTCTCCATCCATGGCGAATAATTCCGCTATCCGGAATCGTTTGATATCAACACTAAACTCACCGGAGATAAACGGTCTCATCTCCTCTATAATTCTAGCCTCACACTCTGTATAAGAAAGGGCATCCACTAAATACTCTTCCTTTACCTTCTTCTTCATGCCGTTCTCGGCATCGGTCTCATAAGAAACCGTACATTTAAACCAATTGTGCATCTTATTAATCTATGTTGTTGTTAAACAATGGGTAATCCTTTATCCCTTCACGAATATATCTTTCCGTATCATCATCCACGTCATAAGCTTTCTTAAAAAACGTCATAGCCGTATTCGTATCATGATCCACCAACGGAAGATATTCCTTTACAAAAAGGAATCTAAGATGATTCATATGATCAATCTTATTTCTTACATCGATTACCTTCGACCAGATCTCGGCATGGATTTCACTCATTCTTTTTATATCCTTCTTGTATTTATCTACCTGATCTTTATACTCCTCCTCAATCTTATTATTCTTGTCCTTTATAGATTTGTAGGACTCCTCATCTTTCGTATCAAACATTGGAATATGTTTGATATTGATTATATCCAACTTATTATATATCTTCTCATTGGATATAGTGAAATCGTATGTAGTCTTGTATAAATCAAACTTACTTAAGAACTTAGCTATTTTAATAGCATCATCCTGATTAAAAACAGCTATGCTCAATCCTTCTAAAAGGTAGAAGAAATTAGATGGAGAAATAGGTTTGTAGTCGTATGTCTTCATAACTGGAGGTTCGTCCACAAACCTAACACCCTCCTTAGCGCATCTTGTTATGATCAATCTATCTATCTGCTCGTCAGTAAGATCATATATCTCCTGATCGGTCATCTCATTAATTGTCTTCATCGTCATCCTTCTCCATCATTATAGCCTTTACCGCCTTTTGTTTATAAACCTCACTCATAAGGCAGGTAAAATCCATATCATCCATACCAGCCATAACATTGGCTTCTACCCTAAGATCCATCTCAATGTTCTTTACATTGATTTCACAGTTATCATCATCTTCTTTATAGAAAATGACTTTGCCACCATACTCGAAACCATCATCTTCGGTCTTAACCATATCGATGATCTTCTCCAATTTCTTTACAAACTCACTCTTTTTCATATATGCAATTTTTATGTGTCTACAAAAGTAGACATTTTGTTTTTGAATTAAATTAAATAAACATTATTAATAGTTAATACCATCCTTCCTCCCATCATTCATATTTATTCTTTCATAAACTCAACACAACATTTATCCACTCTAGTTATTGTTCGATAGTCATCGGTACGGATACCATATCCTTTATAGCTTTTGACTATGGTACATATTTCTCCTTCTTCTATAACCGTACCGCCCTTGCTTTTTAAAGGGCAAAGGGTTCTTACTTTCGCTCCTATTATCTTTCTCATATGTTTATATTTTTAAGATCAAAATAATCTATAAATCTATCCCATAGCTTCCTATTCTTTTTATTAGGTCTAAATTTCCCGGATTGTATTCTTTTTACCAGCCCCTTGAAATCATCCACCGTCCTCTTTGACAAATACCATGCTAATACCGTATTTGGATTTCTCCCTAGCCCTTGATAATGACCATCCTTTACAAGCATTTCTATCTCACTCAAGAACTTCTTTGTCTGATGAGGGTAATCAAACGGGTATCTCATCATCTCTTCAATACTAGACATCGGACATAATATACATCCTATCCTCTTCGCCCCCTTATCATATAGATCACAATGTTCTATACCCATCTTATTCAAGAACTCCCATACATCCTTGTCCGTCCATGCAAGTATCGGAGATATTATTACCTTATCCTTTCCTCCAACGCAAGATACCATCTTTTCTTTATGCTCATCGAACTGATCGAATGATATATCATACTTTCTTTTACTGGTTTCGATCTCATTTCTTTTGGATCTTGTTTTTGATTCCTCTGATCTTATCCCTACTAAAGTTACCGTACCTCCTCCTCCTCTTTCTTTAAGTACCTCACAACAATATCTTTGAGTTTTTGATGGGAGACATTTCTTTTTCCGTATAAGCTGGTAGAAGTTTATATCCGGAACATGTCTTATTACATCCGGATAGTTCTTCTTCACGAAAGATACTATGTTTGCCGGATCTACTGTAGTCATGTTCATATGAGCCTCAAACTTAACGCCAGCTAATTTAGCTACATGATAAAGAGCTTGGCTATCCTTGCCTCCACTGAAAGCAAGATAATATCCCTTATCATAAAACCTAAGGGCAAACTCCTCTCCCTTTCTTAATACGTCAATAGAATGCTCTATCTTACTCATCAACCCATCAGAGAAGTCATACTTTTCTTTAAGCTTCTCTATCTCCATATAATTATCCTCCATATATTTTAAGTCCTTTTGTATTATATTTACTTATATCAGCGCATAAATTACACCCTCCAGCACAACAGCACCATGAACAAAAATCTAGCTGTTCAGACTCAGGCTTCCCTTGAAATTCCGCTGCCGCCCTGTACCATGACGGAGACAACACCCTTATCCTTTCGGGAGCAGCCGGCGTCATGAGCACCGATCGCAGCCTTCCTTTGGCATCCTCCCTACCTCTCATCTGGATTATCTTTTAACAGTTCAGCTATCTTCTCATCCTTCAACATATTTTGCTTTCTCATGTTATCCACGATGAAGGTAGCGAACGCCATATCATACCTCTTCCTTAACTCATCGACAAAAGATTTTGCTCTTGAGCTTATCATCGTCTCAATGTTGTCGTCTACGATCTTCTTGATCCTACCTCTTATAAGCTCATCTACTGTCAGTTCCTCTTCCATATAATCTATCCTGAATTTATATTTCTTCTCGCTGGCGTTCTTGATGAGATCGATTATTGATTCTCTCGCTATATCCTCAAGCTTTCCTGATATCGGATTGGATATTTTCCCCATCAACTCATTCTTGAACTTTTCTTTAAGTTCACGTATTACATCTAACCTGACTGATCTAGTAAACTCCTCCTTCAATGTCACTTCGTTGTATATAGCTTCATCGAATACATCTTCCAAATTTAACTCTACTTGAATTTTCATATCATTATATTTTAATAAATTATAAATTTTTTAGGTATATAATTATCATGTATTATTTCCCTTCATCTTTTAATATTAATTTCTTCCCAATCTTTTTAATTTTTGTCGGTCTTGATAATCGATAGTCTCTTTCTATCGGTCTATTAAGTACATCATCTTTGTGCCCCTTGTATCCTTTCTCGTAAGCACTGACCCTTGCGCAAAACTCAACCACATCGCCTGGCGATAAATCAGCGCCACTGAATCCTTTTGTTAAATCGAACCACAAATGATCTGATACTATTTTGCTATCAAGTGTCACATCTTGTAAAAGTATCGTTTTTACAGACCCAATGTATCCATTCCTAAATCCAAATCTAACAAAGGTTGCTGTAAACACATGGCGTCCTTTTGAACCTATTGTTCTCAATTCTTCTCTCATTTCCTTTCTTATTTTTTATTCATAAAACCAGTAATTTTCTTCAAATACCCTTTTGTCATCTCAATAAAGTTCACGCAATCCAGCCTGCTCAACTTGTAAATCAAAGCCGGGTTATGAATTACGGCTATAATTTGTGTTTGTGGTTTATGAAATGACAATACATTGTATAGATCCATGATATTGTCAATATCCAGATTCCTGTCTGGCTCATCCATAAGGATCGTATACTCAAAATCCTTTTCCATTAATACCACATGATTGTCTTTGTAGTATTTTAAAAGATTGTCGATCCTTTTTGCCCAGAACTCATTTGACTTTTTCTTAAATTCCGCAAGCTCCTGTATCGGAAACGCATACCCATCTTGGTTAAACACAAAATCAAAAAGCGAGTTCATGGCATGAAGGTTCTTCTCCCCAGAGGACCTAGATGCCCCATTCATATACAAATTTAAATTATTGATATTATCCAATATATCATCCTTTCCCATTTCAGTTTGCTGTAGGAGATGGAAGACTTTCCCAATATAATCCGACTTGATACTGATCCCGTCAAGCACCTTGTCATCATCAAATATATCCGGGAAATACAATGCTTCTGACGGTAATTCAGAACACATCTTTTTCTCGCACAACATGTACTTCGATATCATATTCAGGAGGGTTGATTTCCCGCTTCCGTTCTTGCCTACAATCACATTCACACCAGGCTTGAATATAAACTCAGAGTCATTTTTGAACGCTTTTATCTTTGGGGTATATTTAAATGGAGTCTTCTTGTTGTCGTCTATCCTTATAGAAGTTATCATCTTATATGATTTTGTGTTGAATTATTTAAGCCTTTCATCAATTGCCAAATCAAATATCTTATCAAGACATTTCCTCATCTCCTCCGCATACTCAAACAGATCTTCTTTTGAAAGATCCCTGCGCCGCCAATCATACATATTTGTATATGAAGATTCAATAGCCTTATTCTCTATCTCCTCAAGCACTTTTTTAATAGACTTGTCTTTCCCTTGATTCACTTTTATCTTCTCTAGTAATTTAATAAAAGACTTCATATACTCGCAATTCTGATCACAGTCAAATGAATGATTGCACATCTGATCATTATCCCTAGAGAGGTTTGGGCAACTTTTCCAGTGAGCGTTAATAACTTTTGCTATTTCCGCGACAATCTGTTTCCCCGCTGTCTCTTCTACGATCTTCCTTGTATTAATATCTACTCTCATGTTTGTTTCTCCTTATTATATAACTGGGTGATTATATTCCAACATCTGCTCCATATTCTTTAATCCAATTGTCCGTATCGCAATGCCAACAATATCCTGTTTTGGAATCCTCTTTATGAGAATGAGACCCGCAAGTAGCGCACCAATAATTATCATCCGTATCGTATGCATAGCTTTTATTCTCATGCATCTTAGTCACTCTGGCTATTCTATCTTCTAGCAGTTCTTTTAGATAAGGGCATTTATAAGGTCTATTCTCTTCATGTAGTATGTAAAGATCTATGTCCATCATATTCCCCATCCTGTCCGTGCACATCAGCTCGGCGGCATGACGTACATTCCCTTCCGGCATCCCCGGGACTATCTCCCGGATCACCGCCTCCATCTTCTCTTGGTATTCGGTGTCTACCTTAACCACCAAATCCTCTAATTTATCTATTAAACTCATGATCTTTTTACCTTTTTATATATAACGTCTATATCATCTTTCCTATCTACATCAATACAATGGGTATCCTTACAGTAATAATTCTTACTATTATTAAATGCGCATCCTTCACAACTAGCGTCACTGGATTCAACCACCTCCAGTTCTACTTCTTTCGAATCGATATTGTATTTAAATATAGATCCTATCTTATGATATCCTATATCATCCAAGATTATCTTATCGTCTTTATTAAATACCATCTGAATAATAAATGATTCCATTTTATCATCCGAACCATTCTTGTCCAATAGCATCTCACACTCATTTCTATCAAATCCGAATAACTTTATAAAATGTTTTGCCATATCGTATTGCTCCATATGTACCAATCTTTGTATGCATAACCATATTCCTTGTCTTATGCCTTCTTCCTTAGCCTCTTGCACTCTATCTCTCATATTATTTTGTATTAATTAAGTAACAATATTTCTCTTCGTTCTATTTTGATCATCTCCGGATTATCGTCATGATCATACCAATATAGATACCATGTACCTCCTCTATTAGCCTTCCACATCTTCCCTTCATATTTCCCTGATGGGATTGTCAATGAATATTCCCTAAGACCCTCAAAGGTTTGTTTGGTCATTAAGGCATACTCTTCATCGATTTCTATGTACCTCCTATGAGGTTGATTCCATGACATCCCACGCTTATCCGTTATCTTGGGTATTATATTTTCTCCATTCATGATGCTTTGTAAATTATGTATTAACTATTGTATATCTAACACTCTCCCCATCTTCCCTTTCGCATCCCAAGCAACCTGATTTTACGCAATCATATATATAATTTTCAAAAGCGCATCCCGAACATCTATCACACTTATCTACTCTTAATGTCATTTCAGACATACCAACTTTATAGTTAAAGACTTCCCCTATTTTATGATACTTAATATTTATACATATAGTATCGTTTTCACTTATAGTACTGCCTTCACTTATCATATTCTCACGTCCAAACATATTGTCAATAAACTTAATCATCTCATCATTGAATGATTCGCTTTCTTCTTGCAGCTTCCTACATTCATCCTCGGTCAATCCACAAGAAGACACCAGTTCCTCTGCGGCCTGCGTCCATCGCCCGGCGTGGGCTAGCTCCTGAACCGCCAGCCATATCCCTTGGTTCATGCCCTTCTTTCTTTCGTTCTCATCCATATTTATCCCTCCTATTCACTCATTTTTTTAACAAAATCTTCCCATGACATGTCAACGTCATTGTGATGTTTACAACAAGCATTCTGTATTCTCTCTATCAACGGAATGAACCATAACTGAGTTAATCCGTAACGAGTCTGAATTATTCTACATAGATTTATTTTTATTATCTCCATGTCATGGATATCAGGAGATGTATTGTCGTTCTCACATCTATCCAATATCGTTTGAATTATAGCCAAATAATGATCCATATCTTAAATTATTAATCATATTACCATTTCCCATTCCCTGGCGTAAACAGTATCTCCCCTGTCCTCACCCAATGATTCCAGTTATTTTTAAGTTCATCAATATCATACACCTCAGCCGACTTACCGTTATCAGATCTTTTTATGACCGACATAATACTTTCCGCTCGCACGCTCCAATGACTATAACAGTCTGTCCCGCACCCGCACGCCGTGAATCTCCCGTTATCGAACTCCCAGACCAGAGGCCGGAGGCCGCATCGTGGACACGGCAACCATTCCATTGGATTCTCCGGCTTCTTGTAAACATCAATACACTTATACTCTACTGTCATAATTAGTTCTATTAAATTGATCTGATCTTTTGATCTCTCATCTCATTCTTATCCTTGAACATCATTATCCTATTTACAATCCCCTCCGATTCCATGTATGTCGAGAATCCATGTATCCTTAGATATTGAATAGCTGATAATGATTTCTCCAATATCTCCCTATACTCCATATCTGTTTTAACTGCTTTCTCCATGATCTTTTCCCTCCATTTCTTCTAATATAATTACCTATTTAATTTAGGTAATGTAATTATATATCTATTTAATTTCAGTGATTTCCCATCTAATCTAATTTAAGTTTAAATCACTTAATGTTAATACCTTTTTATCCAATAGATCAATAAGTAGCATCGCTCTCGACTCTACCTCTGTATCTCCAAATCCACTATACACTTCTGTTTGTGAATCGTAAGCATTGTATCGAACATAGGCAGTTTCGTAATATTCGCTATCCTTATTCGGGAAATATTGTGTCAACTGCAACCAGTCATCCCATATTTTTGATTTACTGACATTTATTATACTTGGTAGTATCTCTCCAAGTTCATGACTCATATAAGCCGGTATGAGGTCGCCTTCTTTTCTATATGAATACCTCATTGTATTTTGCACAACTGAATCTATCTGGGTTTCCCCTCCTTTCATCTCTTTCACAAAATAAAATTCCGACTCCGAATTTACGCCCAACTCATGCAACTTTAGCGCAAGCTCATAAGGACATATAAAATTTTGATATTTCATGTTATTCTATATTTTCGTTTCTGTAATCCCCGGCATAGTCTAACCATACCCTGTAATCATTTCTGTACTTGGTCGCCTTTATTTTCATATTCCGGTATATATCCTTATTCGCATTTTCGCCAAGTACTCTCCTTACCTCCTTCTGTAAGACCGCCCCAATAAGAGGATAGACGTCCAAATAATTGTCTTCACACTTCTCGAAATCTATTACCTTGTTCCCTATTGCCCGCTCCAATGCCTTATCCATTGCCTTTATGATGGATTCTTGCACATTTTTATATCGATTGATAAAATCCTGTCTTATAGATACCATATCTCCTTCTTTAATACTCATATTTTCTTACGTATTTATATGTTATTTTATTACTCAACCAAGCCAACGAGCAAGGGCTGCGCCTTGTCTTCCCCGACCGCCTACCCATATACGCCGGCTCCACCGGTAACGCCACCCATGACATCTTGGATGTTTCTCCCGTAAATCTGATAGTGATTGCCATAGCTCTCAAATGTTAGTTGATATCTGTTTAATCCCATCCTAATTGTCTCGCAACACCCTCCATCTCGCTATATGCGATCCTATGACATCCAGCAACCAATATATCATTCTTATAGCTATTGATCTTCCATTTGTGACCGGTTGTATCCAATACCATATCGTGTTGGAATTTACTGCCATTATGGAAGAACTTTATCAATTTCCAAAGTCTCTCAGCCTCAGCTCGTCCTATCTTGATATTCTTACTAGTCTCAATTATGCCATTCTTGATGCGAAGCCATACGTTAGGCTGGTCATCCTCCAAATAATAATGTAGATATAATTCCAGAATCTTGCCAGACTTCCACATCTCGATCTGTTCTTCAAATTTTTTCTTGCGATCTTCTTTTTCTTTTCTTCTTTTTTCAAAAATTAAAGCCTCTTTTTTCGCCTGACTGTCTTCCCATCTCTGACATCTGGCCACATACTTAGCCCACGTTCCTTCACCACAAATCTCATCTACTATCACATTGGTCGTTCCTAAAGTTTCTAACGCTTGATGATTTAGCAATACCTCAAACACACGCTTTAACTCATGGACATATTCACTTTTAATCTTATCCGATTCATAAGATAACTCATGTTTAGTTCCGATCTAGGTGTTTGCACTCTTTTTTAAGAAGGCTCTTGGGAGTACCCATATTAAAGAACTCAATATAATCCATTAGATTTCTAAATACTCCCCAAACATCCCTATAAGACAGGCTTGTTCTAACCTTCTTGTATTTCTCGATAACCTCTTTGATAAGCTCCAATTGACTGGTGATAAAAGCCATGCTGCCATCATCAGACATATTATATCCAACAGAAAATACCTTTGAACCAGTTGGTATTGCACTACGAACACAATGTTGATGTTTACAGGTAGAAGAAGAATAATACTTATCGTTAAGCAAATACGCCTTTTCACCACACTTATTTCTTACGATTCTTCCAACCTCAAAATGATAACCATAAGAATAAATACTTCTACCTTCAAAGAAAAGATTACTACCTCTTGCGGATTCTTTCTTTTCGTTTGCCCATAAGTGAGCGACCATAGAGTTGTTCATATCTATTAAGTTTTGAGTGTTAATTATTGATTATACTTGCTAAAAATAACATCGACACAAGTTCCGCCAATAGCGTTTGCGTCATTATACGAATAAAAACCTTCTGTTCCCCAATCCACACCAACTGGACAACCATCTGCATGTTTTACAAAGTCATCAACTTCTTGCGCTTCCTCGTTAGATATTCCAGTGTAGTCACCATTAATCAAAGCCCCAATCCAATAAATCGGAAGCCTATATCTTATTATCTCTATATTCATAACTTTATCAATTTACAATTACTACCTTTTCATTCTATTTTATTCAATGGACCGGCATGCGCTTCCCCATTCTCATAATAAAGCTGACCCTCATACTGGTTATGATGAAGCTCCTCACGTATCGCATCTTCATCGTCAACCCAATGTTCATATTCCTCATGCCATGACTTGAAGAAGTTATCATAACATTGTCCCATCAGATCCTCTAAAGAAAAACCCTCCGGATAAGTACACCATGCATTGTAATAATCAATTATAGGTTTCAGGAGATATAAATCATAACACATCCCTGTCAATGGGAAATTATCTCCATAGTCAAACATCACCCTACTATATTTGTGCTTGTACTCGTATTTCCCATCAACATATTTACATGGCGTGGAGAAATACCTGCCCTTGATAATACGTGGCATAATGTTGTTGTTGATATACCTGAACAGTAATTTGCCACATAAGTTATTAGGATATATATCCTTATCATAATCAGTTGGATGACAGTATATAGGATCATTGTACTTGAATTTGAATCTAAAATCATACCTCGTATATCCAACTTCCCAGCCATAAACCTCAGTATTTGTCAGATCCCCAAAAGACTTCATGGTGCTTATATAATCAGCACCATAAGCTTCCATGCAACAATCCATTATATTCCAGCGCTCACGCTCTATGATCCTTTCTTGTGAATTTTTTGACAGCTCATCAAACTCATACAGTTTTAATACAATCTCTTTCATAATCCCTCCTCTTTTAATATAACTAGATCCCTAACGTCAATCGAATGACATACGTACCTCCTTATGTTCACGTTTAGAGATATGATTGTGGCTATTCTCACGAACCACCACAATCCAGATTCAGATATCACTCATCCTTTATCTTCACAAAAGGATTTTCTACATAAAACTCCACTACACCCTTAGATTTTATAGATGTCACTATACCGGTGGTATCCACAAATCCATCTGTCTCATCCATTGTCAAATCTTCTATTTTATCTCCCGGCAGAAAACAAAGATTATAGTCTTGATCAATATACATAATCATCTTTAACCTAACCATGTCATCAATGACGCCTTTCATTCTCTCCACAACATCTAATTGATCATCAGTAAGCATTAATTTACTTTTTGAAGATTTTACTAATCTCATGTCTCCATTCTTGTCAACTACAGTCAAGTCATTGAATTTATACACATCTTCACATGTTCTGTAATATGTTTCCTTACAATAAATTTTTCCTTTATTATCTATTTCAACATCAAAACATTCCAACTTACACTTGACAGCTCTTCCGTTTTTGTATTTCCACACATCACCTATTGGAGCGAATCCGTATAATGACTTAAAAACATCATATATTGATAGTTTTGTCTTAGGGATGCTCTTATCCTTTTTAAAACATTCTTCGGACGAATAAAATAATTTCCCATCTAATGTCTTCTCAGCCCTACATCCTCCCCATGTTCCTACATATCTAACTACTCCATATGTAAAACTGATCAAGATTTTATCAATCTCAAACCACTTTAATTTTCCTGACATATCGTCAAAAAGATATCCACTCTCTAGATAAACCGATAAATGCTCTCTTATTTCCATAACAATTTATTTTTTAATTAAACAACATCATTTGCCTTGATCGCTATCAGTCTCAATACTCCTCTAAGTATCATGGTTTTCATGATACAACTCATAATATTACATTGAACTTCTCATTTAAACTATCTAAAGCTCTTTGATACTCCTCTCCCTTGTCGAACTTAATTTGAGTACTGTTCTCCAAACCAAAGGACAGGGTGAAGGATATAACCCAGCCCGATCCGTCCACGGCCTGCCCCTTGGGCCCCCACGACATCACCTGCTTCTTGGATATATACCAATTTCCTATCTGCACGAAGTCAGGATAGTTGTTAGTCAAATACCTTATCTGGATATTCAAACAATCGAAATTATCAAAAGAAATTATGTGATATTTGCTCCTTATCCGTATCTTCAGAAACGGATTGTTCCCGTAATATGCGGCGAATGCCGACACCACGGACATAGGATACCTTACGCCTTTTATTATCACCCATTTCATATACAATACCTCCTTATATTAAACTATTTAATATAAATTCATCTTCCTCCGTTCTCTCATTCATAGGCTTATTTTGTACCGTTTTGACAAGATCAAGCACCTCATCCCAAGTCCTTTCTGATAGCGTCCCATTATTTATGCCACAACACCTACATCCACTAGAAAATACCGGTATCATACTTCCATCACACATCCTAACGAATTTATATCCTACATATTCATCGCATAAGAAACATCTTCTTACTGGGATAAACCTTATTCTACCTCTATTAATGATACTTATTAATACCTCACGATTCATATTATTCCCTTAATTTACGTTTAACCTCCTTAATATATTTAGGGGAATGTAGTCCCCTATGCAATCTTATAGCCCAATCTATATCCTTTTTAGGATTATGATGAGATTGATATATCTCGAACATTTCCCTAGCCTTGACAGGGTTCGTTCGATCTTCGTATCTATATCTCCTTTTCTCCCGTTTAAGGCGTAATATCCTATTAACCTCATCAACGTATATCCTTTTCATTTGCCACCTCCCTAAGGCCCCGGATGAGGCGTTATACGCCCGATCGTCGTTCCTTGACTCCACGAAAGACAGGGCGGCCGCCAGCTTATCCCATACCCGTGCCTCGATCACGGCCGGCTTCGGGGCGAGGGGCAAGCCACCGCTCCCTTTTGGCGGTGTCAGTATCACCATAGCCATCATAAGCAAGTATCTTGTCATATCTTATCCATATCAAAATTATTACTCACGATTTTATCACCTATGTTAATTCCCCCCATATCCAAGATATTTATATTATTTATTATACTCCTTACCCAAAAAGAGGATATAATAGCAGAATATTATGATATTAAGACATAAGCCTGTCTATTACCATACCACCATATTTATCCTCCGTCCAATATCATTCGTATCAGTACACGACTTTTATTATTATGGTCATAAATACACTCAATCATCCCTTTTTCAAGCCGCTATCGCCATTAAGATTATCAGCTATACCCAATATCTTCGAAATAAGAGCCTTTTTAGGCTTATATTCGTCGTTTATGCTTATAACCGAGTAGTTGTATACCACGCCTTCTTTCGATACTTCTATGCCCACGTATTTAGGCGCAACGGCATCCCTATGCAACACGATAAACGGGTTTTTACCGTCCAGATCATTTATCAACTGGTTAAACTGCCGTCTCGTCATCTGATAGTGATATTATTTCCATGTTATAAATGCGATCTCTCTTTACCCTTATCTTCTCGCATAGCTCATCGAAGCACCCATCTTCTTCTAGCTTATCAACATAATATGATACACTTGATTTAGAGCTTCCTTGAAGATATACATTTCCTCTTATATTCCTTGAGAAAAAATTAGGTAAGACCATCTTTTGTCTCTTATCCTTATTATCCATATAAGATATGACAACAACCCATAATTCTGGTTCCCGTTCTTTTACCGATAACATAAGATCGAGACCCGATTGACCATTGATATTCCTCCTGCCAGTTTCGTTATAACGAAGAATAATATAATCATCCGCTTTATCATCCTCAATCATCACGACCATAGGACTATTACCCTTCCCATTATCACATAATACTCTTGCCTCTTTTCCGTTACGTAGATATACCTTATCGTAATCTCCGTTTTTGTATATCTCGAAATCAAACTCTATTACCATTTTATTTCCTCCTATTGATATATTGTTGCGTACGTCCTTCCTCTATCTTTTCGAAATAGAACTTATTCCCGTATAACCTTGTAAAACAGATGTTATACCCGAAATGCTCCGCACGTCTGATTTGCGCATAACCTCTACTGATGTCCTTATCATCAATCAGCGTAACAAAACAATGTGATCCTACTTCTGTATTCAAAACCAGATTTTCCCAATCTTTTACCTCCATATCAAATCTCCTTAAATAATTTTTTGTTATGATTATCGCTATTATACCATTTGTCAATATTATCGTACTGCTTTGGATAAACCCCATAAGACCTACACCACCTAGGTAACGGCCCGTTCATTACGTCTAATGCCGTCGCAAGGTCGAACGTAGCTTCCTCCTTGATACCACATCCCGATCCACTTCCACGGCTCGGTATATAGGCTCTACTATATGCTACACTCATTCCATATTCTCCATGACTCAGATACCCGATGTTGGGTGAATCAGGGAAGGCGTAATACAACATTATATAATCACCCTTACTCCAACCTCTATTATAAGTATCATCCTGCCATGCGAAAACCCTGCAACCGGCTTCTTTTAATTCCGCTGCCGCTCTTTTTAAAATATTATCTTCCATACTACTTACATTTAAGTTATGCCAAGGTGCCGGGAACCGACCCCGGATCATATCCGCACACGTACGATTATGATATATCCTTCCACCCCGCCAAGGTCATGGTCACAATATTAACAAACTAAAATCTAATGTTCATATCATTACACATCTTAAAGAAGACCTCCCTTATGATCTTTTTATACAAGATGTATATCTCATCATCATCATCATCGAACTCCACTTCCCATGAACGTAATAAATACCTGATATCGCAATCCGCTATATGAATCCTGAATATAGACGGAACGCTCATTATGTAGTCCTCGAAAGCTTTCTTAATCCCATCCCTTTTGATATGTTCTTTATACTCATCCTTAAACACGTTAAGCATAAAAGCCAGATACTCCCTATCATATCTAAACTGCTTTTTGTAATTATCAGTATCTATATGATCTAGTATATATATTTCTATAGCGTCCCTGTCGTATTTTGACATACCTCTTCCCCCTGTTTTTGATATTTAATGACCCTTTTCTCCCCATACGCCTTCGCTAACTGAATAAGCTGGCCGGTAAACACCTTGGTACGGTGTCTTACAATCTTATCCACCAACTCCGGGCATCTGGTTTTCCATCTATAATTAACCTCGCCCTTAGCTTTCTTCTTGTAATATCTGTAAAATGTTACGGCCACTACCACTTCTCCATCTTGTTCAAAAGCCACTAAATCGTAATTGTTGTAAACTATTTCGTTCATGTCGTTATTATTTTTATGTACTTAATCACCTCTTCTGGTAAGGATGCTAGATCCTTAACTCTTTTACCGAAATCGTATGAATGTCTCCTATATGGATAATAATCACCAACATATATTCCTATTCCTTGTGGATGAAATGGATTTTCGCTGCACGCAAACACAGGATAATATACCAACCCACTACTATCTTTACCCTTATCACTTACACATATTATCGTGTATCTATCTATCTCCCCATCGCCAATATCATACACCCTTACTTTTACCTTCACGCCATTGGCGTTTGTTATAACATTATTCATACGCACCTCCTTTGTTGTTCACGATCAAACTAATCTATCTCCCTACCATATATAGTATACGATCCACACCAGCCACGATTCTCATTCGAGACCCTAATATGATCTACAGGCTTATCTCCTGCCATACAATTAGCGTAAGATAATACCTCCGACATGCTTCTAAACCCAGAATCCGTTGCCGATTTAATAAGCTTCCGATCGCACCCGAATACCCATACCTTCATAATATCCCTTCCCTTTACAGTTCTTCTTATACGCATAATCTTGCCATAAAATAAATAAACATAAAATCTATTCTCTCTTTGTTATCATCCATCCTATGCCCGGTGATCTCAAAAACAACCCTACGCTTTTCTATAGTCTGTATATTATCTAACTGAATAGCTATGTAAGGATATTTCATAACTTTCTCTCTATTGATGTTATACAAAATAGCGTTGACATCTTGCCTGCGAAAATACATATTTACCCCTATATAGCTGGCAACCAAAAGACATTCGTCTATTACCCCATCAGTATCGAATAGCAATAACATATCATCCTTCTCGATAGTATATTCCATATCAAGGATCTTGATACGTTTGCTTCCGTCCTTCTTATCTGATATAAGAACCTCTATCATATCCTTATCAGTCGTAAGGATATAATACGCCTCATCCTTTGTAATATTATTACGAAGGTAAGACAGTATCTCATCTTGTAATTTTACAATCTCGTCCATATAATATTAGTATTTAGTTATTACCACGCCAAAGGAAAGAACGGCAGCCGACACCCGCAGCCTACCACGCCGTGACACCGCCGCCCGTTCCCCTTGGTATTATTCTGGCACCTCTAATTTCCCATAATAAGGATAAAAACAACCGTCTCGATAAACCGAATATCTGAGCGTTTTATCCTTTGCTTCATAGATGGAAACACAACCGCTGTTATAAGCGTTGGATAGTTCTTTTGCTACAAATCCGCCTATTCGTTTATAGGTTTTAGGCGTATCCCTCAACGGTCTGCCTACATATATTTTTACTCTTTTGCACTTCTTGTCGCCTACGTATATATCCTTTCCGCTAAGCTCCGTTAAATACACGAATCTCATATCAACCGATTTTAAATCCAACATTCCTCTACCTCTATCTCCATATGATCCTCCCAATCACATCTATCAACGTCCTCGCCATCCTCAAAGTAATAGTAGGCCCATACCTGTACGCCTCCTGCCTCTATATATCCATCACTTTTCCATTCTATCAACCCGTCTTGCCTTACCACGTTGGTAGGCTCAGCCCCTAGCGACAGCAGATTATTTACTATACTACTGCCAAATACGTTCCTTGCTTCTTCTTTTGTCATATCACTATCAGATTTTTAATATTATACTAACGCCAAAGGAGAACGGAGACGGACGACCAGCGGGACCTACCCCACGCCATCGCCGCCCCCGTTTCCCCTTGGTTTCCTCCGCATCACCCCATACCAATAAACAATATCTACCCACCAATAACACCATACCCACCATCACTCACAACCGCCTCGCCTTGACTGGAAACTCCTACCACTTGCAAACTTTTACATTTGATCGGAAGATACCCCTTGCTTGAAAGGCGTTTCCTTGCTCGAAAGGTGTTTTCCTTGCTCGAAAGGTGTTTCCCTTGCTTGAAAGGCGTTTCCTTGCCTGAAATGTATTTCCCTTGTTTGAAAGGCGTTTCCCTTGCTCGAAAGGTGTTTCCCTTGTTTGTTGGTGTTTTCTTGTTTGGAAAGGTTTTTTCTTGTTTGTTGGTGTTTTCCTTGTTTGTTGGTGTTTTCCTTGTTTGGAAAGGTTTTCCCTTGTTTGGAAAGGTTTTTCCTTGTTTGGAAAGGTTTTTCCTTGTTTGGAGGTGTCCCATCACGCAACCCCCAAACCTCCCTCGAAACCACCACGAAAACCCAAGACCTCCCGCTACTTTGTTCCACGTGGAACGCTGATTCAGTCTAGGATATCGAGGTCTTTGTTCTTGATTGCCTTACATACTTGCCTAATGCAATGTATTGATAATAAAGCCAATAAAATAACTATGGTTAAAGGCAGAGCGTCGCCCGTAGCTATAACATACAGCCCCAACTCAAACGCCATATACCAACAAAACAAGGTAAGCACAAAATATATCAATATTCCCATAAAAATATACAATAAGTAACCGTGACTTTAAAATTGAACACAAATAACATAATTAATTGGGTATCAATAATATAATATATATCAATCCCTAGAGCTACCTCTAAGGAAAGATAAGCCTAGATATAGATAAAAAATATACAATAAGTACCGCCTATTATATACCTTTTAGGATCGATTCAAGCGCAAATCCATGCATAAGGGTACAATTCACCCGCCCGTATGGATATAGACATATACAAAATGATACATAATAAAGTATTTTACTTACATATTTATAATTAAGGCTTAAAATTTACCGCCTCAACACTTTTATGTGTAAGCAAAACATATGGTTATGCTATCATTTTGTAAAATTAGGCACAAAAAAGCCCTTCCGTCCTATATCACTACAGTACAGAAGGGCACAAACTTTAAAATCAAATAAAAACAAACGATCTATTGTCGTAATTTGTTTGCCATATAACTAACACGTTTCCGCCTACATTTATCAGAATCTCTACTACAATCTAATTTATTAGACTTGTATAGATCTTTGGTAAGCTCAATATAAAACTCCATTTGAGACTTTCTTACAGCCTCTAAAGCCTTTTCTTTTTGAATAGATAGTTTCCTATTCAAATTATCGAATTTCTTTTTGTACATAATATATTAATTTAATTACACCAATAAGAATACGGCATGGCTATGAAGTCACAAAGCCGCCGTTATCGATACGGACAGCAGAGCACACCACACCCGCCCGATTCCCTTTGGTTTTGTCCCTTTGCCCCGAACGAACGAAGCCAAATACGTACATACGTTGCCCGTGATACGTACCGACAAGGCGCACTTTGTCCGTCAATTTAACCGCACAAAATACCCTTGTAAGGGTTGTTATTTTAATTAATACATATAACATACAAGTATTTAAGCAACCCTATATGTTATTGCATTGATATATTGGTACGGTTATAACCCCGTAATGCACTCCATGCGTGCTGCTCTCGCTACACATGGACATACGCCCTATACATGCGTATATACACCAATATACCCCATGTTTTTACATGGCCTATCCGGTTGACCGGACGTATTAACCAGCTTTGATACATAGCCAAGAATAACGGCACGCCCCTGAACTAGGAGAACGCCTGACCACACTATTAGTCGGCAGCCTATTTATACGAACTCTCGATACCCTACCGATTCGCATATCTATGTATCAATATGTTAAATATCTTATCTGTTTAGTCTAAATCAGTGGCACGGCGTGAACGTACAGATATCGCCACCATAATGCCCCTATATATAAAGATATAAGGACATCTTAATATTATCTTACATTTTTATCGTGAGTAAGATAATAGGTGATACATTTGGCTATCAATGAAAACGAAAAATTCGTTATTTTAGTAGCCATTCGAGTAGATTTATATCTTTCGTTATTGTAAATAACGAAATAACCGCTTTTATCCTCAGAGTATTTAATAGGGGCACAATAGCCAAAAGCTTTATGTGTTGTGCCCAAAAGAATTTTCTGAGCTTGTTTTTCGGCTAACATTATTTTATTGTTGGCTGATTCATTTTCATCATTGTAAATCTTTTCTATTTCTATATATTGGCAAAATACGCCATCTATATTTGCAAGAATTTCTTTACAAATAGTAATAACCAATTCTTTATCTTTAGCCAAAGCGACTAAAGACGGGATAACATCTTTTGAAACTTCAATATTGTTTTCTTTGATAATATCCATAACATCTTTTTTGCTATTAAACAATCTGCACCAAGATTTTATCGCACCCGTCAAAGTTTCAGATTCCGACTTTTTCACTGCATTTTGTACTCGATTCAAATCTTTTGCTTTCATATTAAATCGCCCTTGCCCTAGGGACTTATATAGGCACCTAGCACGCCTTGTTCGTTAATATTGTTATCTCACATTGCAAATATAATATATGTTTTATTTCCAAACAAATATTTTACAATAAAAATTCAACGATTATATATAATAAAACTAATCAAATGTAAATGTATATTAAAATATTGATTTATATCATTGATAATCAACAATTTAAATGGAAAATAAGCATTCCTTTTTGGTTGGCTGGCGTTTGCCGTTCCTTTTTCCCGCCCTTCGTGGATTGGGGGGGGCGGTCCAAAAAAACGGCAGACCCCACGGCCCGATTTCGGGGAGGTGGTCCGTCCCGCATATCCCTCATATCCCCGCATATCCCTCATATCCCCGCATATCCCTCATATCCCCGCAATCCCGCATACCTCTACATGTGATGCGCATCCCAACATATCCCTTATATCCCCATCAAATCCATTCATCGTCCCCTCACGACCTTCTCATTAATTTTATTATATTTGCGATATAATTAAAACATAACATATTATGAATAAAGAAGTTGAATATATGGGGGGGGGTATTTTAACCCTCAGATAAGGAGGGGGTATGTTTAGGCGCAGGACTTCTTCTCCCGGTAAGATCCACTACCGCGTTAATATAAACAAGAATATGTGTCTTGGCGTTGTAGATATATATATTGATGGGAAGCCATATCAACCTGGTTTTAACGGATCTTATCTTGATATATATCGCGATAAGAAGATAAAAACTATAAGCATAAGTGGCCAGATATCATATCTAAATCCGAAAAATGAGTACAATGTTATTTTGGGCATAAGTGGAGGTATTATAGAGGGAACCCTTACGTATCAATATAATTCGGGTATGCATTGCGAGTTGGCTAATAAGGTGATATACGGGAATAGGATAACTAATTTTGTTCCTGTAACGGTGATAAAAGATCCTGGGAAGATCATTAATTTCACTTACAGATCTGAATTACAGACTCAGGTTTTAGATGAAAGTTATGTAAGTTGGGATGGTGATTATGTATTAAACGATAATTGTATAGTAACTGATCTTTGTTCGGGATGTGAATCTTATGCCTATGGGAAAAGTTCTCATGGTAACTATCGAGTAACGGTAAGGATAGTGTAATCCCAAGGGAAGGAGGGAGACCTCGTCCTTCCGGGCCTCCCCCGTCCTACCACCGCCCCTCCCGTTCTTTTTGGCTTCTCCATGTATTGTCTTTGACCGGATATCAAAAATTCATATCTTTGGAACAAAACTACAATCATGTTTAGAGACATACTACATAAAATAAAGATCTTCTTCTGCGATGACGATATCGAGAAGATAAATGTAAGGGATAGTACGGTTATCCGCAACAACGAGATACATAAGATGTATGATGAGATACTTAATGAGCTAGGTGATTTAGCCACTGTCGTATCTAGGAACTACGTATATGGTAGGATAAAGGACAGGACGGGATTAAGTATCCGTCATATCAGCAGGATAATAAACCATACTAAAGTGGAGGAGATATGATCAAGGACGTAATGGAGAGGGATATGATAAATGAGATATCCACGTTGTTTGTAATGATATTCACGTCAGGGTTGATGTTTGTCATGCCTATATTATATATAGGGTATAATGATATCCTTGTCATAATAGGATTCGGGATACTACTATCTTTTATGTTAACCATAATCCCGATCTTGCTTTCTTACGATATAAGGGATGAGATCATTGAGTTGATTGGTGATATGGATAGCCAGATCGTGGTAGATACTTCGGTATATAAAACGAACCTGCCCTAAGTAATTCCTAGGGCAGGTTTGGTATAATTATCATCGAACTATCTCCCAGTCTTCGGCAAATACATCACTGATGGATGGAACCCATGAATCGGTACGTCCGGTATTCTCGTTGTAGATAAGGCATTGACTGGTATAGTCAATGAATCCTTTGCTTTTCAGAATAAGGTCTTTTGCCGATTGAGGAAGAGATTGCATCTTAGGGATGATGTCGCTATCGATATGAGCTGGCACTTGTTTGAATACCATCAAACCTTTACCGTTCCAACCACTTCTACGAACAGTCCCACCTTGTTTTAACACTTCGATAGTATCACCGAAGCACATTACGGATGAATCATCGGCTTTATCGTATGTTTTCTCAAAAATGTCCTGCTTGCAAGGATAAAACTCCCCGTTTACTCCCTTGATGATGTAATCACCTACATTGGCTTTCATAACACCTTCAAGGGTTTCTATACTACAATCAACAGAAGGAGGTATCCCATTATCAGCGTCACCTTCCCTAATAACTTCTATTTTAACACTATCACCAGCGAAATCCTTGATCTCATCATTATTAAAGCCTTTCCATTTTACGGCTTCTATCGCAATTGGTTTCTTTACATATCTATTCATAATTTTACGATTTAATATATTATTATCTTTTGATATACCTTTCTATAAGATCTATTGATAGTTTAGCTCCCAGCTCCTCCTCCAATAGGTTAAGGTAGTTCCGATGCAGGCATCCGCCCCGCTCCACCTCCCTAAGGCCGGCCCCGTCCCTGATCCTGACCAGCCCTTTCTTTGGATCCATGTCGATCATATCCCGAAGCTCGTTCATGTTCTTAAACCTGTCTTCTATCACCTTAAATACATCGATCTTAGGTTTCTTATCCTTATTCTTAGGCTTTATCTTAATTCTCCCGCTCATATCGATTTACATATAATACGATTAACGTTATTATTTTTTTCCGCAATAAACGCACATAGATGTAAAAGTTGAATACACCCTCCCGCATACAGGGCATCTCCATCCATACATAACAGGATTTGTTTGTTTGTCAATTTCTTTCAAGCCTTCATTAGTAGTGGATGATGTATTTTTATTTCCCATATCATTCGTTATTTATCTTATCTGTACTACCAAATCCATTGTCACCTCTATCAGATTTTCCAAGATCCTCTAATGACTCTACCTCTTCCCATACGATACGTTCCCGTCTACGAATAAGAAGTTGAGCTACCTTACCACCGACATTACAATAATAAGGACTATGCCTATCCATTTTTCTGTGAACTATCATAATCTCACCACTATATCCTTCATCAATAGTAGCAGGGGCGTTTTGCATAATTAGCTCGCTATTAGTAAAACCACTACGTGGACGGATTTCCATCTCATAATCCTTCGGCAATGCTACATGTACACCGGTATGATATATAATCCTACCACCGTCAAGTTCTATATCCTTAACAAATAAATCCATGCAAGCATCCTCTTTATGAGCATATTCAGGCAGCTTAGCCCCTTCTTCCAGCCATATCTTGACCTTACACGTATCTATACCATCAAGTAACTCAATTACCTCTTTGTAGCTCATAGGTTGCTCTGATGCCAATGAAATGGCTCTTGCCAATAAATCTTTAATCTTACTCATTTTATCTTGTTTTTAAACTCTTTCCCCTTCGGGCATTGTAATTTACATTCCTCACCACAAGCGGAACAGTTGGGTCTCATTCCGGACACCCCTCTTCCCCCGTACGGCCAGTAGGCATAATCGCAGACGCTCCAGAACGCCTCCATCGCCTTTATCTTGGCATCGACGGTTATCTTCTCCCTCACCTTTTTCATGCTTTCCCTGAACTCGTCTTTCATATCCTTCCCCTCTATCTGTCTGGCCTTACGTCTCTCATTCCACCAATTATAGTAGAATTTGTCAGCCATCTTATAGACTTCCGGATCAAATTTATCACGGTGCAGGATAGGGGCGTCCTTGACCTTTCTCAAATTCCTGCCACAAACATAAGCAAGCCCGGCGTACGGAGGTATGTCCTTAGGATCAACCAACCCATCCGGCACGCAGTAGTAGAAGTAATTGGGGCGGCCGTACCTAGTCCAGCCTCCGGCCTCGTACAGGGCTTGCCTTCTAACCTCGAACCAGCCTTGCATTACTTGGTGCTTTTCCTGTTTCTCGAAATCCTTGTTATAGTCAGCTAACGAGATTTTTACCTCAACTTCATAAGCGTACATAGATCTGGTTATAGCCAGATAATCGGACTCCCAGTTATAGACATATAAGTTGTTTATAATCCATCTAGGAGATACCAAGAACTTTCTGTTCAGGATATCCAATATCCCTCTCTCAGTATATTCAGCACCTTTATTTGATCGCCGTGTTCCCATCTCCTGTCAGAGGATTATTCCTATATCCTACCGCCATTATAGCATTACCTATCAACATCCTCAACTTATCCATATCTTTATCATGGAACGAGAAACTGGTTAAGGTATATGACTTAGTAGCCTTCTCACAAGACCTTATCATCAACATAGCCACATATTCCCCCATCATCTTTCCGTTCATAATATCAAGATCGATTATACCGTGATCTATTAGATCAACCACATCCCATCCTGCTGGTAGATACTTTTTTATTTGATTAATATCCATACCAAATATTATTTATAAAAAGGAGGGCCGTGCTACCCTCCTATAGATTACACACGAAAAATAGAACTGAAAGCGATCTTAAGCACGTAAGATTTTATTAATTCCCGTAGGCTGTCTACCGGTTATCGTTAATTACCGACCTACGGGAATATGTTTAAGAAAACACCATGTGGGGAGTGGGGGAATCGAACCCTTATCCACGCTACGATTAGGAATCGTAAATTCTATCCGTTAAATTAACTCCCCTTTAAGCGTCCTGATCCTCCCGGACAAGGACACTACATAAATCTAAACTCTAAACCTAATGACAAATATTATTAATCCAACTGTGGACCCGGCCGGACTTGAACCGACAACCTTCTGGTTATGAGCCAGTTGCTCTTACCAATTGAGCTACGGGTCCTAAATACACCACATCGGCTTTCACAAGAGGATGTGGATCGGAATTTCTCGAAAATTATATAGTAATATCATGAAACTATTGTCCAACATTCTAGCATATAGCACCAATCCTCGAACGGGAACGTCTCTACACCAGACCTACCCCATCCCGTCCCCCAACTGTTCTGTAGGACGAAGCCGGCCTTGTCCCAGCCGGTGAGGATAACGGCATGACCTCCCAAGTTCTGCCCTTGGCCTTGCCAGAATCGATTACCATAATTATAGCAATACAGACCTATAACCAGAGGCCCATTCAGCATCAACGCCACCTTAGCCGATACCGGATCTATGATCCTAGCGTAACTGTTTATTTTCTCCCCATCTACGCCTACGTTCTTGATAGACTTGATAGCGTCACGAAGAACCATCCCGTCTTGATCCTTATCCTCTCTCAGATCATATATATCGTAAGGAGAGATCTTAGCCGGTCTTTTAATAGCCCTTATACTCTTTCTCCAATTAAGTATCTCAGCCAAGCTTATTGCCGCGCAAATAGGGGAAGAACCTTGATCTACCACGCTATCGACATTATTGATCTTATACTCATCAGGAACAGCCTCATGCTGCATATTCATGATAGCGTCCCTATCATCCGCTGGTGATGGTATGTAACCTAGTCCGTAACTCATTTTTTATCTTTTTTATGATAATCAATTATCTTGATATTAAACGTATCGGATCTTTGCCTAACCTGTATTGACCCTCTAGCTTTTCCCTTGGCGTCGTACAGGGCGGTAAAGCCAAAGTTATCGACCCTGCCGTCATCCAGCGTAAACCTCCACTCCTTCCATTGACCCATCACGGTCCCGGAAGATACTATGGAATCCACCACATAAGATATATCAGTAGTATCGTACTCCGTATAATAGGTTCTAGATGTACTACATCCGACAGCCGCTAAGGTAAATAACGTTACCAAGAAAAACAAGATTCTATTCATCTTTCTTAGATTTTTTACGTTTCTTAGATTTCTTCTTCTCCTCAGTTTTATTCTCAACATTTACGTCATTGCCGGCATCGACGCTAGTAACCTCAGAGATATTATTTTCAGGTATATCGATATGACCGGAATTAGGATCCATCTTATCCTCATCAACAAAAACCTCATCAGAAACATCGTTGTCTAAAGCCTCTGGATCGACATGATTCTCCAGATACTTGATACGATCTGACATAATTTTATTCTGGTCATCAAGTTCCTTATATCTTCTTCTAGCCTCATCGAGTAATTTAGATGATAGTTTATGTTTCTTCTCAATATCCATATAAGCCCGTTTAAGAGTCTCTTTCTCTTTCACCGACTCATTATATAACTCTCTTGATTTACTAAGCTCATTCCCCATCTTAACGATATGAGAATCCTTGGAATCTATATCCATATCAAGAGAATCGACAAGCGTATCAAGATACTTTATTTTCTCTTCTAATTCCGTTATCTTCTTGCGGGAATCCTCATAATCTCTTTTTAATCTACTTGAATAGCTAACAGCCTCATCAAGATCCTGTTTTAGAGTATTTATATAGCTACTCTTTACTATCTTCAATCCGAACATCTTTATCACTGTTATAGGTTTCACGAATATCGGCTTTTATCTTGCCGACTATAATTAACTCAGCTATATGTTTGTCTTTCTCGACTATAGCCATATCCTTACGGACATTAGTTACCCTGATCATGATATTCCCGTTATTAGACGAGACGAACGGTGATCCTACCAAAGTAAGTCCCGTATCGCAGGTAAACGACGGCAGCATCATCAACACCCCTATGGTATTATCCGGGAACGATGCCCATACCCCTGTGTCTATATCAAGGACATCACCCTGTCCTAATGGGAAGGCATTACCCTGCTTGATAGGAATATCCTTACCCAACGAGTTCCATGCTTTCGAGAATCTTACGGAGTTAAGGAAGATCTTTCCCTCTTTCTCCACCATCCCTACCATAGGTTCGCAATTCAATCTAACCTCGTTTTGTTTATCATCCGGCTTCTCCTCAAGCTCATCAAGGTCTCTGGCTGATGTAAATGACTTACTCTCCAGAAGTTTTTTGATATCTTCAATCGTAGCCATACTATAATTTTATTATTAAATAAACGATCTTCAATCCTAACTTCAAATCAGATGTCTTTTCGAACATCTCCCTAAGAGGTAAGATAGTAGCGTCAAGATCTGACGCTACCCATTCTCCATCCTTATAATACATATTCTTTTCCTCGGAATACGCTACACAAGGTCGATGCCCTAAGTTCTTCATAACCGTATCTACCTTATTTTGGGTAGGCATCGAGACACGGTTCACTTTAGTAGATATATTAAAATTACTTTCTATCATAAATCAAATCCTACATATTTATAATCAACATTATTTATCTCAAATATCTTATCCATAAATATTCTATGTTTCTCTTTAGTATCAAGAAGATTCTCACCATAAAAGAAAAATCTATTTTCATTATCCAATTTTAGATATTTATGAATAAGTTTATGTGCTCTTCTTGATAAAATAAACCCGCTTTTTAAACAATCATAATCCCAATGATGAGCTTCTTTGTATTTTAAATCAAATCCTCTTGATCTTAATGACCTACTTAAACCTTTATATACACAAGATTTTGTTTTATAATTTTTACTATGCTTACTTGCATATCCAAGCCTCTTATACTTTTCTCTTCCCCTTCCCCTTTCTTTATCTACAAAATCGGGATTTTTGATATTATCATTATATTTATCATGAACATCTTTTTTAGCGCACTCCTTACACTTATTAAAATGTCCATCTTCCATTTTAGGATGCTTATAAAACTCATCTATGGATTTTATTTTACCACATTTGAAACAAACCTTATCCATATAAATCAGAAAGGAAGATCATTGTCATCTCCAAAAGGAGGATATTGAGGAGGTTGCTGTTGACTTCCAAAAAAAGGCGCTTGGGCTGTCTGAGGCGGAGCCTGCTGGCATGATGGAGGAGGCGTCTGCGGCTGGGATTGCGGCTGATATGACAGTGGGGGCGTTTGCGTTGTAGCCTCACCAGCGTTGTTTTGGCTTGCCGACTGAACGGGTTTCACACCATCTGTCTTAATACTTTGAATATACTTATTAAGCACTTGATAGGCAAAAGCATCTTGAGCCGTATAATCAAACTTCTTATTCCCCATTATATCAGTACTCTCAACTCTGTCAGGCCATCCATTCTGACCATTCTTATAATATTGCTGTATAAGTTCATCCCTTCCATCAGGAGTTTCCCTAGCATATGAGATAAAAAAATTACCCGGGGCATATTGATCTCCTTTCCTAGCGTGAGCTGGATTGATTACCACCTTACGCTTTAAATCAATATTAGGCAAGTATCTCACCAATGACTTAACATAATTATTAATACCTCCTTTTTGAGTCATCAAAGGAACATTTATAATATAGTTTCCTTCGTCATCGCTTATTTTTATAGCTACGTATTTAGTTTTTGCCCCGTTATAGTCAACCTCCCTTATCTCAATATCTGATAAATATCCCTCTATACCATTCCAAAATACTTTCCAATAAGATACAGCCCCGGTCTTATCATTCACATGTTCCTCATAACCTTCTTTAGGCTCCTTGGATGATTGATAAAGAACTCCACCACCACTTATCTTAAAGTAGTGATTATTAGATCCTAGCGAATTTTCACGAACTCCCATATTATATATATTTAAAAATTAAACAATAATTGATGATGATAAGAAATACTCATTCTTATTATTTTCCCCATAAATCTTATTAAAATGAGATTTATGGTCATGCTCGATAACTATCCTATTATATGATATGCTTTTAACTATACCAAGATACCTACCACATAGCACATCGCATATAATATCATTACCGTTATGCGATAAAGCCGTAAGCCTTTCCTTACAAGATCTTCCAGACATAGGGTTCTCTGACATAATACCGCATCCTTTTTCAGTGAATATCAACTTACAATGATCAAACTCATTTACCTTGATATTATTCTGGAGGGCCTGGACGAGTAGATCCTTATCAAAGACATAGGTACTTGTTTTGACAAAATGCTCGTCCACGAACCTCCAGTTAGGATAATTACCGTCAAAGTGAATCTCATACATATCCATATCAGGGGTAGAGAAGTAAGTCCTAGTATCATCTACTTTGATAGACAACGTATCTAATGACTTATTTATATGTTTATCAAGTAATAAAGAGGAGGCGTTTGATACCGGGATAAATACCTTCTCTACCTTATCCTGATTAGGGATAAAATACCTGTAAATAGTATTCCTGTCAGTACTTACTATATTAATATTAATATCATCAATATCAATGACCACATTCTCTATGCAAGGATAAAGCTCGTTGATCTCCGTATAATTACTGGCCTTGTTAAGGACCGATACATAATCATTCATCTTAACATTAATACCTCCATCAGGGATATTATATACCATAGGGAAAGTATTTACGTCAAAGGCCGGACAGCTATACTCACCAGAGGCGTAGTATATAGTAATACTGTCCTTCTTATCGGAAAGCACGATCTTAATCTCACCATTCTTCTGTTTTTTTACAAACCTTATGAAAGAGCTTGCTTCTACCAAGAAAGAGAAGTTAGAATCAGACTCCACTTCCAGCCTCTCTATAACACATACCTTGGCATTTACGGAAGTAATATAAGCTAGATTATTGATAACATCTATCTTAATATTATTATAGAGTGAATTAGATCCGGCGTTTTTAACAACTAACTCTAATTTACTTAACTTCTCATTCAATGATTTCGACAAGCACTTAAATAACATAATGAACAACCTTTATATTACATTGCAAATGTAATCATAATTATATTAATACAAATATAATAAATACTTAATAGTATTAAAATAATTTAAACTTACGTCTAATATACTCGGCTATAAGCGTAGCGTCACACATTCCGTCTTGTATCTTAGTAGGTTGCACTCCTTTTCCTGACCATGGTTTCACGAAAGAGACCAAAGGGAAAAGGCGCATGGCGCATCGGATGGAGGTAGCCTTCGTGTCTAACTTCGCCGCCGTATACACCCGATCGGCTGTCGTATGAAGCTCCTTCTGCCAGGTCTTTGGCTGGACCTCCTCGAACATGAACCTGACATCTGGATGCGAGTGGTATCGTTCCATCATCTCCACCATCATAGCGAAGAGCGCGTTCGGTTCCCGGCGCCGTCCGCCGAAGGTGAAGTTACTGGCGGCTGAGCTGTTGTGGATGCTGTGGACGTCCTCTACGGCGATCGCCAGCGTCCCCCCACCTTCTTTTTGGATATTGTCAGCGGCATCAAGAAAGAAACTTGATATGGCCCTAAGGTCTATATCTCCTTTAGCGGATATCCTGGGGGTCATGATTACCTTAATATCTCCGTTCTCCGGGATCATGGCTAATCCTCCAGTATCTATACCTGGATCTATTCCTATCACTATATTCATGAAGTTATATTTTTAAGGTATATAATGAGTGAAAATCCTCTGGTCTAAACACCTGTATAGAATTGTCTGGATACAGACCTATGTAATAACCGTAAAAAGCCCGTAAAACTCCATTTTCTAAGCTTATATCCAAAGCCTTTACCTTATTACCGTCAACCATAACATCAACCTCTTTTGCCTTATGAGATATTTTATGAAACCATACAGGTACAGGGTCAATACCGTACCTGAATGCGTTTACTGTTGATTTTATCGCTATATAAACACCCATATACTACATATAATTAATAATATCACCTATCTCATCTTGGTCTAAGCAAGGACAACCAACTATTTCCTCGGTATTTTCCTTTGATCAAGAAAATCCTTAGCTTCATCTATATTAGATGCGTATATCCATCCAATATATTCTTCTCCGTTTATTTTATATTTTGTGACAAATTTCTTATTAGCATCCATAATCAAATTAAATTACAATCATCACGTTTAATAACCTTAAAATCTCCCTCCCTGAACAACAAAACCACATCAGTTCTATTATACTTATGTTTTTCGATATTCACCAAATGGTAAGAAGCCGGTCCAGTAGCGGGCCTAACCGGTCTCAATACGGCTATGGCTATATCACCGCCAAGCTCCACCCCTCCGGTAACACCTTGTAGGCACATGAAAATATACCCTTCAAACTCATGTTTCTTACCAATAAACTCGCTCATAGGGATACCTACGAACAAATAGTTCTTTACATCCTCTTTCTTAACATCAGCGGCGTTCTCGACACTTGATGGTATTACATCTATAAATTTAGCTCCTATCGCCATAATTAAATATTTAGTTTAGTTCTTAATTCTTGACATAACTCACAATTATCTCTCATGATACTTAACGTATTATCAACGCCATTACCGACCCGAACATCCCCGTACCAGTACCATGATCCTTTACGGGTAAAGATACCGGTTTCCTCGCATAACTTCAAAAGTTCAAGTTCCTTATCAAACCCCACGCCATAATACAAGGCTGTCTCTGCTATTTGGAACGGAACGGCTGTCTTGTTCTTCAGAACCTTTATCCTAACCTCATGACCTACTGAAGATCCGTCCTCTCCTAATATAACCTTCTTTCTCGCCATCTCCATACGGATAGAGGCATAGAACTTAAGGGCGTTACCTCCGGTCGTTACCTTAGGATCGCCGTATATAACACCGATCTTCTCTCGGTACTGATTGATGAATACCAGAACACAGTCGCTTTTGTTTACGATTCCTGTAAGAACCCTCATGGCTTTGGACATCAAACGAGCCTGCAATCCCATGTTGCTGTCTTCCATATCGCCCTCTATCTCCTTCTTCGGTACCAGATTGGCTACAGAATCTACGACAATAAATCCGACCTTCCCAGACTCGACTAACTTGGCTGTGATGTCAATAGCCAGCTCCCCGTAGCTTGGTTGGGAGATCAAAAACCGGTTTATATCTAATCCCATTTTCCTAGCGTACTCAATATCGAAAGCGTTCTCCACGTCTATTATAGCTACCAACTTATCTGGATGTTTTTTCTGGAACTCGATCATACTTAACGTACACATCATAGTCTTGCCACAAGATTCCATCCCGACCAGCTCATGAATCCGGCCTACCGCCCATCCGCCGCCGAGGGCCTTATCCACCACCAGCGATCCAGTGCTTTCCCTTGGTATGGATATTATAGGCTTATCATCGCCAAAGTTCATTATCGAGCCTTCTCCAAGCTCTTTATTTAAAGATGATACTAACTCATCTACGTCTGAAAAAAGTTCTTTCTTAGCCATTATAATCCGTATTGTTCGAAGTCAAATAAATCTTTTTGTTTCTTTATCATATCCTTTCCGATGTCGGAAATCTTCTCTGGATGTAATACACCCTCATTCTCATCCACCTTATCTATGAAGTCAGATATCTTATCGCTTAGCAGAACCATATCTTCTTTAGGAATTGATTTTAGATAAAGACCGTCTATGGACCTACATCTTGATAGAGCGGTATATATCTGCCCTATTTCGAAGGCTCTGCTGATATCTACGAATATATTATCTAAAGTCATTCCCTGAGATTTATGAACGGTTATAGCGTATCCTAACCTCAATGGATATTGTATTATATAGCCGCAAGAAATGCCTTCAAGGGAATCATCTACCTGCTTATACTTCATCTTCTCCCACTTCTCTTTGGTTATCTCCACCTCAGTATCGTTATCTAGATGAACATATATCGTCTCATCAACAGTATCTATGCTGGTTATGATACCCATCGAACCATTGACATACCCATTGCCGTTTCTGGTTATTATGACCTTAGCTCCTACTTTTACTATAAGCTCATCCTCACAGGGAGCTACAGGCTTTTCCCCGAATACAGTAGCATCGAACTTAAACACCTTATTATTGATCTTATCAAGATTAGTCTTATTTATCTCATAAGCTTCTTTGTTAGTTGAGCATATAATTATAGTATTATCCATATTATCCGGATACTTGACCCTACTATCCAATATCTGTCTTGACTCATCGGTAATAACCCCACATCTTATATCCTCAAGTACGGAAAGAAGCTGAGGATCTTTTTGACGGAATACGTTCTCGAAAGTAATGACCGAGAATCCTGACGCTCTTAATGCCTTTGATGAGAAAAAGAACCGGCTCTCATAATATTTGTCGATAAAATCATCCGCCGTCACCACAGGCGGTAGTTGTGATAGATCTCCAAACATAATCAACCTAACGCCACCAAAAGGTTCCTTGCTACGCCTGCATTGTCTAAGTACGTCAGCTACCTCATCAAGTAAATCAGGCCTTACCATACTGATCTCGTCGATAACGATAGTATCAAGGTTTCTGATCTTCTTCTTCATAAACGGACTTACATCCACCTTATTAGACAACATACCTCTCTCGATAGAAGGGATATAAGGATCGTTCTTTATAGAGAAAAACGAATGGATGGTCTGCCCTCCTGCGTTCAACGCAGCCACGCCAGTTGGTGCTACGATAACGCACTTACCCAAGAACTTTACGATACGTCTCATGAACGTACTTTTACCACTACCAGCCCTACCGGTAATAAATAGATTCTCCCTAGTGGTGAAAATCTTTTTCAAGGCACGACCTTGCTCCACGTTTTTATCCACCGTCATAATATGACGAAGGAGGTCGTTTTCATTTTTAAAATCTTCTTTTACCATATCTTTTTAGGTTTATGGTACAAAGATACGAATAGTTATAATTAACTATTAAAAATAAATGTGAATAATATATAAATATTAAATTTTATATCTGATACTCAAATCATCCAGCTTTACTCATCTCGGACCCTTTTACCCCTAAAAAGACGTCTTTTATAAAATCTTCGGCGATGATTATATGCATTATCTTTCCTATGTATGATAGTCTTAGGTGTCCGATAGTTACGTTCTTCCTGTCTTTGGTATTAACTATTCCGTTGTTTTTCTTTACCTCATCATATAAATCGGATATAGTCTTACAGCACATACTAAGAACTTCTTTTATCATCCGATATACCGTTCTTTGGGATATTAGCATCATACCTTCTTTTGATAGCTTTATATTCAATCTATTCATAAGATATGACACATTGAATTTGACAGTTCTTTTTTTAGTTACCTTATATATCTTATTTATATTTCTGTTTCTAGCTGAGAATATTATTTTTGATAACATCTTAACTCTATTTAATTTACGACTTTTGTTAGCCATCCTTCTTCTGGTATTAGAATCAAGACTTTTATCAAGACAGGTATATACAGATTCTCCTTTCTTTACAAACATATCCTTTATTCTTGGGGTCTTACTAGCCTTATGCTTGTATTTTATGATATCCGATAAAGCTATCATAATCTCTCCTTCAGCCCAAGCCTTTAAGCTTATAAGCTGGTAGTTCATATCCTCATGAGAATCCATTAACACATGGCGGTAGCAGAAATAAGCGCATCCATCTGATAGGATATCAATAAAATCTTTGGTATTGATCTCTATCTGATCTCTATTCCCGCCATGCATCCTATTTCTTAGAAACACATGTTTGAATACGTTTATGATAATAAGATATATCATTGCCATCTTACATTCATCACTGATCTGAATACCTGATCCATGATACTCCTCATGTTTCAATGAATATTTTATAGCTGTCACTTTTTTGCCTTCCTTATTGGTAACAGGCTTGAAATCGACTGGGCATATAAGTGATCCAGCTGGAAGTTTTACGCATCCTAGCTCATCTTTTTTGACCTGAATATTACGTGGAGTATATCTTTCGGTAAGAATCTTATCGAAATTTGATTTCATTTTATGTAAAAGTACTATCTTTGTTCCCATAGGATGTTTTATTTGCTGCGAATATACAAGTTTCATCAATACGAAACAAGTTATTCGGATGGATGGGTAGCCTGGGAAGGTCGCCCATTTGTTGTTTATACGAAATTGTCGTAATAAAATTGGGGGGGTAAACTCCTGTGTTTGTGAAAGATCATTTTTGACACCACACTTGTTACGCGCGCGTTAATAGGTATATTTATTAAATATAATTAACTCTATAAACATATTCTACTTACTAATATCTCTATCCGTACACAGAACCTCTCCTGGCGTCGAGTTCCTGTGTACTCCACTTAAAGTCTCTATTTAATAAAACATTGCTTTTTACCGCCAAGGTATGGTGCCGTCAGGCAGGATACCGCAGGCTAAACCTGGTAGAAGCCGTATCCTATACCGGAAGCAGGGACCCCGGCAGGGGGATCGGGTGGAGCAAAAGCCAAAGAAGAAAAAGCGAGGTCTTGTGCGGTCGCTCACGCTCCGGCCGTCCGTATCTTCTACGGCAGGCCCCATCGCCCCAAGGCTTCCCATTTCCCCTTGGCTTTATATCCCATAGCTTGGGAGGAAGGAATCCAAAGGGGAAAAGGTAAGGTCGTATTCGGTCGCTCACGCTCCGGCAGGCGAATATATCTTTACCGCCGTCCATGTCAATAGCGAATCTCTGGCGGCATTGTCCGGTATGACGGCGGTAGCCTTACCTTGGGTGTCCCAGCGTGTCCCCCACCAATCTTTCCCCTTTGGATACCTTGGGCTATGTCATGGGACGATAAGAAGCCAAAAAGAAAAAAGGAGTGGTCGCATCCCGTGAGGCAGGATAAGGCTGTCCCCCGCCGTCCACGTGCGTAGCGTACGTGAACTTCACTGTCCTCGCTATTGTAGCCAGCCGTAGACATACATGACTTCGTTCGTACTACCCAACCAGCTTTCCCTTTGGATTATCGTAAATACATGCTAGTCAGCATATATTATGTTGATTATGGCATAATTTCTTGACAACGATATTTTTTTTAAGTAGTTTTGCTGAAAACTAATTTTATATGTCGGAACAGAGGAAAGCTTTCGTATTTGCGTTGCCTTACGACACTAGGCTGGATATGATCCAGCAGTTCTTAAGGATATACAACGGCTATCTGGATTCAAAGGGTAGAAGCTTGATTACCGAAAGGACGATAAACTTACTTTCTTTCTACATCAACTACGGATACTCGGATGATACCAGGGCTAAGTACATGGATTGTCATGGACAGAAGGAATCTTACGTCGCTGTCCTGAACAACGAGCTTAAACGTGGGGGTTTTCTGGTGGACAAGAAGAACGGGAACTTCCGTACCCGTGAGCTGTCTATTGAGATGAGAAGCTTACGTAACTATTTTATTCTTGACGGGGAGGGTGATGACACCCGTGTAATGGGATTCGTATTCAAGAGAAATAAGCTTGATATCGATGGGTAGAAGTCTTATTTCATTCGATAGGGATATCGTTGATGAGGTGGTAAGAAGATCTGATGGGAAGTTCACCAAACAACAGGTAGAGTGGTGCATGAAAGCATCCGTATCTTACATCCATCATCTAGCTAGGTATACTGACAATATATCTATCAGAATCCCGTTTATCGGATACGTTATATGCAATCTTCGTGAGATGCGTGTAAGGCGTGATAAGATACGCCGGATATTTGTCAAGGAAGGTAATCGTTATCCGGATGAAAGGATGCCTATTGAGCTTGGTTGTCTGGATAAGAAGATTAAGGTAATAGAGGATATGGATGGGTTAAAGAACGGAGATCCTCTTATACGTGATAACCATGAGGCCATGTATCAATGTCGGTATGGAATGACATGGGAACAATTACAGGATTTTCAACAAAAACAATTTAAGAAATAATATGCAAACAATCGGTAAAGCCCAAGTGATAGCCCAAGCTTGGGAAGACAGTTTATTGGGCAGGATTCCTAAGGATAAGAAAGATTATCCCGAATGGTATAAGAATCGTCTTGAATTATGCAAGAAATGTCCTAAGAACTCTTCTAATATCAGGTTCTTTAAATTGCCGCCTAAGGTATTATTCCATAGATTGATTGGAAGACCGGGATGCTCGTTGTGTGGTTGTTTTATCAAGGAGAAAGCTTGGATGAAGACCGAGGTATGCCCGTTGAAGTTCGTGGAAGGAGAGAAAGCCAAATGGAACGCCATGGAGGTCATAACCGCCGATCATAACGATTTTAATATCGAGTGCCCTAACGATGCATTTGATATAGGACTTACGGATGACGAGAGCGAGTTTTATCTAAATATTTTTGATCATAAAATAGGTGATAAGATAGAAATCGTGTTATTTATCACCCATAAAGATGGTTTCCATGTCAAGGAACATCATCTTGGATGTGGATGTATGGGAGACGTGTCATATAACAAACATCCTGACAATGAGAATAGAACTATATTTAGGATGACGTTAGATACCTCAAAATATACGGAAGGTCATTTTGAGAAACATCTATCTCTTATGGGTTATACTAAGGATGATCCTGAACGTAATTTCAAACATTTCCCGCTACGTATTATAGGGGAAGCTTATAAGTAAATACTATGCGAAGCCCCGTAAGAAGTAAGATAGATGATCGTATCCATGCTCTTATTGTTATGGAAGTCGGTTGCCGTGAGTTACCCGAATATTCGCTGGGTGATATACTTTACTCCGCTTTAAGGAGAGTTGCTAGGGCTAATGGTGGTAATGTACGCTTCTTGCGGGATATTAGTACCAGAGATCTATTGAGGTCTATAGACCAAAGTATTAGTGATGAGATTGAGTTAAACAGTAACGATTACAACGCGTAATGGAAGAAGATAAGGATATTAAGAAAGAGATCAGGGATTATCTTAAAGAAGAAGCAGATACTCATATAAGACATTGGCTGGCTATAAAACGTGAGAGCAAGCGTCTTTATAGTGAGATTGAGGATAGAACCAAGAAGATAGCCCTTAAATCATCCTCGTTGATAAAGGAGGATGATTTTGTCGCTCTTCATGAGATGACTCATAAGATACAGATGTTGAATATAGAGGCTGTGAAAGCTAATTCTAGGTTGATGTTTATAATCCAGTTTGCTACTAGCTTCGGTATGGATCTGGATTTCGATACGACATATGCGTTCACCGCAAAGAGCATTATGGAAGACAGAACGTCTGGATTTGTGTTTTATGATGACAAGGAACGTCTGAAATATGCTGATAAGGAGCTTGAAGATATGTTCCATGATATGAGCGTGACGGAAGTAAGTAAGATAGGGGTTGTTCAATCTTATGAGCTTCTTATGAAACAGTATAACGAATTTAAGGAAATGAAGGCCAATGCCACAGGGAAGACGAAAGCCGACGAGTAAGGACGCTGATCGGGTGAACGACAATCTTGAGGTCATAGCTAAAGCCATAAACGACGCTAAGACTTATATTGATAAACATCCTTGGGATAAGGAGAAGCCGGAGGATATGGCAAGGGCATTTGACTTCATATCAAAATTAATCGATAAGATAAATACCTGGAATGATTCTTATATGGAGAAAAGTGGGATCATGGATGTATATAGGTCTGTAAGCAATGTCCAGAAAAAGGAACGTAAGGGTCAGGTTTCTGGTGGAATCGAGTCTGTTTTAAAGGATATTATAAAATGAGTCTAAGTACGAGTCCAGAATTTTATGTAAACATGAAAAATCCTCCTGTATGGAATGATCTGTTCGGTTGGGAGGATCAGGATGACGATGTTAAGCAGTTCTTTAAGGAAGAGGCTTATAAGGTCAAGTACGGGGTGACTATCAATGGTACGTTCATCCCTCCATGGCTTTATTGGCATGTTAATTTCTTTCCCGTATTTCAGGATCTTCCAAACGGGGAACGTGTGCCAGCGATCAGTCGTTTGCGTGATAACGAATGGTTTTTCGCCGAGATGTACCAACGTGCCCGTATGGAGAAGAAAGGGTTGGGGATGTTTGGTACTCGTCGTTTTGGCAAGGCTCTTCTGGACTCGGAGCTGATATATACTCCTCATGGATCTAAGAAAATAGGATTCGCCGATATAGGAGATATCATATACGGTGATGACGGGAAGCTTACTACCATAGTGGGCGTATATCCTCAGGGATTCGTTGATACGTACAAAGTGACCTTTGAGGACGGTCGCAGCGTGGTGTGTTGCGGGCAGCACCAGTGGAAAGTCAAGTATCATGGTGATTATAAGGTTATGAGCACTATGGGTATCATCCATTCTGACTTCTCCAAAATGACTATAGATATTGGGGAGGCGGTAGATTTCCCTGAGCGGCGGTGGCTGATATCGCCCCAGCTCATGGGGTCTCTGGCCGCCTCCTCCCTTTGTGGAGCTACCGACAGGATCTTTGAGCTAAGCAAGAAGGAGATGGATGATGTCATTTATTCATCCAAAAAACAGAAAGAGTTGTTCATAGGATCGTTTATGAAGATCGCTTGCGGTATAAATACCGGTGACGATCGTTTTAAGGTCGTTTATAAAAGCGAGTATATTATATCCTTTGTAAGGAAAATATTTTGGTCTATGGGGTATTATTGTGTCATGGATGGTGATGATATGTATATATCTAAGACCCATGATAGGCTTAGGATATATGATATAGATTATTACGGTAGATATAAGGCTACTTGTATTGAGGTCGATAATAAATCGCATCAGTTTCTTACTACCAATTTTGTCGTCTCCCATAATACGACCATCATGTCATCACTTCTCCAGATGAACGCTACCATGACGATCGGCCTTAGTCATTCTGTAGTAGGATTCAGCGACAGTGATTTATCCAATATCGGCGAGTATTGTGAGTATGGTCTTGATCATGTGCATCCTTTTTTCAGGATCAACAGAACCAAGACCGACTGGAGTTCGGGAGTTACATTAGGCAAGAGGATGTCCAATGGTGTACGTGATATCCATGCCATTATCTCTATAGCCAACATCAACATGGGTAGGAAGACTTCCACGCAGAAGACGGCTGGTTTGACACCGGCTACGGCTATTTTCGACGAGGTAGGCAAAGGTCCGATAAAGAAACCTTACACGGCCGCCATGCCATCCTACGACACGCCTTATGGCTGGCGTCTCAGTCCTATCTTGGCCGGTACCGGTGGTGAGGTGGAGTTGTCTAAGGACGCTCAAGAGATGTTCTCCGATCCCGAGACATATAATCTTCTGGTCATGGACTGGGATATCCTAAACCGTAGAGCCATGAAAGGAAAAACATGGAAAGAACGGAAATGGGCGATGTTTGTTCCGGGACAAATGGCAAACTCCGGTGTCAAGGTAACTATAGGTTTGGGTGATTATTTAGGAAAACCTGATGATAAGAAGCTTAATAAGATCAAGATTGACGCCACAGACTTCGAGGCTAGCACCAATAAGCTTAATGAGGAGCGGAAGAAACTATCTACAAAGGACAGGGTAGCCTATACCTCTCATACCATGTTCTATCCTTTTACGATTGATGACTGTTTTTTAAGCTCTTCTCAAAATCTGTTCCCGGTTGAGTACGCTATCAAGCATAAGAACGATCTTCTTGAGTCGGGTCAATATAGCGGCATGCTGTGTGATGTTTTTCTTGAATCGGGCAATAAGCTTGGTACTACTAAATCTAATAAACAGCTAGCTGGTTTCCCGTTTAGTGGAGGTGTTATTGACGCTCCTGTTCAGATATTTGAGATGCCTCAATCTAATAGGTTTGATGATTTTATATACGTAAGCTCGCTCGATCCGTATAAGCAAGCGAAGTCTGATACCCCTTCATTAGGAGCTTTTTATGTATTCAAAAGGCGTGTTGGTATTCGAGATCCTTATGCCTATAGAATAGTGGCTTCATACGTATCCCGCCCATCATCCATAGATCAGTTTTGCCGTACTTGTGAGGTGCTTCAGAAGGGATATGGTGCTATATGTCTTATGGAGAACGCTGACCAGATGTATGAGCAGTATCTTAATCGGAAGAGTGGTATGCCGGCATCTTTCTTCCTGTTTGCTGGTGAGGCAATAGCCAATAAGTATGTGAAGGCCGGCTCCCGGCAGAATAGCAAGTTAGGTCTATACCCTACCCCCGGTAACCAGAACCTGCTATTCTCGTGTGTCGTGGATTACTGTTGGCAGGATTTCGTTATCGGATATGACGATAATACCGGTCTTGATATAACGGTGAAGGGCATTGAGTTGATCGATGACATAGCTCTACTGGATGAAATAATACAGTACAAGCCCGGATTGAACGTCGATAGAATTATATCGTTTGGTCATGCTTTAGCTTTAGCTAGGTATTTTGACGATAACAATTACATGCCTAAATCGAAGATCGAGGAGATGAATAACGCCCGTAAGGAAGACGCTTATAAGCACCATGAGATATATGCCTCTGCCTTTGGATCGGTATCTATAGGTGCGTTTCGGTAGTTTAGTGTTGCTTAATAACTTATCTTTGCTAAAAACAAATTAGATTGACATGGAGATTTTCAATAGAGATCATTCGTTTCCTGCAAAAGGGGCGCTATTAGGATTACCTCCTCAGGCTATTTCCACGAAGAAAAAGAACAGGAAATGGAAAGAGGATTGTATGGACGCTCTTGAGGTGATAGGATTAAAACAATATGATCGTAACCAAATGTACCGTGACTATTATCTGATGGCGGATGGTAAGTTATCTTTTATGGAGATGGCGGATGTTATCCCACAGTTAAGGAACGTACAGAAGTTAAGGAGTGATATAAGGATACCCTCTTTCTTGAAGCATTATGATATCATAGGTGGTATCGTAAACGCCTTTGAGGGATGGTTGACGAACCTACAGGATAAATATACTGTTAACGAGGTAGGGGATCTGGCTATAAGCGAGTACGAGGATACGATGTCCAACTTACTTCACCGCCATATCCAAGAACAGTGGGATATTATAGTCAACCAACGTCTTGTTGAGGCCGGGCTTGATCCTACATACAATGAGTTTAATTCCGAGGAGGAACGTCAGGCTTACGCCCAGCAAATCCAGCAGGCCAAGGCGTCTATGACCCCTGACGATATCCAGAGGTTCATGAGCACCAGATGGAAGACGCAGGCGGCTGTATGGGGAGATCATACGATCGAGGCTGATCGTAGCAGGTTTTATATGGATGAGCTTGACAGGGAGAATTTCCGGGATCGTCTTCTTAGCGGAAAGATGTTTCGTAATCATTTCGTCGGTTTTGATTACTATCGACCGGAGGTGTGGAGTCCGATGGAGGTGTTCCATCCTGATGTAAAATATCCGCAATATGGATCTTATGTAGGCCGTCTTCATTATTATGAGGGTGTTGAGTTGATATCAAAATACGGCCATAAGATGACGGCCAAGGATAAACGCCGGATTATGGGCGGTGATGATGATTACGAGGGATGGGTATCCAATGACGGTGCTAGGTATGATTGGAAGAAAAAGAAGCCGTCTATTACCGGTATGTATGAGAATGAGGTTATTCCATGGAAAGGATACCATGACTATGAGTCTATAGTCGCCGCTGAGGACTATTATGGTGTTCCTATGGGAGAGTACCATACCTTCGGGCCGGACGGAGAGGAACACACCCAGCCCCGCTTCTTGCCCCGCTTCCATCCCTTTGGCTATTTTAACTCTGACATGTCCAATGGAAAGAGATATGAGATAGATTCCCGTCTTTTTAGAGTCATGGAAGGATATTGGGTGTCCATGAAACCGGTATTTCTAATAACTTACATGACGGAGACCGGTATGGTAGATCAGGAGCTTGTTACCGACGAGCTATTACCTGAGTTTTTGGAGAAGAACGGGATAAAGAAGGTGAAGAGGGTGATGGCAGAAGCCGTTGGCGATCCTGAGGTTAATACCTATATCTTGGAGTATGCGCCTGAGGTTAGGTTTGGAGTTAAGATTACTGGAGGTAATTTAATGGATAAACCTATATATATAGGGGGAGATCCAATACCTCATCAGATACATGGTGACAGCAGTCTATATGATTATGCCATTCCGGTATCTGGATTCATAGGGTCAAGCCTTGCCGATCGCATACAGCCGTTCCAGATGATGTATAATCTTGCTATGAACCAGCTATACAATAACGCAGAGAAGGAGATCGGTAAGTTCTTCTTAGGCGACTTAGGATTCCTGCCTACGGAATATAAGGATATGATGGACAAGAAAGGGGCTTTGGCTACTTTCATGCAGATCGTTAAGTCTGTCTCGTTTATGGGTGTAGGTGGTAATGACACGAACAATCCTTACCAGAATCCGCAGATGAGTAGCATATATAACCAGTTTGGTGTATATGATCTTACTAATACGGATCAGATAAGATCCCGTATGGAAATGGCGTCTTACGCCTATATGATGGCTTATAGGATGATAGGTATATCCGAGCAAGCGATGGGTCAGTCAACTAGATACGAGAGTTCTACGGGCGTAAAACAGGGAGTTAACGCCACTATGTTACAGACTCAGACTTACTTCAATGATTTCGATGACTTCAAGAAACGGACATTGGATATTCATCTTGCGGTAGCTCAAGTATGTCAGAAGGAAGGATACGATTGGACCGTGATGTACAGGAACAGCGATCTGTCCTTGGCTTACATCAGTCTTACGGATAATAGCTTGTCGTTACGTCATCTTAATGTTATGGCTGTCTCTAATTCCAAGAAACGTCTGGAATTGGAGAATTTGAAACAATATATATTACAGACAAATACGTTAGGTAATGACTTACTTGATATCACTAGGATGATGAGCGCCAACTCAACGGCTGAGATGAATCAGATCGGAAGGGATGCTAGATCTTACGCCGATCGTGTAAGGCAGGAAGAATACCAGAATCAACAGCGACTTGTCCAGCAGCAAGCTGAGGCCGATCAACAGGCTCGTAATGATGAGCATGAGAAGGATAAGGAGCTGGCTTATATCAAGGGCAACTTCGACTTAAGGGGTAAGAGCATAATGGCCGCCGGTCAAGCGGCTAGGACCGAGAACAACTCTGAAGGCATGGATTATGTCGAGGCTATGGCTGATAGGGCTTTAAAGGAAAGGGATCTTGATATCAAGGAAGAGGAGATGAGAACCAGACAGGCTAACGCCGAGGCTGAGCGAAGATCTCGTGAGGAGATAGAGAAAAGGAAGTTGGAATTAAAGGAAAAGGAGATAGATGCTAGGAACAAACGTTCTGATACAGATAGGTTTACGTCAATAATAAACAAGAATTGATTACAAGTTTTGTAAATATTTTTACAAAATCTGTAATCATTTTGGCGTAAAATTCTGTCATATACTATAATGGGTTTGATTTAATTGGTAATTGGATTAATAATACTTTTGTAAAAAGCAAAAAAGGAAATTGTATGAATGACATGGGTGATTTCGCTAAGGGTTTTAAGACCATGAGTGTCGAGGAACTTTTTTACCGTGGTGACGGTGATGGCGATAAGAATAATATCGAGGGTAAATATGATAAGGATGGTAATCCTATAGGTGATACCAAGGAAGAGCCTGCCGACGGCGGAGCGGCTGACGGTGGCGGGGATAAGGGCGGCGATGCTGCAACCCCAGACCCTGATTCCCTTGGCGAAGGCGGTACTGATAATAATAACGTGGTATCAGTGTTTAACGGAAAATCTTTCTTGGAGAAGATGGCTGCCAGAGGTATCATCGACAGTATCGATAACCTTGATATTATGGTAGATGATAAGCCAGTCGATCTTTCTACTATCACAAAAGAAGATGATTTACTTGATATAGTGGAGGGATTGATCAAGGACAAGGCTGATGAGTTGTTGAAAGACAAGGTTGATACCGGCTCGATGTCTGATTTCATGAAGAAGATGATAGAGGTGGATAAGGCCGGTGGTAACGTTGGCCAACTATTAAGCCAATATCAGAGTATTCAGGCTCCGTTGGATAACCTTGATATGAGCAATAAGAATGATCAGCTTGCGGTCATCCAGCATTATTATAAGATGTTAGGTATGCCGGAAGACGAGATAAAGGATAATATGGAGATGATGATTGGCAAGGGTGATGAGTTCATTGAGTCCAAGGCCAATAAGTTCCATGATATCCTGAAAAAGGAGATGGATAACCTTGTCGAGGAGGAGAAGAAAAAATCCGAGAAAAGGAGACAGGAGTTAGTTGAGCAGATGAAGATCTATAAGAAAGGTCTTAAGACGTCTATAAGCTCAGGATTCCAGTTGACTGACACGATGATAGGTAAGGCTGTCGATTTCGTTACCAAGCCGATAGACAATCAAGGTCATACGGCTATAGATAAAGCTTATTCGGAGGCTATCAAGAATCCGGACATGGCCGCTGATTTGGCTTTGTTCTTGATGAATAAGGACGAGTTCCTTAAACAGAAGACTAACAAGGCTAAGATGGAGGTCAATAAGAAGACCATCACTCTTCTTTCTGGCAATAAGGGAGGAAAGCAGAATAAAAATAATATCGATAATGATACTATAGAGGCTAACTTCCTTGATCTGAGTGGATCAAAGAGTGTATAACATTAAAAGATAGATAATTATGAACCCTTTTTTGACAAAAAGTTTACCGGCTACTGTGAATGGTGATAATGTAATCGCCTTCACCGATGCCAAGAACTATAAGACTTCGCTTGTAGAGCATAACTTAGGCTCATTGGCGAGCTGGTATTATGAGGATCCGGATAAGAATCATTTGGGTCTGTTGAACTTGTTCTCTAATATCGCTAACTATCCTGTCCCGATGTATATGGGTATGATTAATAACGGCGCTACGATCTCTGTTAACGGTATTGGAGCCTCTTTCCGTTATGATTTACCTGTTACAAAAACATTCGCTGTCGTTACGGCAGAGGATACATCAGGTCACCACCTGAAACCTGGTATTGATGGTAGCTTGTTTGATATCGTTTTGAACACATCTGAGTTTACGGCTTATGATGTTATTACCTACGATGCTGCTAACGGTTGTAATATCCTTATCTCAGGTGAGATCCCGTCTAAGACAGAAGGTGACTTGACACGTTATTGGTGTCATGTTATTGGTGGTAAGGCTAAATACTTCCCCAAAGAGAAATTACGTCCGGGTATCCGCTACTGGAAGATCGGTCATGCTCTTGGTGAGTACAGCACTCAGTTCTCTAAAGTATCTGGAGCTGACAAGGCCGGTTCTATGACTTGTGAGTTCCGTTTAGGGAACCACCGTGGTGTTGAGGGTGAGACAACTATGTACGCTGGTATGAAGTCCATGCAGGCCGCTCAGAATAGCACTTCAGAGTTCGTGGAGACCGCTCTTCGTCGTATGAATGCTATGAGAAGCGAGTATGAGGGCAATATTCCTGATTTGGCTATTATCGGTAAGACTGTTAATGGTAGACTTGATTTGCGTACGGCTAAGGTAGCGTCCACGCTGGAGGTATTCTGTATGGCTGAGTTGGTTAAGCTGGAAGCTAGACAGTTGATGTGGCAAGAAGGTGGTATTATCATGGATCAAAATGGTCCTATCCATTTGAATGAGGGTATCTACCGTCAGCTTCGCCGTGGTTACACTATCTACTATAGCCGTCCGATGGGTATTACTAAGGACACGCTTATGGCTGCCGCATCTTATATTTTCCGTGGACGTCAGGATCTTCCTATTACGGAACGTAAGATTAAGTTCAAGGTAGGAGCTATGGCTATGATCAATTTAGAGAAGTTGATCAGGGAATCGTTCTTCACTACCTTGCAGAACTTAAGCTGGGGTATGGGAAGCGATAGGATGTTGCCTTCTAACCCTATCTCTGGTACTAATGACGCCATGATCTTAGGTCCGGTTCAGGTTAAGGGAGCTTTCATCCCGGGCATCGGTAATGTTGAGTTCGAGCACGATCCTTCTTTGGATTACGCTGACATGACAGATCGTAGCGAGTTAGTGAATGGCATGTATCCTAGATCTTCTTATTCTTGTATTATCGAGAATATCACTGACGCTGGATCAACTAACGCATATTCCGCTATTCCTAATACGGCTAACGCTAAGTTAGGTAATATGAATAACAACGTATTCTATATCAAGCCAGAAGGTGTAAGTATGTGGTGGGGCTATGAGTACGGTCGTTGGGCGCACAAAGCCAACGGTAATGAGATCGTATCATCCTTGCCGGGCATGAAAGAACAATTCTGGTGCCACTCCGCTTCCGCAGCATGGGTTATGGATAACAGTAAGTTCTTGATTATCGAGCTTCAACCGAACTACTTCGGCTAATTTTTTTCATATATGTAATTTGGTTTTTAGAGGGGAGGATATTCCTCTCCTCTTTTTTTAAAGTAACGCAAAAAGGAAATGAAAGAAATTTTAAAATCAAGGAAGGTATTGGCCGAGGTAAACGGTTTCAATATCATGTCAGATACCTTATATGAGGTTGTAGGCAAACACGATGGAAGTGCTCCTCAGGCCTTTCAAGACGCTAATATAGCTAAAGCTCCGTTCCCGGAGAACGCCACTCACGTATGTTGCCCTTGGGATGATTTCTCCAAGGCCTATAACACCGGTTTTTATCCAAGATCAAGATGCTATAATGGTCTTGACAAGAATGAGATCGATAAGCTCGTCAAACAGCGGGTAGATAATATCATGAAGCCTTTCGAGGAAATGTCGCAGATGGATCTATCTCAAACCAATTTAGAATTTTGGGATGACGCTAAGGATAAGATATTCATGGGTAAGGTCTATAACACGGCTAATACCGTTGAGTTATTTTATTTATATCTGGCTGTATTTTCCGGCATGTTGACTCCTCAGGAAATGGATGGCGATCCTGTCTTCATGAACTCCATGTTCTGTTTCGTGGAGAAAGACAATATGAAGGATTTCGTTCAGCAGCGTGAGATCAATAAGATGAACATCAGCTATAAGTTTATCAGCGCCCTTAAGAAAGGCGGCGACGATCGTCAGGCTGTCATCGATCTTCTTCTTTACATCGGTATCGTAACTCGCCCGGATTTCACGGAGGATGAGTATTATACAGGATCTCTATCAAACTGGATGAATGAGAAGAAGACCAATGTCGATTATCTGCTTGATATCTGGGATCGGTCATTGGAAGGTGATTTCAAGGAAGTTCTTGAGTTTTACCGTATCGTAAACGTCCTTCAACGAAATGGTCGTATCAATATGACTCCATCCGGATTACAATATAATGGCCAGATCATAGGACCTGACGTTCGGACATCCGCTGAGTTCTTGGCTACCAAGAAAGACTTTATTAACATAAAGGCTAATGTATTGGATGAGTATGAGGAGATCATGTCTATGTCTAATATCGATGATAAGTCCAAGACCAAGAAGGTTAAGGATATTAAGAAGAAGGATGACGTAGAGGAAGGTGATAAGATTAAGGAGGAATAACGATGACAATCCAAGAAGCGTATCTAAGGTCTTTGCAGAAGAACGAGCAGAATCTTGCCAATGGCGGGATTAAGCTTGATCCGGGAAGGTTCGTGTTGTTGTTTAACGAGGCCCAAGACCGGTTAGTTAAGTACTATCTAAATAGGAAGGATGACGAGACTATACGCTCCATCCAAAACCTTCTTGTTTATTGGATGTCGTTGGATAATGCGGGTAGGATGGATGACCCTGAGTCTACGTCCTTTAACTTACCTGACGACTATCTATGGTTCTCTAACATAAAAGGAGTTTTCTCATACAAAGGGTGTGAGGCCACTGATTTCGTTATGTGGGAGGCTAAGAACGAGAATATCCATGAGCTTCTTGGAGACGAGAATAACCGTCCTTCTTACGACTACCGTGAGACATTCTACTCCATAGGGAACGGGAAGGTCGTGGTCTACGAGTCAGGCTTCCGTACCGAGGAGGTTAAGATGACGTACTACCGCCGTCCTGTCAGGGTGGACCTGTCGGGGTATATCAACGCCGCCGGTATCCAATCCACGGACATCGACCCGGAGCTGCCCGATTATCTTGTGGAGGAGATTCTGGATATGGTAGCTAAACAATTCAACCTTAATGAGAATTAATTGTATAGATATAGAATGGATAAGGATAATGTCTGTCTCTTATACACATCTCCGAGCCCACGAGACCGGAGCCTATCT